ATTATTTTCCCGGCCCTATTCCTTGGGAAAGGTGCTGATGTATCGGCAATCCAAGATCGTGAGGAACTTACCCGACTGCGCGACACCATCAATACATTACTGGAAAAGTTTGAGGTCCCAGCATGAATGATGCACAGCAGATATTAGAATTCAAGGAATTGCACCTGCGATGTGATAAGCTCACTCAGGCGGTCAATACCCTAACATCAGCTACATCCTCTCACATCCTAACAATCCGGGCCTATGAGAATATTATCAACGGTAGTTGGATTCTCACCCGCTGGTTCGCCCAATGGAAGATCGAGGCCGAAAAGGTTAAGATCAATGATCTCGAAGCCGAACTCCGCAATATTGAAATGCGGCAGCAGGAGCGAGCTCTCCGTGAGGTAGAGGAGCAGATTAAAACCAAGGCCGCTGAAAAAGATCGCGCTACACTCACTGGGAAGCGCGAAAAACAGTTCAAGAAAATGGTGCGGAAGGGAGAGGCTGAATAATGGCGAAGAAAAATAGAGGCAAGGCCAATAAAAACTATGTATCAATTGTCATCGATGGGGACTATCCAGAAATGTGGGTGCCGGAATTCCTGAGAGCACCACTACGGCTGAAACGATTCTGGTACATCCGGCTCAAGGATTTAGTAGTGGCAATCTGGCGGGTACTCACAAAGCCGTTCAGGGGAAAACCGGCTCTGGAGATCACACCGGAAGTAGGTGTGAAATGATGGAAGAACGCCTCGCCAACGAAACCCAGTTTATGGTCACTGACGACCATCTATCAGCTTTGGACGTTAAAGATGATACTGTGCTACTGGTCCGGGTGCCAATGGAGATGAGCAAGGAAGAGGGGAAATATACCCTAGATTTAATCAGGCAAGTTGTCCATGAAAAAACCGGCCACGATCCGGGGATACTTATGGTGGCCCGTGATTGTGATCTGGCCCAATTGGACATCGAGACACTGGATAAGCTCAAGGCTGAGATCGATGCCACACTCCAGTACCATTACAGTAAAATAGGGGGAGACGGGGGTAGCTGAGATGCCAACCAACGTCGTCAAAAACGAACGTGATGAGCACCTGTGGAATAAGGCGAAGGGAATTGCCCGGAAAACGAAATCCGAAGGCTCCGACGAATTCTATGCTTACACGATGGGCATCTACCAACAGATGAAGGGGAAGAAAGCCATGCAACCCATATTACTCAAAGCTCATGTTAAGGCTCACCAGCGCCGCCAAGCGGGTAAGGTGGTCAATGTCAGGGAGCATGAAGACAGCCGCCAGAAGAGGCGAGCCGCCGATAATAAATATGCGCTGGCTGTGGCTCACACTATCCAGAAGCAAATTGGTAGGCAAGCCCTGTACATGATCGGTGCCAAAGGCTACGGAGCCGGGACCCATGAGAACGGCGATGCCTATCTCCAATTCAGGATTGGCCGGAACTCCAGCAGCATCCACATGATCAGGATCACCCTAAATGCGGTGGATACCTACGATGTGGAATTTGGACGGATCACCAAAGGACCAACGTACAAAAAGGTCACTGACGCCAAGGGTATCTATAACGATATGCTCACGGATGTCATTGAGATGCACACCGGAATGGCTACCAGTCTGGGGACTATGGGCAAAGCAATGATGTTATTGCGGAAGGGCAAGGTTGTAGCGCACATCCGTCATTACAAAAGCGGTAAAACTGGCACTGTCCGGGAGCACACCGATAGCCGGACTAAGAAGCAAAAAGATGGCCTGAAACGTCAATGGATTGCGTCCGTCCTATCCAATGACGAGAGCTCATCAGACGCCGAAATAATAGATCATTTCAAATACACCGGCAAGATGACCAACGCTGAGGCGAAGCACTATGTTAATCAACGGAGCCACTTTCTGAGAGAAGCACTGCCCAAGGAATCCGACTTGAAGCCATTCACAGGGAAACCGGCACAGGTCCGGGAATATAAAGTATCCCACGGGGGAGACTACTACGTCACAACACACTTGGACCTTAAAGGGCGGGGAATCAGACAGTCAGGGGATGGCAGTGATCACCGGCTCGGGCTGAAAACCTATAGTGTCACCGAGGCAGCACTTAAAAAGATACAGCAGCAGCACGGGGAATTTCAGTATAATAATACGGGAGAATCCTTAACCCATGACGAGCAACGGCGCAAAGATAAGGCGCTAATAACAGCCCGAGAAAAAGCGGATATTGGTCACGCTGAATCCCAAAAAGCTGCCCAGCAGCTCACAGCCAGAAAGGCTATCAATAGCCTGAAGGAAAAACGGAACCGGATCGGTGATAAAGAATCTGGGAAGAGAAAACTACTCCAGACCAGAATTGATAACATGGAATCCGAATACAAGAAAAAGTACACCGGTGATCGTCCCGGAGTATGGGACTATGAATACGGTCATTATGGATCGATTTATCTCACGACCAATATCGAATTGAAAGGCCGGGGTATTAAAAAAACCGATACAACCGGCGATGGATTCAATATCTATAAGGTATCCGATCTGGCATTCGAGCTGCTAAAAAAGAAGCATGGCACACCCCGATTCACGAAGTCAATGGAGTCAGATATGAATGGCCTCGAAAATTACCCCCTGCTGGCAAAGGCAGTCGGCACGGTCAAGCAGCATCAACGCCGGACCAAATCAGGGAAGATCACAACCGTCCGGGAACATCAAACCCAGCACCGAGGACAGGAAAATAAAATCCCCCTCGAGGATAGGGTAGGAATGCGAAAATGGGCCAATGAGTACATCCAGCAATTCAAGGCTGGTAACAAAAAAGGTGCTGCGGATACGCTCACCAATCTCCATAAGAAGGGGGAAGAATTTGGCTTAACTCCAGCACAAACAGAGGGCTATCTTGGACTCAAGGAATTCAGAGCGGCATACACATCAGCTAAGAAATCAATGGAGAGCGGAACAATGAATGATCTCGATAAATACCCCCTACTGCAAAAAGCAGTCGGGACAGTCAAGCAACATCAGCGCCGGACCAAATCAGGAACGATTACAACCGTCCGGGAACATCAAAAGACTCGGAAACCGGGTCAGCGTGGATTCGTGTCAGCCCATCAATACGGGGGGACACATCATTTTGTAGAGATGGCTGAGCACCATAAAGCCAGAATGGAGCATCACGACGAGCGGCTAAAAAGGCATAAAAAAGGTTCATCCAAATATGAACATCACTATGAAAGGTCGGCTCACCATGAAAGCAAATGGGAGGGGCATAGGGCCGATGCAGGTCTCCCGACCAAGGCAGATCGAAAAAAGAATCCTGAAAGGGCTGCCGCCAAAGAAGCAGCTATGATTGAAGCCGCTCGGAAACAGCCCGCAAAGAAATCCATCGACATGAATCAATATCCAGTCCTTCAAAAAGCGGTCGAGGTTGGCAAGCTTTCCAAGTCTCTCGAATTCACGAAGAGCGGGAAGGATATTATATTTGCCACACGCTGCAAAATTGGTGAATGTCAGGGCGATCTCCTGCGAGGGTTAGCTGAATGGCGGGCCGGGCTAAAGCCGACGCCAACCGATAATAATGAAATGGCACCCGACATGGCGGCATCTGTGGAGACAGACGCGAAGCCACCCGTAGAGCCGTACAGGCTTCGCAACCTACGCCAGAGGATCGAGAAGCTGGATAGGATCGCCCGGAATCTGGACCCGAAAAAGAAGTACAAACTGTCGGAGTATGATCTCCATGAGTACGGGCTGTAGTGAATAATTCTACCCCAAACGGCGACCGGTTCTGCCTGAGTGCAGAGGGGGATGTCTATTTAGGCGTCCCCTTAGCTGGAGTGCCGGATGTCCATGATCTGATTATATCTGGACAACTGGAAAAAGCTTTGAGTGTGAGTGCTTCCAAGGGCGGAGGGGATAGGGACGGGGTGCGGGGTGATAACCGTATTCCGCCTATCCCCCAAATTTTACTGAAGTCGAAAACATGGAGCGGGCATCCTATCCGCAAACGTCTGACTTTCAGGGGTCTGAAAATTTCCATAGAGAATCCCGCCGGGACCTATCGAACTGGGAAAGACCCCGACGGGAACGAATGGCGAAGCCTGCTCCATTTCGATTATGGCTACATCCGGGGGACTACTGGAGTTGATAAAGATCATGTAGACTGCTTTATGGGTCCCGAGCCGAATGCTCCAAAGGTGTACGTGATCCATCAAAGGAATGTGAAAACCGGCAAGTATGATGAAGACAAGTGCATGTTGGGCTGGAGATCGAGAGAGCAGGCCATTGAGGATTATCTAAAGAATTATGACCGCCGCGATATGTTTATGAGCTGCACCACCATGACCTTCGATAAGTTCAAGCCGAAGGTACTGGCGACGGCGAATAAGCCCCAGATGATCAAGGCCAAGATTAAAACCCATCTCCGGCACACGAAATCTGGTAAGATTACAACTGTCCGTGAGCATCAGGACAGCCGGACCAAAAAAGGTAAGTCCCGTAAAATCAAGGGAATGTCCTTCGTAAAAGTCGGAGCCATGCCAACCGGGTCAATTAAAGTACCGGGAACCAAGATCACGAAGGCTGGAGATATAGCCGCGATATTTAAAAGTATGCGGGATGACGCACGGGAAAAATACTGGGTAGTTGGCACGGATAAGGATGATAAACTCATATCAGTCGAACTGCATAGCATGGGCGGCATAACCGATTCAACAGTTGATCCACGGGTGATCCTCAGCGTATTGAGAGCCAATAAGGCAAAGAAGTATTGGGGAATTCACAATCACCCATCAGGCAGCCCTAATCCCTCACGGGACGACTATGCCATCACTGACAGGATAAAAGCCTTCGCCAAGAAATTCGGGATTGAACATCAGGGCGATGTTATCATTCATGGTGGCAAGCTAACCTTCACCACATTTGAGCCATACATTGACAGGGCTAAAGACGATTACGTCCCAACGCAAAAACGTAGCTGGGTTGAGCATCCCATTTCCGAAATCAAGGTGACAAGCCGAGAATCAGCTCCTTCAGGTATGCCAGATATGGCGGTCACTTCAGCCCAAGACGCTGCTCGGTTAGGGAAATGGATACAAGCCGAGCATGGGAAGGGGGTCTGGGGGATCACCCTAAACGGGCAGAATAATGTCACGGGATTTTTTCTACTGGGAGATAATCACCTGAATCTCAGTGCCACCCAGACGAAGTACAGCAAGGCCCTAATGAAGCACATGCTCGATACAGGGTCCGTGAATTGCATCACGGTGGGATCACATCCCAGCGCCCGAGATGCACACGCCTATCGAGAAACGGCTGAGAAATATTTCAAACCATCAGGATACCAGTTACTCGATGCAGTATTCGAGACAGGGCAGGGCTATTACAGTGCTCGGGGTATGACCTATACCGGAGTCCAGAAATCCATAATAATTATGGGCAGGACCAAAGCAGGCGCACGATGAAATTGTCAACCAAAGCCAAGCGTGAGCGGGCTAAAAAACGAGAGGCTGCAAAGCTGGCTGCTATCAAGAAACACCGGCAACATATAACCGTTGGGGTTATGTTGGCAGGCGCGATTATCACGGTCAGAGTATTTATGCCGGATGCAATTCATGTGGCCGCCGATGAAGTCAAGACGGTTACGCAAGTAGTTACGAATATGGCAAAAGATAGCGGCACTGCGCTGCTGGCATTAACAGGACTGGGATATATACTGAAGGAATTATGGAAGGCGTTCAAATCTTAATCAAGTCGAGACTCAGGAAGAGTGCTACCGGCACAATGAAGCCCGGTCATAAATACACCAAGCGAATCGGTGCGCCCGGCCATTACCAGTACGAATATCCAGAGGACCTTTTCGGCGGGAAGCAGCTTGTCAAGGTCGAGGCGAAAACCAGTAAGGCTCAGGTGCCGGTTGGCGCGATCCACCGCGATCCTACCCAGCCACGGGAGCACTTCGATGAAGGCAAATTGAAGGAGCTGGCCGCCAGTATTAAAAAAATAGGACTACTACAGGATATTGTAATCCGGCCACACCCGGACCTTAAAGGCGACTACATGCTGATCGCAGGGGAGCGGCGCTGGAGAGCCATGCAGATCGCAGGGGTTGAAATCGCCAATGCGAAGGTTTATCACATTACCGACGAGAAAGAAATTGCTGAGATTCAGGTGGCGGAGAATGTTGGCCGTGAGGAAATGAATCCGATGGAAGAGGCCACAGCCTATCAAAAGTTGGTTGACACCGGCGCAACGGCGGACGATATAGCTGAGGCGGTTGGCACATCCAAAGTGACGGTTGAGCGGCGCATATCATTCCTGAGCCTGATCCCCCAGTTGCAGGAGATGGTGAGGCATGGCTCAATGACAGTACGCCGGGCGGAAATCATATCCACCGCAAACCTTAAACCAGCTTACCAGCAGAATATTATCAAGCGGCTGAATATGGGAAAAATCTCCACTGAAGCGTTACGGGGGATGGTTGGCCGCTATCAAAGTTCACAGACCCAGACCGGGCTATTTAGCATCGAGGGTAACACCATCGGCCAGCGGATCACAAAGCAGCGCAGGAATTCACTGGAGCGCGACCTTGGGAAATTACTGGATGACTTCGGAAGCCTAATGGATCGAGTAAGCGAAAAGAACGGCGCGAAGATCATTCCTGCACTAGCGAAGGAAAAAGGCAAGCTGGCCGTCACTGCCCGCAAGGTGGCTCTCATCAATGAAGAGATGAAGAAACTGGACCGGGAAATGCAATTCGCTCAGAAGTTTTTCGAGAGTGGCGGCACCATTGACGGCTACCTGAATGCCAAGGGGATTAAGGGGAAACGCCGCCGCCGGAAAGCTCGCAAATCATTGGAGACCATAATTAAAGTTGGAGCCGCAGCATGAGTCAAGTCAAAGGACATGCACGTAAGCTGAGATCAGGATTGATGATCCGGGTATCATCCTATAACCGGGCAGCGCAACAGGTCCGACAGGCGGCCATGAATACCGGTATCAGTGCTCACCGCAAATGGGCGAATGCCTGTGAAACCAAGCAGGAGTTGCAGAAGAAATTGGCACTGGCCCAGCAGAGCGCCAAGATGGTGGGATCATCGTTTATCTGGCTGAAGCCACACATGAACGGTAGCGAACAGTCGATGCAGCAGTGGTCAGTATATGACAGTGCCATGGCTCCGAAATGGGCCAAGGATGAGTATAAGGCATTCTGGAAGAAAGCCGCCGGTATCTATCAGGAGAAACTAAAGAATTTTGGGAAGTCGATCTCAATGGTCCCCGATCTACAAAAGGGCAGAACAGCAAACCTCAATCTCAATAAAGTCGGCCCTCTATTGGTGGCTCGGGGATCATCGATTATGCGGAAGGGCTGCTACTATTCGATGCACAAGGATCATACTTGTAAGGGGGGTGAGTTCTATCTCACGCATCCCAAATCGAAAAAGAAATACAGGGTAAAAGCTGGGCGGCACGGAAATCCGCAGGAGATGGAAAAGAGCTGGAGTGCAAATATCATGCGCCAGCATCCCGGTGCTCGCTGGGTTACGATCACGGATGCCAGCAGTCCTCTACATGGCCGCCATATCCTGATAATGCCTCATGCCAACGGGACCGCCTCAATAGTCTGGGCACCAGAGCAATCAGGTCTCACCCACAAAATCCTACAGCCGAAGAAAAAAGAGGCTGACACCGAAGAGGCCAAGCTGGCACGGGAAAAATCCAAACAGGCGAAGGAAGACGCCCGTGCGAAACGCCGGGAAGAGATGGCCGAAGAAGATGTTGAAAAACTCGCAACTCGCAAGGAAGAGGTAGGTGCGAAGCGCACTGAGGCCAAGGGGAAACTACATGAAATGGTTCGGGAAAAAGCTGGCGTCGAAACTGAAGTCACTGCCAAGGAACGGGCGGCCATCGAGAAAAGAATTGAGAAGATGTCCAAGCCCGAGCAGCGGGGGGAGCGACTGAAGGAAATCAACAAGATTGCCAATGAACGCCGCCGGGCATTGAATAGCATCATCGAGGATGCCAAAAAGGTCATGTTGGGGGATGAGGTTGGTATCGATGACCAGCACGATGCCGAGAAGAAACGTATTGCTCAGGTGATCCGGGAGAATGCAGAAGAATTCCTGAAAGCCCATTATGCCATCAAGGGGCATGAGCGGGAGTTGAAGGTCATTAATAAGCAGCTCCGTACCGGCATGGTAACACACGCTGGCTCAGACATTGTAGGAGTCTCTGATATTACCAGTGCGGACCTAATGCGGATGGTCGAGGATGAGAAAGCATTGCGGGATGAGATTGCCGCTCACTATACCCTGATTGTCAACACCCGTGGCGGGATCGATCAGAATGGTAAGGAAATTGAGAGCAAAGGTGCTGAGCGGAAGGATATGGATAAGATGATCGCTCAGGGATCAATCGAAGCCATCAACGGCATCACCGGCGAAATGGCTGGCACCAGTATCATCAATGAAGACTTTATGAATGAACTTGGCGCAGCTAACGCCGCCATACTGGCAGACTACTATCTACGGAATACTCTAGGGGAAGAGGATTACGCCGGATCGGTTGGCCGCTATCAGAAATACATTGAGGACAAGGGTAATGAGATTGCCCTCGATGCCGTCAATAAAGGTGATAAGTATCTCGAGCGAGCGCAGCACGTCACGAAATTTGCCAAGGGCAAGGATATGCTATTCGCTACCCGTCAGCAGGGATCAGCCGCCAAGCTGGCTTATGTAAATCGGGCATACCTCGCGTATGGTCAAGCCGAAGGTGGTCTGCACATGGCCGCCGAGCTCCTGTACCAATTTCAGAGCCACAAAAAGGACCTGACAATCAAGAGCTCGAATCGACAGGCATTAAATGCCAAGATCGATAAACTGGGATTAAATAAGGGTGATGTCAACATCGAGCGCCACGGCCACGGCGATTATACGATGATCATCAAAGCGAAGGCATACGAAAAACTAATCAATGAAAAAGTCGTGGCTCAATTCAAGGAACTAGGAAGGGAGCCGAGTCCCCAGAGCATTAAGAGTCTCCGTGAAAATGAGCAGGACTGGCTACCCACCGGCATCAAGCCCTATATCGAAAATGCCGATGGCACCATGACCAAGATCATACCGACACCCGAGCAACAGGCCGCCGCCCGATTTATCGGACTCCAGAAAAAGGTCTATTTGAATTTCGAGGCGGGAACCGGGAAATCGCTGGCGTATCTCCTTCAGAAAGCACACCTTGAAGAGACCACCGGTAAACCGGTGAAAACAGTTATTGCCATGCCTAAAAAGTTGATGCCCAATTTCGCTGAGGAAGTGGAGAAGTTTTCCGATTATAAAGTGGTGCAAGTAGATTACGCCGATAAATCGAAACGCGCCGAAGCCTACAAGGCGGACCCCTCTTATATTGTGCTGGTGAATAAGGAAAAATTCTACTTCGATCACGATCTGGTTAAAGACGCTGGCTTCGATATGGTGGTGGCTGATGAGGGGCATAAGATCACCCAACGGGATGTTGCCGGAACTAAAGGTCCCGAAACTGGCAGTCAAATGAGCCGTGGGTTAGCGAAGATCGCCAAGGAAGTACCGTACTATGTAACGGGGTCCGGGACCCCCACTCCCAACGACCTGAGCGAGCTATATTTCCATCTGAATATCATGGACCCGGAAAAATATGGTAATAAAAAAGCCTTCATGGAGAAGTACCGAAATCTCCACAAGGGAGCTGGTCTGAAAGAGAAATTACAAGACATCCTGAATGCCGAGCTGGATGACCGGATATTCACCGTAAAGAAAAAGGTTGAAGGATCAAACTTCCATATGAATACCCACACCGCCGAGCTGTCCCCAAAGCAGAAAGCCGACTATCAGAAAATCCAGAAGAAATACCTGAAGGGACGGATCAATCCCATGAGCCGGGACCAGCACATCAGCCGGATTCTGAATGACTCCGATCACAAGACTAATCCTAAATATGCCCAGATGAAATCGATCATCGATGATCATATTGCCACCAAGGCAGCGACGGAAAAGGTCTTGATGTATGCGAAAAATTACAGCACGGTGAATGAGATTGAGAAATTTATCCGGGCGAACTACCCGGGTAAGAAGATGGTGCGATTCGCCGGGCAGGATAAGAATGGCCGTGCCATAAGTCAAGCAGCTATTGCCAAGGCTAAAGAAACCTACCTGAAAGACCCCAAAGTATTATTTGCGATCCATACCGATGCCGGTACTGAGGGATTAAATCTCCAGCACACTGGGGAAGCGGATCGCCCATACGGAGCCACAACCGCAATAGCGATGGGGTCCGGTGCTCACAGCTGGTCAACAATGGATCAGTTTTTCAGTCGCGGCTATCGCAAGGGAGCGAATAAGGATGTCCACGGCCACATAATCTTAACCGATACGCCGCACGATATGGCTACCGAGGAGCGGTTAAGCGAAAAGAAAGCGGTAATGAATATGCTGCATGAAGGATCGAAGTTGGATGATATGAATGTCCTGAAGCAGAAAGTTGCAGCAGCATCCCAACCAGTAGCCAAATCGATGTCCCCCCGAATTATGATAAATAGGAGAATTCATGTCCAAGCCTGAGAAACTGCAAAAAACCATGACCTCGAAACTGCTCAAGCGGATGGAGACCTGCGATACAGTGCGCAGCGAAGCCATACAGGACCTAAAGACTCTCAGGGGAGAGGCCATCAGCAAACATGACCAGACCGCACGGGCGGCGGTAACTCTGGGGAAACAACTTGAAAAGAACCCGGAGAATAAGAAGCTCCAAAAAGAATACGCCGGTGCTGTGAGTGGGCGGAAGATGTTTCACCATGCAGCGGAGCTGAATACTGCATTAATTGAGAATGAAGGGCAGGATGGCGGTTAAACTTACAGCCGACGGTAGATGCCCTACCTGCACGTTGAAGATTGCCAAGCCCGACGCGAAGGACCCCCAACGAATGTTCTACCGGGTTAAGTCGATGACTATCAATCAGGTCAACGGAGCTGTAATTTGCATGTGCTCGCATTGCAAGACCGAATTGGAAATGCCAGCGGTGAAAATGCCACGGAAGGTCAGAAAGAAAAATAATGCAGCGCGTTAAACTCCCCACACTCCTAAAAGCCCAGCCTGAGCACGTCAGGGCGCACGTCAGGAGCGGGAAACCGGTTGCTGCACACATTCGTACCGGCAAACCAAAACAGGCCCGGAAAACACCGAAAATGCGGCTAAAAGCCACCATGCCACAGATGCAGGAACTGGGGCGGATTATTCAAAAGAATATCGCCTATCTGGTTTACATGGGGAAAGAGATCGCTCGAGTGCATGGGCTGGATGTGAGGTTCATCGATGGTCAGCCGGTGGGAGATGTTGCGGACCTGATCTCTGAGGGCAAGCAGGGAATGCTCATTGGCGGGATGGAAGCAATCAGGTCGAAGAAAACCGGCGATCTGAAATTTATGCAGATGAAGACCAGAGCCAAGCAACGGATGCGGCTCATGGCTAAGAAGCTCCGGGGTAGCGGGGTCCAGCTCCCCAGAGATATGATCAGGCAATTGGCAATCATCTCCAGTGCCACTGAAAAATATATGAAGCTCAATAACGGGGAGAAGCCCAGCCGGGAAGACCTTGCCGACATGGTGATCCTGCATAAGCGAACCCGCGATGGCGAATATGTAGAATTAAGCCCGGAAGAAAAACTTGTCCGAATAGAAGCACTGGAAGGTTACAAAGGCGCTCAGCTAACCGATGACATGGACACCACTCCCCACATTGAAGAAGAGGATGTGGCTTTCTGGAGCAAGTGGACTATTGAGGAGCGGGAACTCAGGGAGACCACCCACAGGGTAATAACCAGTCTGGTAAAAGAGAAAGCCTTGACCCCGGATGAGCGGGATGTCCTGTATCTCAGGTTCTATGTGGATAAGCCGGAAAGCAGCCGGGGGATGAATCCGCGATCATTCGAGACTGTGGCAAAGTTGCTCGACCAAAAGCGCGGCATTAGAAAAATCAAGGTCAGGAAGACGGTAGGTGATTTCCACCGGTTCAAGCCGATGAAGAAAGTTCGCAAGGATGTGACGAGAGTTGTCCGGGGCAAGGATCAACGGGGGCGGCGCACTGTTAAAAAGAAACGCTATACCACCTATGTCAATGAACGCTATAAGCATCCCATCCGTGCTGAAATAGTCAACGTGACAGGGAAGTCATTCATTGTCGAGCGTGGCGGGCAGAAATGGCGGATCATCGGTACGCCGCCATTCAAGGAAAAAGCCACCGGCCAGATGGATGTCTATCGAACCTATCAGGCTGGAGTCGAAAAGATATTAGAACATGCCAGTGCGCCAGAAAATTTGAAACGAGCACTAGCATTAGTGCAGAAGTCAATCAGGGTGATCATCCCGATCCGCCTGTAGATTTTCCAGCCGGACCACAGGACCTTCAGCGCAGGAAGGTCCTCAAGCCCCAGAGCCTCCCATCTCTGGGGCTTTTTCATGTACCCACAAATGACCCACCGATTACGAAAGAAGATCAATTTGTACCCCTAAAAGCGTACTGCCGTTCACTCAGTCTCGTTTGTAGATAAAAAAATGTTGGATGTATGATATTTGTGAGAAGAAAACCATAGGAGAACAGATGAAGCTCATTTATTGGGTAGCAACGCAAAACGCTGATAGACCAGCATATCACTTGCGAGCCAAAACCAAAAAAGCAGTACAGAAAATGATTGATACTCAAGGCGATCCTGAATTGCCGGGAATCTCAATTTACAGACCACCTAAAAAAGTGGTGGTGGAATACAGGGATGCGTTCCATTTACTGAACCAATGCCTTGGTGAGGGGGGTATTCAAGAAGAATAGCCAGAACGGTTCCGCCGGAGTTCGATTCTCCGGCTGGCACGATTTAACACAGGAGATCAAAATGTCAACAACGATATACGATCAAATCAGAACACCTTGGGGATGGTCACAGATCATATCCAATGTGGCCCCCGGAATTCTCTTTGCCAGCACAGCAGGTCATGGCGGCTTCAAGTTGGACCGAAAGCTTAATGCACAGGTCCCAGCGGAGATGCGTAAACGTGGCGGCTGGTATGAAGAGGATTGTGAATGGGCAATCCCATTTCTGACCTTCCCGGAGATATTCGAGGAGACTCACGATATGGAATATCCATTCGAGGAGTTGCAGCAGATCGCAGTGGATACATTGCGGAAATACTGCCCAGAGGCTTACGAATTCCTAATGGAAGAGACTCTGCAACCCGGCGAAAGCTGGACGAAGGATGCACGGGCATCTGGCAGACTGCAAGGCTGAAATGATAACCGGCAGGCGGTTCGACTCCCTCTGCCGGTACGAAATCCCGAAAATTCGGGAAATCAAAAACGGGAATCCCGAAAATGCGGGACTCCAATCACAGGAGAATAACCTATGAATCACATGGACTACACACAGATCGAATCACCAGAGCATGAAGCTGCTGTGGCGGATGCAATCGCACATTGCCACCTTGCCAGTTTCGAGCTCTTTAAATCGATGGCTGAGAATAAGTGCTCACTGTCCGTAGTATGGGCAGACGAGGGCGAATTCGACGAAGGTGGTAATTGGACCTTCAATGAAGCCCACACAACGCCGACCAAGTTTGAGCCATTGATTGTTGACATGGGAACGGCAAGTCTGCTAATCCAATTGCATGACATGCTTAAACCAGAGAACCAGAAGAAGACCCGTGATTTTCTGGATAATGATAACCGTGGCCGCTTTGCCCAGCTCGTTGAAATGTGCTGGAGCCGGGCGTCCTACAGCAGAGAGGCAAACTGATTATGGCCGAGACATACGAAAAAGTTGAACGGGAGCGAGACCAGCTCAGGAGAGAGGTAGCCAAGCATAAGTCGATAGATCACTTCATCCTCACGAAGTTGCCAGCACTCTGCGCTCATCGGAATAATGTGGATGGAAAGCCAACCCTGATCATCCGGGGGGAATTGGGGTACGTCCCGATGGAAGGGATTATCGCAGACCCGGATAAATTCAATCACCGAATAGGAGTTGATGCTTTTCAGGCCACGGCTATGGAAATCGGCTCAATGTTCGGTTGGGGAGTACCCGGCGCTGATCCAGATAGTTACCGGAAAGATAACCTAAGACCGATCACCGGCAGTTATACTCAACTGGAAAAGTCTTCAGGCCCGGCACCAATCAAACCGCCGGAATACCCGGAGTACGATCCGCAAAGCCCGCAGACCATTGCGGACCTGATTGTGACAGCCTTTGAGGGCGCGAGCAATCATTGGCTGGAAGGTGCTGATGCTATTACATCAACCGAGGGTATGGAAAAGCCGTGGTATTCGGATGGCAAATTCTATGGAGATGATTTCAAAATAGAACTGCGAGAAGTTGATGACACTGGAGACGGTGCCGCTAAGCATCTACTGACAATGGCCGAAGTCGAGCGGGGCTTCCATCTGCTGAAGAAACAATGCCCAAATCACTGGGATGATTTACTGGCAGAAAACTGGGATGCCAACACTGCCGACGCATGGCTGCAACTAGCTGTACTGGGGGAAATCACCTACGGATAGCGTACTGCCGTTCACACAGTCTCATTTGTAGATGCTGAGAGGTTGGATGTATGGTATCTGTGAGAAGAAACCGGCAACTAACATAGGAGTCTGCCATGCGGTCATCCTGACCGTACAACAAACCACACAAGCCAGATTGGTATCCAGAGCGCACAACGGTTCTGGCCCCAGATCGTTTCTGGGGCTGGCACGATTATCACAGTTAAACCACAGGAGTAAAACCATGAAAATCAAGATCACGGAGAATGCCGGTAGTCTCTTTGTAGGGCATGTCAATTGCGGCAATGAGACCTACAGCGAGGAACGCCGACAGACTCTACTCAAAATCCAAGGCAAGATCATTGAAGTTGAAACCGAGCATCTGTTCGGGGATCAATTCAATACAGTGCCTATCTACAGCATCAGCGAAAAGGGAATAAGGATTCACGCTCGCTATGTTGAAGAGGTCATCGATGACGCCCGGCCCGGTAAGGGCAGATGTCAAAACTGCGGCCATATTGGCAGTGACTTTGAGCTCTGCGAAGAGTGCGGGAAGTTCGACACCGTGCTACCCTTCGTCCTATTACCCGAGCAAACGGTAGTTTGTTGGGCAAATCGGGATAAGGCTCTCGCGGTGCTGGAAGAGGCACCGTGTATAGTTTGCGGCGCACCAGAGCCTGATCACGACGAAGGCTGCACAGCCGGTAAGGACCTATTCCACGGTATCGATTTAGCTTCAGGTAAGGACAAAACGATTGAAGCTGAAGCGAAGCCCGACGATGACGGAGTATTGCATCTCACTGGCAAGATGAGAGAAATCGATCTCAACGCTTGCGAATATTGTGATGACCCCGACTGCGGCGGTCATACCAGTATGTTGCCGGGACAATGAAAATCGATCTCAATTCATACGACAGGATTGTAGCGATGTACAGCGGTGGGAAGGATTCCACCGCTGAGGTCCTGCACCTATTAGACCTTGGAGTCGATCCGTCGAAGCTCGAGCTCTGGCATCACTTAGTTGATGGACAGGGGCCGACTTTTATGGATTGGCCGGTCACAGGGGCATATTGCCGAGCATTCGCGCAAGCCCTCGGATTACCGATTTACTTCAGTTGGAAAGTGGACGGATTTCTCGGGGAAATGCTCCGGGAAAATGCGCTCACAAAACCCACCACATTTGAATCTCCCTGTGGTAGCTGTACTGTTGGGGGGGATCGTGGCAAGTTATCAACTCGCCGGATGTTCCCCCAACAGGCAGCCGATCTCAAAACCCGCTGGTGCAGTGCCTATTGCAAGATAGACCCAGCATCGGCGGCATTGAGAAATCAGGAGAGATTCCGAGATTCCCGGACCTTGGCAGTAACTGGGGAACGGGCAGAAGAGTCAGCGGCCAGAGCGAAGTATAAAACCTTCGAGCCGGACAGGGCTGATCTACGAAATGGCAAAGTCAAACGCCATATTGACCACTGGCGGCCAGTCCACAAGTGGAAGGAAAAAAAGGTATGGGACATCCTCGAGGGGAACAACATCATACCTCACCCAGCTTACCGTCTTGGCTGGGGACGGCTGTCATGTGCAACGTGCATATTCGGATCACCTAACCAGTGGGCATCGTACAACGCGATTGCTCCGGATAAAGTGAAGCGGATCGCACAGTACGAAGACGAATTCGAGCACACCATCAACAGGACGAAAACTGTCCGGGAGATGGTGGCTGAAGGAACACCTTACCAAGCGGTTGCGGATCATCCTGAGTTGGTCCAGATTTCACAGGGACTGACTTACGATCTGCCGATCATCGGTACAGGACAATGGGAACTACCGGCGGGAGCTTTCGGAGAATCCGCCGGACCATCTTAGGGAGAAAGCGATGTCAATGAATCAAATTAACACAACGGAATTGATTGGTTTTCTGCAACAGTGCGATGGGGACAATCCGGTTGCACTGGCGCTGCTACAGCGAATGAGAGACCCTTTGGAATATCCCGTTGTGACGGCGGTTGAGAAAAATAGTATAACCTATATTTGTATCGACCGAGACGCCAATGATTATCTACCCGATGAAGTGGTAGAAGAGCTGGAAACCAATCACGGATTATGAGGTAGTCATGCGAATTGTTGTAAAGAGCGACCATCCGACCCTCTCCGATAAGTTTGTGCCACAGCGAAAATGGTACAAACCGTGGACGTGGTTCAATCGGACGGTTGACTATCACCTATTCAAACTCAATACCAAAGAAGGAAGGAGTCTAACCGATGAGCATTCAAGCCAAAATCCTCGTCAGGATGCTGAGCGACCGCTCCGAAGCGTACAGCGTTGTGGTCTATGACGACGACGATAACCGAGTCGAGATCGACACCAAGGGCCGGGTAGGTGCTGAGGCACTTACAGCCAGCTTAGTCGTGACCGGCAGCGATGTCGAAATGTCAGAGCATGAGATCATTGACGACTTCGGCCTGCATAACTCTCAACCGGGTCACAACGGCATAGAGCCTAGTTAACCCCTGTCAGCGTTATTACGTTCACACAGTCTCGTTTGTAGGCTTTCAAATGTTGGATGTATAGTATTAGTGAGAGGGGGAGAGGTTTTCCCCCTCGATGCTAATCACATAGGGAGATAGCGAAATGAAGCACAGTCAGATCAAACGGTTTTTCATTCATCATCCTTGGGAGAGTATAGCAGCGAAAGCGGCACCAGTCGTAATCCTGATATACCATGCAATAGTTGGATAGCACCAACAGCGAGCAAGCGGTTAGGCCGCGAGCGGATTCATCTCCGATGCTCGCACTACTTTCAACACAGGGAAAGGAGCTCACAATGAGCGAAGCGACAGAGATCGTCCATGCGGGATTTTCCCGAGGCGAACTAAAACAGGCATTCGATAATGTCAGTGATCCAGAAGACTGGAGAGCTGAAATCGATGCAGTTGTGCTGGGTCCACAGATCGACGTGACAATCGCGGCCATCGACTTTTTCACGGCCACGAAACCGCAAGTCAGCTTAAACATCGAGGATGACCGGAAAACGGGATTGCTTGGTGGGCAAGGCTTTCGAGTGCAGTGCGAAGGCTACAGGCTGGGACCGGCAGGCGATCACTAAAACAATAGAGGGCGCGGTGACAGAAATGTCACCGCCTCTTCCCTGAAAGATTTCGATAACAACCACAGGAGAATCACCATGACACCAGCAGTTTATCAATCAGACAACTTTGCTGGCCGGGTCAATCTTGCAGCATCGTATATCAGTAAGGGCCGAAATACATCACGGACCTTCGATACGTGCTTCGAGATGGGAGACGGCGATGCGGTTGCCACTGCCCTTGTACGTCGGGCAAAAAAGAATCCCGGCGGCAAGCTTGCCCTGAACCTGTATAGATACATCAGCAAGCACAGTGCGACCGAAGCAGCAGAAAAGTTGGTTGACATCAAAACACGCGACCTGAAACTTGAGGCCGCGAAGCAACGCAGCAACTAATGCAGACAGCATTATTTGAGAAGAAAAAACGGCGGGGATACATCAGGCTCCCCGCCAATGAACCTTTGATAGTTTGTAATGGAGTGGGAGTCAATTCCTACGCCATGCTCATAGCAATGAACCGCAAAAAGATCAGGCCCGAAGTAATCACCTTTGCCGATCTGGAATGCGAAAAACCCGAGACCTATGACGCACTGGCAATACTGGATGACTGGCTGGATAGCGTAAGCTTCCCCAAGACTACGGTATGCAAGCTGACCACGAAACCAGAGACGCCATACAACAACCTCGAGGGAAATTGTATCAGCAACGAGACTTTACCCAGTTTGGCCTTTGGCATGAAAAGCTGTTCAGTGAAATGGAAGCAGACACCACAGGATAAATTCATAATGGGAACCAGCAAGCGGAGTCTCATACAGTATGACCCGCACCCAGTTTGGACGGAGTGCAAAAAGCGCGGCATAAAGCCGATAAAATTAATCGGCTATGATGCTGGCAAGGCGGACATCCGCAGGTCGAAGAGCTTGAAGAAATTTGACACAAATTTCAGGTATCGGTATCCACTCCAGCAACTTGGCTGGGATCGCAGGGATTGCGTAAAAGCAATCACTGAGGAAGGATTACCGATCCCGATTAAAAGTGCATGTTTCTTCTGCCCGGCAAGTAAGCAGTGGGAAATGTTTTGGCTCGCGGCCATGCACCCGGACCTGTTTATGCGGGCATTGAATATGGAGTATGTAGCGCTTACCGGGCATCACTCCAGATACGATGAAGTAGAGTTCGGCGCATCATGGGAAGACATGGTGAGAGACGCCGACAGTTTCCCCAGCACCAATACCACTGTTGGACTGGGGCGGAAAGTAGCATGGGGCCAATGGGCACGGGTGAACGGTATCACGGACAGATTAGGAAACTACATCGGCAACCGTGACGAATTACTGGATCGTGCAATTACCTTGAATGAAGAAGCTGATAACGCTCTGGATGTCAGAGCCTGCTAAAACACACGGAGGCAATATGAGTCAGACAGAACTACGGTGTATTACAGAGGAGGACTACACCATCGCAATTATGAATGATTTAGAGGTCGTGGTTGATATTACTGGCAGCGATACTGTTGACCAGTTAGGACTATCCAAGATAGGTGTGCTATGGTCGCAACACCCATGGGGATATACAGTGCAACCCGACAACGATCAGGAATTGCAGGAAGTTCTCAACCTGTTATCACCCAATGAGTGTGAATTACATTCACACAGTCTCATTTGTAGGGACTGAAATGTTGGATGTATAGTATAAGTGGAAGGAAGGGGTAATGCCCAAAAAACCAACCAAGGCCAACATCGAGATAGCAGCCGAATTAACCATCAAACACGAAGGTAGCGTAGAAGCCGCGATCACGCACTATGAGCAAGCCATAGGCTTTGCCGAGAGGCGTGGCGATGACCTCTCAGCCGATACCCTCAGACGGTGCATTCAATACTGCCGAAACCGGGGAGCGTCCGACGTGACGCTGGACCGTAAGAAGTAGGCCGTAACGAGACTCGGGGGGGGCGCATTGGAATCTGAAACATTCCGACGCTTCCCCGGATTCTCACTCACAGGGGATCATCAACATGAATGATAATCTAATCAGAGCCGGTTCCCCGGAACTGGCAAAAGAGCGCAAGCTCATCCGGGAGATCATCAATGGGATGATCACGAATCTTGGCAAGGATGCCAAGCGGTACAAGTTCCGCAGGACCGATGAAGAGTATGGCGGCCATCGTGATGGCTACCGTGCTGTGTACGCCCTGATCGAGAGCGCGAAAAAAGATCGCTTGTACCAATTACTACACCTGTCATTTGAGACGGCTGGCCGTAACTGGAACCACAACAATCGACAGGAACGAGTAGTTGCCCGTATCAGCGGGGAAGCCCGAGTAGAGATCACTGAGCCATATAGCCACACACTCCAGTAATCTATTTGGGGTAGGGGTAATGACAACGAGATCACCTTTGATCGCAGCCGTGCCCGCCATGTGCAGGCCAATGCGATTGTAAGGCTCCTGCAAAATCGACAGGTCCTATATGACGAAGCTGTCCAGCGAGTTAAAAAGGACACGATCACATGGGACAGATTCGCGGCATCAGTGAAGCGAGTAAAGAAGGCATTCGGTATCAGGCCAAAGCAGGTCTGGAAGAAATCCGAATTCGAGCTCGCACTCGGAATACCGGGAACTAAAAGCCGGAAGTGCAAAGGCGGTATTGTCATGGACGCATTCGGCAGGATAGAAATAAGCATCAACGATCTAACGGAAGCGAAGCTTTCCAAGATCGTGGCTGCATTCAAGTAAACCACAACAACGAAACGGAGAAAATCCTATGGATGGATTAATGATGCACTGTGGCGGCAAAGTAGCCACCCGCGATGAAATCATTGCGGTAGGACTCCCGGCGGAGACCGACACCTACAAGCCAGTGGCCCACAATCTACTGGTGGACAAGGTGATCGAGATCACGCAGGATGTACTACCTGTCAAACTGGAAGCGGAAGCTTTTGGACTGGCGCGGGACGGCGATCAGTTGTTCGCTCACTTACGATTCAAAAACGGCAAGGGCAATAACGTGATGGGATTGTGTGTCGGGCTGGTAAACAGCTACAACAAATCCCTACAGGTTAGGCTGGCCGCCGGTGCCAGTATATTTGTCTGTGACAATCTGGCGCTGTCCGGTGGGATCACCTATGCTCGCAAGCATACCTCGAATGTCTGGGAAGACCTCGAAAAAGCAATTATGGAGAGGATCGCTCAGGCTGAGATAAACTTCGAGACGGTGGTGGAAGATGCCAACAAAATGCGCACTGTGAACATCAGTGATCTGTGTGCATACCGGGTAATGGGCGAACTCTACGGAGAGCGTCTACTGACCAATCCTATGATGTCAGAAGCTCGGAAGGAATGGGAGAATCCCACCCATGTTGACTTCGAGCCACGTAATAAATGGAGCCTCTACAATGCTCTCACAGCAGCATTGAAGCGGACACCACCCGGCAAAATCATCGAGCACCACCAGCGGCTCCATGAATATTTCATCGAAGGCGAATTCGCTTCCGTTGTAGCCGCTTGATCCCTGTGGTAAAGGGGCCGTTGAGCACTTGCTCTCGGCCCCAAAAATTTATTAGATTCCAGAGGCTTACGAAGACAGTAAGACAAACCCAAAAAACAGGAGATGAGTATGAGATATATACTCGGAATTATCACGGTCTTCATTGTGGCGTTAGTCGCATTTGCAGGCTGGATCAGGGGGCCGGAACTCAGCATGGTCGATGCTGAGTTTGCCCCACTCGCAATAGCCGAAGTGGTATTCGAGGATGGAACCACGGCGAACCTAATAGTAGGGGGGGTTGAGAGAACGACCACGGCAGAGGAAATTGTTGCTTCTATCTTAGACAACACGCTACAACCTACTGCCGGGTTAGGCAGCTTTTCAGTAGCGAAACCGGAACGACACCAGCATGAATTCTGGTCGTATCCCGAGACGAAACTGCGAGAAGATAATAGATATATGACATCATACGGACTTGGCGCGAGGAAAGCTATAATTAGTTACACCATGCGTTATCTGGCTTAGTCGATCACCTGTATCTATTGGTTCGAGACTTTGCATCCCCCCTTTGGCAGGCCACCGAGGGGGGATGTTTTATTTTATGTAACTGATATTCACGTAGTCTCATTTGTAGGGATAAAAATATTGGGTGTATTGTAACGTATAACAGAAAGGAAGTACCTATGCTGAAGATAAATACCGCAGGCTTTGCCGAGCTGCAAGCTGGTAGACCTGCATGGAATTTCGTCCGGGAGTTGGTATCAAATGCTTGGGATGAAAATATTGAAACCTGCTCCGTGGCTGTGGAAAAGGAAGGGAATAGATTAGCTGAGATCAGGATCATCGATGACGGTCCCGGCTTTGCCGATCTGGCAGATGCCTACACCCTTTTCGGTCACACACCCAAGCGGGGTGATCCTAGTGTCCGAGGTCGGTTCAATTTGGGTGAAAAAGAGCTGGCTGCGATTGCAAATGATATGGAAATCAGGACCACCAAGGGATCGGTATTTTTCACGAAGTCTCGCCAGTGCGTAGTCAAAAAGGGGAAGGCTTTCAAAACTCCTCAAGGGACATTCATCCAAGCGCACATCAACTGGACCAAGGCTGAGGTTGAAGAAGTGGTAAAGATGCTGCGATTATTCTTACCACCGGCGGGGATCGCATTCGCGGTGAATGGGAAGACCTTGCACAGAATGCCAGTCGAATACCAGACCGAAGGAACTCTGCCCACCGTGATTTTTAACGATGGTGCGATCCGGCCAACCAAGCGGAAGACCGCCATCGAGCTATATGACTGCCCGATCCAAGTGCAGCCGTGGCTCTATGAAATGGGAATCCCGGTCCAACCTATCGAGAGCCGACATCATATCAATGTGATGCAGAAAATCCCCCTGTCACCTAACCGCGAAAGCGTCTCCAGTGGCTATCTCAGGGATGTCTATGCGCTGGCTCTCGAGGTCACAATTGATGATATGGATGAAGAGGACATCTCTGACGAGTGGGTGCGGATTGCCAGCGAAGACGAGATGGTAACTGATGAGACCATAAGCAAGGTCCGGCAAAAACGTTACGGCAATGCTGTACTCTGGTCATCCGATCTGGAAGCCAATCAACTGGCAATGGAAAAAGGGCTGGAAGTGATCCACCCCAGAACCATGTCCCCCAGCGAGCGGACCAGATTCGAGCATGTAGGTATGGAGCATTCCAGTGTCCAGTTTGGTAATAGTGCCGGAAGAGCGGTTGATCCAATAGATCGACATGAATGGGATGAGCACATGACCATCATGGACCGGGCAGCCCGGTACGTTTGGAGAAACCTCTACCCATTTGATGCTGCTTTATCGGTGGACTTTATCCGCGAAGGTAGAGCAACAATACAAGCTGGATATGTGCGAGGCAGTAAAACATTGGTGATCAACATAGCCCATTTCATGCCCGGTGCAGCAGAGGCGGACCCCTACTGGTTCATGTCCCTGCTGGCACATGAGTTCTCTCACGAAAAAGGGATCGCTCACGACGAGGGCTGGCAAAAAGAATTACTGCGGGTGACTGGCAAGATAATGAATCTGCTGGTGCTCGAAGTGATGAAGAATAACGACAGTCACTTAGGATTTTCAATAAAGGAAATGACGAATGAATGAGATGAATCAACACAAGACCTTCGCATTCGTCTTCAGCATAGGGATGACCCAGAAATGGCAATGGTCCGGCGATGAGATCAAGGCATTGCTGGAGCGGGCAACCGCCCCTGAGCGTGAAGAGTTGCGGGGCTGGATGGAACGCTGCAAACCCGGCGGCTTCCTGATCCTCGCCGGGGGATGTGCAATATGTACGGGCATGGAAGAGGACCTGCAAACCTTAACCTACATCGATGACGACGGCTCGGGAGAGACCAGAAAATCCGAGAGGGTGTTTCAGGAGAACCGGCATCTTGTCTACCCGATCCAGCAGGTTACGATCAGTTGGGATGGAGAAATGGTGCAAACCGAAACCCAAGTGCATGGCGCTGATGGCAGCATCATAAGCCTGTCCGGCTTTGGGATTGGATTTCAAGGGACCGGCTTCACAGGAATGACATGGCTATTGGATCAGTGCGGCATCAGCTACGATAAAGAAATGCTGGCCCGGATGGATATACACAGTCCCGGAGCATTGACCCTGTACCCGCTGGAGCAAAGCGCCACCCTGCTCGAAGTATGGGCATGGGGGGATCAGTGGGAAGGCAGGGTGCAGGTGCAACGCTCCAACGGGAAGCCATTGGAGTTGAGGTATCCCCTAGATCGAGGGATGCTGTACGATGACCTGACAGAGCTGATCGACATATTGCTCTATGATTGCAAGGTGCGCGGTATCGAATGGACAGCCGATCCACGGTTGACTTACAACATCATGGAAACTGAGATACCGGAAGGCTGGATGGAAATCTCCAAGCAGCAGTCAGAAAGGATTGGCTGGAATGAGTAAAACCAACTACTGGGATAATGAAGTTTTCCCATTGGTAGACAACCGGCATGTCATCGGGGTTATGGAAGAGGGCCGGAGTCCATATAAACCCACGATCAAATATCCCAAGCAGGCGGAGCTGGAAAAACTGGCCCGGATGGAAGCTCCACCACGGCACTGCCTGACCTGTGGCAAGGTCCTGCTCAAGCGGGTCCGGGTGAAGATCAACAACGAAACCAGTAACGTGGAACTGAACTCAATCGAGTACGGTATCCACGGCATCGGCTACTGGTGTACGCTCAAGTGTCTGCGGAAGTCAGCCCCAAAACTGGCTACGGCATTGATAGCAATCCGCAACATCCCCTTCGCTGGAGTACAGCTCAGCATTGAATCACACCACCTATTTGTCAAGATGCAAAACTTGGTGTATCAGGCACTGAACCACTTCCAACCCCATTTCCCATAATCCCACCGCAATAGAAAGGCCCCATCCGGGGCCTTTTTTATTTCCAAAACAATAGACGACGCGATGACAATATTGTCATCAGCTCCTGACAAAAATGTCATCAGAAGTATTGACTTGCCAAATATAGGATAGTACATTCTCATCCGAGGCAAGGACATCACAGCTTCAATTTGCGAAGCATAGTAATAAGGTCATAGGCCCAGTTCCCACAGGGGGATTGGGCATTTTTTTTACCATGAGTAATGAACAACAGCAGCAACCTGACTTCATACTACACGGGATGATCAATCTCCAAAAGTCCGTAGATTCGGCCAAGGAAAAGGTGGCGGATGACAGCGGTAAACTGATCACCCGGCGACTGATCTGGGGAGAGATAACCAACTCCAATGAGGATGAGGACAAAGAGAGGCTGATCAGTAAATCGCTCGATTTCTCATACTTCGATGATCAGGGCTGGATCAAATATGAGCATGTTGCGAATGACCCGGCTCATATTATTGGGTGTCCCCATGAGCGAGCCACCACCCCTGAAGGCGGGACGCTGATCAAAGGGGCACTGTTCGCGGACGGAAAATATTCAAACGATGTATGGCAGTTGATCCAGAACATCGAGACGCACAATCGCCAATTTCCCAACAATCAAAAAACTTTGGGCTGGTCTGTTGAAGGCAATTACACCGACGGCAAAGTCGAAAAAGGCGGCTATCGCAAAGCGAAAGTGGTCAATGTAGTAATCACCCCCAGCCCAGTGAATAAATCTGTATATCTCCATGCACTTCAGGAGAACCATGCACGATTTGCCAAATCCTTGGGTTACAAGGAAGAAGTCGAAAAGGCAATGACGGCCACACCAACCAGTACCGATCTTGCATCGAAAACTGGAGTGGATGCCATTACCAAGGAAAATATCGACGACGAGATCAAAGAGACCGCTGAGCAGATTAAGGCAGCCGGTTCTAAGGATAAAACACGGAAGAAAAACAAACTCAAAAAATCTGAAAACGGGAGTTTACCGATGAAGACTTTTGAAACCGAAGAACAGGCCAAACAACATTTTGTCGATGAAGGACATGACGAAGAAGTTGCGGGCAGGCTCGCAAAATCCCTGTTCCCCGAAGAGGGCGGCGGCGATGGCGGCGGCGATGGCGGCGGCGATGGCGGCGGCGATGGCGGCGGCGATGGCGGCGGCGATGGCGGTGGTGGTGGCCCGGAGACCCCCACTTCATTACTGAAGAGCCTTGTTACCAATATGTCAGAAATCAGGGAACGTATATTCAAGTCCGTTCCAGCCGGTGACGGTGGCGGCCTTGAAGAAGCAGACGAAATTGTAACCATCCCCGGTGACGGAGATGGTGAAGAATACTTGGATGCAGGACCGATGCTGATGGACATCCAGAAAAGCGTTGGTGATGTAGCCAATCTCCTGACCCAGAAAGTTGCCTATGATCACGAAAGAGATCAGGCTATGGCAAAGGCTCTGGGTGAGGTAGAAGTAATGCGTGAAACCTTGGCGTCCAAAATTGATATAGTCGAGAAATCACTCTATATCGGTGAGGGCGACAAAAAAGTCCCGATAGGCACAGCTTTTCAGGTCATCCTGAAATCGCGTCCCGGTGGACCAGTTGACCTTTCACAATTCGGCTTAGGCGAAGAGGGTGCCGGTGACGGCAATGCCGCATCCACTGGTCGTCCTGAAGGTATTCCGAAAACCTTCGGTGAGCTCACCAAGAGCTTGACTACTGCCAATGAGGCGGGGAAGATCACGACTTCCGAAATGTCAACAGCGGAGAATGCATATCGCACACGCGAATATGATACAGTGAAAACGATACTGGATAAGGGTACTGCCTAGTGCCCTTTCCTGAACAGTAAAATTTTTTTTTAAACCTTATGATTAGGAGTTAATCATGCAACTCTTGAATCCGAGTATGAGCTTCGAGCAGATCAACGAACTGAATAAGTCGTTGCTCGATAATGGCTCACTTCAATTCTCGGCTCGCGGCCTCGAAAAAGCATTCGTGGCGGGCGAAGGTGTTGGCTCCGACATGACCGATCTGGACACCCTGACAGGTGGCCGGGCGATCACAGTGGAGAATATCGATACCGAGCTCAAAGTGACTGCCGAGAATAAGAGCCAATTGAAGGTTTATAACCTTCTTCGCAAAAAGCCCATCTATGCGGTCCTTGACCAGTGGATGGTATTATCAGATCACGGTACTAATGTCAAGCGCCATGCCTACGGTAAGTGGCGTTCAGAAACAGCATTCCCGATTGTTTCCGACGTGACATTAGAACGTAAAGTTGACTCGACGAAATTTATCCGCGATATGCGAGATTTATCCCATGTAGCTGAAACTACAAAGACTTACGCCGAGAAACATCAGATCATCAACAACGCCGCAGCCGTCACCGTTTTGGAAGGTGTCGAGCTGGCAACCATCTTTGGGAATGCGGCAATGATGCCGACCCAGTTTGATGGCCTTTACACCAAGATACTAGCCGCCTATAATGCAGGGGCGACTGACGGTATCGTAGACTGCCGGGCCATTGGCACTGCCAGTTACAGTAAGGGGGGCGACATTACTGAAGACAAGTTGGAAACGGGTGCCGAGCGCATTCTGACTAACCTCGGAATTGCAACTCACATGCTTATGCCAACGAAGGTCAAATCTGACCTTAACAAGATTTTGCCGGTCAGCCGCCGGGTAAACCTACCCGGTGCCCAGCAGGCCGGAGCGCGAGACTTACTGCTTGGTCAGCCCGCATCGGGTTACTACAGCGATTTCGCTTTCCAAGGTTGGGGTGGTGAGGCCGATCCTCACTTCAAATTTGTAAGCTCGATTGATACCTTCTTCCCGAGTGGAGAAGCCGCCGATGTAGTGGCACCGGTAGCCGACTTCCCGGACACTACCAATGCACCGGCAGAGCCTACCGGCGTAACCGGCGCAACCGCCAGCGATGCCAGCTCCAAGTTTGGGGCAGGAGATGCAGGCGATTACTGGTACGTGGTATCTTCGGTTGATCCCGACGGTATTTCAATAGGTACAGCCACAGCCGCAGCTATCACTGTGGCACAGGGCCAAAAAGTCACCCTGACAATTACCTGTAATGACGCAACCATTACCGGCCTGTCAGTATATCGTAGTGCAATGAATGCGGCTGCCGCAACCGATTGCCGCTGGATCGGGGACGTTGCAGTCACCAACCCGGTGAGTACCACAGCGTATGTAGACCTGAACCTAATTCTGCCCGGAACGTCATGTGCAATCTTGATCTCCAATGCAGAAGAAACCGATGCGTTGGACTACAGGCAGCTCATGCCATTCGTAAGGATGGAACTTGCCTTTGGTCTTAACAACATCGTGGGATTCCCATATCTCTACATGCTGTATATGTATCTACGAGTTCAGAAGTTGATCAATGAACGGGTGGGCGGGACATACCATGTCCTATACACAAACATTCGCTGGACCGAATCAACATTCAATCCAGTTGTATAGGTTACTATAAACTGAAGGAATTATGCCCAGTGAGAAAGCTCACTGGGCATATCCTCAACTTCAAAATAGGGATACGAGATGAAAGTTTTAGTAGCACCCAACAAGCATACTCTTGACAGAGTAACGTCGGTGGGGACAGTTCACTTTGAGAACGGCATCGCCACAAATTTCAATGATGAGCAAGCCCAGTTTTTCTGTGAAAGACAGAGGGGCTTCGAGCTTCAGGAAATCGAGGATGAGGCCGCTCCCCCAGCGGCGGAAGCCAAAACTGAAAAAGCAACGGATGAGGCTCCGAAGCCGGAGGAATCCGCTGCTGAGGTCGATCCGCCCAAAACCGAAAAAACCGAAGCTGCCACTGAAGCATCACAGGATGCCCCAGAAGGCGCACAGGCGGCCCCTACAGGCACTTCTTCCGACGAAGGCACTGAGGGTCAAGATGACGGGGAAGGCGACCAAAATAATGGCGACGGCCAAGATGACGGTCAAGATGGGGATGGAGACGGCTTCACACTAGGGGGCAATATTAGAGGACTTGCCGGGATCACCATCACTTCCTATAATACGGATACGGATACCCTTGTAGATTCTACAACGTCCGATGATAACGGAGACTGGGAATTACCCGAACCAAAAGATTGTGCCTACGAAGTGCGATTTGAAGGTGAGGAAGTTTCTGGAGAAGATTCGTTTATAGGCCCGGTCGGTATTGACGTAATCCCGCCTGCTGGCGATGGCGATGCCCCCGCCGATGAAGGCGGCGCAACCGCCGCTGACGGTGCTGGTGGAAAAACCTCTGAAGAAGTCACGCTTCCAACTACACAGAACAAAAAGAAATACATACGTCAGTTCTGCCGGAAGCATGATATTGATGATAGTGGAAACAAAGCAGTAATGCTTGAACGAATTTATGCTGATGAGCGCTTTAAGAAAAAATAAGGGCCTATGCAAAAGCTATTCCTCGGGAGGTCTAATCGGGTCTTTTTGGACACCGATGAGAGTGTCGATGCGGTAAAGCTTTCGATAGTTGATCCCACCGGAGTTTTCATGCAAGACTCAGGTGATGCCGATCTCAGTCAGAAAGATTGTACGCTCGATGGTTCCAGCGGAAGATTTTACCTCGATGTAACATTCTCCAGTTCAGCAACTGCTGACGATGCCTACCTGTATTGGGAAGCAACGATCAGCTCAATTACAGTTAAGCTGGAGTCCAAATTCGATCCCGAAGATGCAGTCGTAGTTGAAACAGTCAGCACCGACCGCTATTTAGTATCTCCCTCATTTATCCTTGATAACTTTCTCCGGGGCATCAATGAAGCCGAAATTGAAGCCACCTATCCGGGGCTGGGATTCAGGGAAACAATCAGGAGCCAGATTCAGGTTGCCACTGCTGAGATGCAGACCAAGACCAAGACCTATTTCACATCCAGAACGATCACGGACGAAGCTCACGATTATGATAAGACTCCGCTCTATGAGAAGTTCTGGACCCAGAGGTTGTTTCATTTTCCTGTGCAATCTGTTTCGAGCATGAAGCTCATGCTTAAGGATCAGGAGCTTGCAGAGATTCCAGCCGAATGGCTACAGGTGGGAAATAAAAAACAAGGGTTGGTCAAGGTGATCCCCTATGCCGGTGGAGCATCAGGCTTTGCTTTCCGTCTCATAATGACGGTGGGGCATACACTGGCAATCTTGCAGGGGGGAGTACATTATTATCCCGACTTTTTCCTATACACCTATGTAGGGGGGCTGGACTGGGACAACCTTGAAACTGATGAAACGACCAGTATAAAGAATGCGATAGGCCGACGGGTGGCGCTGAATATGCTGCCCAACCTTGACGTTCACCGGGGGAAAGCCTCTGAATCAAAATCCATTGATGGAGCCAGTGCTTCAGTTTCCTATACTTCGAGTGCGACCTTCGGGGAGCATTCAGCAGCGATCAAGGAATATCAGGTTCTGGAAAAAGCATGGGTTGACGAGTTCAAGGGAAGATATTTAAAACGATTGATACTCGACGGGTATCAGTAACTAAGGGAGATTACAACAATGTCACAAGTTTATAACCTTAACCATCGGATCAACAAATTATTCCACGATATGCGTTTCGGGGATAAGTTGAAACGAATCATAACACTGAGCAACCAACTACGAACCGCTGTAGTGGTTGAGAATAAAATCTTGGCGGGTATGCCGGGTTGTGGATTTGGCATAGGCACAGCCACGAAAGTCAGGATGAACGGCCCGATCCAATATCAGATTGGCGGGCAGCGATATTCATCTGCTGATGTTGGCCTGTCGGAAAAAATAGCTCAGTTAATTGCAATGGCGAATGAGCTCAGAACCGATCACGCCACATCCAAGACAGTTGTGACCGACATCAAAACACTGGTAAATGCTCTACGTACACAGGAATTAACCCGGTGTGTCACACCGCCAACTTTTGTAATCGATACCGACTTCGACATTAAGAATAGTGTTGCATTCGAGATCATTGTTGCCGGTGTTCTGGTGACAATCTCAATCGACCAGAATTTTGATACAGGTACTGGTGTGAAAATCGCAACAGACGCATATTTCGCTGGGGCTATACTGTCCATCGATGCCAATGCAACTACCCATGTTGACTGGGGTGCAGAGGCTGTTGACGCAGCTACAGCCCTCACAAATCTGGCGGCTGTGACAGCAGCCGGAGCTGTAGTTTGCGGTTATGTAATCGTTGAAGCCAAGGGTGGCGCAAGCGAACCTTGGGAAGCTGGTACTGACGCTCTGACAAGTGGTTCTGGAGGTGACGTAGCTAACTCAACCACCTATGTTAATAATCAATATGTAGGTGATGCCATTATGGGTGCTGCTGTTGGTACATCAGCTCCCGGTTCACTTGCTGCTGCTGCTGCCGACGTTCTTGATGGTGCCGCAGAAGCGGTGCTTGATGGAGCTGCCGAAGATATTACTGCTGCCAAGTTTGGTGCATGGCGTTTCCAGATCAGTAAGACTGGCGCACTGACCACAACCAATTCCAACGGCGGAACAGGCACGATGGCTTATGAGTCTGCGGAGCTCGCACTGCTGGCACTCGCTACTCAATCTCTGACTGCCAATACTGTCGTGGTGGGTTATCTGGTGATCGAAGCAACTGGCTCAGGCTTTACCATCGGCACTGACTTACCAATCACATCCGATGCAAATGTCACAGCCGCTACTTACTATGATGTGAGTGGTGATACTGGCCTTGTTGCAGCCGCTACAGGTGCAGTAAGTGGTACACCAGAAGAGTTGAATATCGGGGCCGCGACTATCAAGGTGAATGGTGTCCAGTTGGCAGAAGTTGCTGCCGATCTGACATTACCATTCCCGCTTATTGACACTGTGACTGCCCTGAAATGGGGAGCATGGCTGGTCGTAAGCGATCTGGCTGGGACGGCTCATTATGTCCAATCAGTTGATGGTGATATGGCTGCATCACTCATGGCATACGATACCTTTGTTCTGGCGAAGGTTCCAGCCGATGCAATGATCGCCGCGATGCCCAATCGTTTTGTGGTGCTCGGTGTGCTCTTCATCCATAACGGAGTCAAGGCACCGTGGACCGCACAGACTGATGACATCACTGACGGAGGGGATGTGACTGAGAGCCTATTCAGAATGCGTCTGATTGGAGAAGGTGTCCAAGCGGTTGATGCTGCCGCAGTTGAAGACATTACGGGCGCTGTTGGTGACTAGCAGCCGATGTTTAATGTTACAGCGCAGGTTGAAACCAAGCGCCTTGCCGATGTAGTCTTCGCTTTGCAGGCGTTGGGAGCTAACAAGCTCCCAGCGACTGCACAGGCTGTCGAGCGTTCCACCGCAGCAGTTCAGCAGCGATGGATTGACAACTCTGAAGGGGCATTCAAGCGTCCAAAGGGTGATTACCTACAGGGGATCAAGGATGGTCTCCAATACCCTTACGAGCAGGATGTCTACAAAGGGGCGGTTATCAATACTGTCCGTCATGCTGAATGGGTAGAACACGGAACACCAGCTCACGATCTCAAAAGAGCGTTATACACATCTGCACAAGTCAGAATTTCAGCGAAGGGGAAACGGTATCTGATTATTCCTTTCCGGCATGGTACGCCCAGTGCGGGCAGCCATGAAGGGGGAGTCGGAACTAACCGGGCCACCCTTCAGACCATGCCGCAAGCTGTGTATGCGATGGCGAAAAATATGAACCGAAGCCGGATGGCCGGTGCATATCAGGTTCATAATCCAGCCACGAACAAAACAGCAATCCGCTACTCATACCAGTGGGCAAGTAAGCTGACTCAGGGGGATTTAGATGCCGCCGGTATCGGGGATAAGAACAGACGGCCACACTGGAAATCCAGCCCCTATGCGGGCATGGTGCGATTCCCCAGACATGAAGCAACCGGCCAGAGCACATATCTGACTTTCCGGGTGATGCACGAAGACAGCAACGGCTGGATGCACCCCGGAACACCACCGTTGAATCTGGCGAAAAAGACAGCCGACGAGATGAATCCAGTAGTGGTGCGGATCATCGAGATGGGCTTCGATACTGATATGCGAAATTTTCTTGGTGTGGCGTAATGACATCCTCTCTGAATATATCAAGGGAAACCGCTAAACTGATCAATGATCTGAATGTGAAAGTGCTCTATTATGAAGCCCGGATGTGTGATTGCGTAGGTGCAAATCATGGCAGCTATGATCCGGGGGATAACTGCATTAATGGATTTCGATACAAGCCGGTTGTGGAATACAATCTTTTGCGGACCTCGATTGATTTCCGCCGGGTGAGTGAAAAGGCCGGAATGATCCTACAGGGCGGTTGTCAAATCACGATCCCCAGAGTGCAGCTAAGTCATCACGCCATACTGACCAGCACGGACCTGTCAGCAGGGGTGAACCTGTCTACCAAGTTCAATATCCAAGTGATGGTTGACGGGGGGACCTCTACCCGGATCAACTGCAAGCTCAAGGCCGCCGATGAAACCGATGTAAGTGTGGCCGAGATTATCTGGAGCATCAACAGTGCCGGACTGGGTGAGGTTGCCTATGAATCAGGGTCCGACGGGGACCCAGACAGTGCAGGCTATGTCAGCATAATTTCGCTGAAGGCCGGTAGCAGCTCCAGCCTTGTATTCTTACCCCCAGATACGAGCGATGGGATTAATGCAATTTTCGATCTGAATCCAGCTACTTATCCGTACCGGTATGTTCCACACACAGTAGATATGCAGTTCCTGAGACTTTACGACCGGGTAAGCCGTGGCGATGTCATGGTGATCGATGACCGGGGCCGCCGGGACAATGCGGTCCTGAAGCGGGGGACTTTGGATCGGATCAAATCATTTAATGTGACCCGAATCACGCAAGTTGCCAAGGGGGAGACATTCTACAGAGAGAACATCGATTTCACTTTCGATGGATCGATAATTACATGGCTGGCAAACAAGGGACCGGCGACTGGTGAAAATTACATGGTGGAATATCTTGCCCAGCCTAACTATGTGGTATTCGAGGAGCTGCCCACGGATCGGGGAGCTGACACCGACATCATAGCAAAAAGAATTCATCTGGCACTGAGGAACTATGTTGAGGCTGGACTGGTGATGAACCTACCCATTGATCGGCTACCACAATTCGATAACAGCTTCGATCACGGATTTCAACTGGGGAATTAACTATGGCGGATACAATCAGAACCAGAGCAGCACTACTTGCCTTACTGGCGGATAATACTACCGGAGAGATCAGCGCACAGGACCTGAGAGATATGCTAGTCTCAATATTTGGGGTCTATGGGGTCATTAAGTGTATTGATCGCTCCACCCCTCAGACCGTGGCAGATGGTGTCGCAGAGAAGTTGGAGAACTTCTGCACAAATGGCCTTGCTGTAGGAATGACCCCAGACAAGGACAATAATCAGATTACCGTCGATAAGACGGGGGTGTATGTTTTATGTTTCGCGGCATCGATAGAGAGCAATGTAGTAAATACAACGATATATGCTCACTTTGCGATTGATGCCGGTATTGAGGATGGAGGATTCCATCAAAAAATTGCACCCGGCGGCGATGTTGGGTCAGGGGCCTGCTTCGACATTGTGCTAATTAACGCAGCAGAAGTGTTGAGTATACTAATTGAGGCGGATAACGATTGCACGATTACAATGACCGATGGACAACTTGTGGCCGTCAGAATAGGATAGGAGCAAAACTATGGGATCGAAAAACGAACTTAAATTTGATACACTGGCGCTCACTACGGCCAACACGGAATATTCGTATCAGCTCCCGACCAATACTGAGAAGTATCGGGTCCAGCTCCGCGATACCAGTGTGAAACTACGGGTGTCTCATATCGCAGGTAAGGTGGCAACCTCAGCCGATCCTCATTTTACCCTTCCTGCCGATGCAAGTTGGGACGAGGATGATCTACGGGAACCAAGGGCAGAGAGTCAAACTCGGGAAGATGGGCTAACCCTTTACTTTGCCACGGCATCTGCCAGTCAGAAACTTGAAATTATGATTTGGACAGGTCTCGGAAGGAGCTCATAATCATGGGAATTGTACGTAGGCTAACAGATGATGCGGTTTATATAGCCATCAGCGATGATTATCTGGCGGTCCCCAGTGATGATATAATCGATGTGGATACCTCGTCAAAGGCTATTCAGGTCACATTGCCGGAGATCGTACTGGCAGCTCAATCGATCCTGACCGTACTTGGGGGAGCCGATCTGGTCAATGACGAAGGATTCACCCTTGTCAATGCAGCCGGGACTTCCGTGGTATTCAAGTATAATATTGATGGTGGTGGAGTATCTGGAGAAGATGTTGCCATTGCCATCAACAGTGCGGATACCCCCACTCAGGTAGGCACCAAGACAGCTACAGATATTGACGGCCATGCAAGTTTCACAGCTACATCCTCAGTAGCAGCGGTAACAGCCGTGCAGGCAACCAAGGGAGCCGCAGGCAACCGGGCGAATTCTGAGGGGATCACAGACCCAGACTTCCTTGTCCCGGACTTCACCGGCGGCGGGCAGCACGTAGTTGCCGGTAATACTTTATTGGTGAAGGATGCTGGATTCAATGCAAACACTAACAACATTACAGTGGTAGGTGCTGACAGCGAAACTTTGGATGGCGGAGCCAATGATGTCATCAATGTAGATAAAGCCGTACAGAGATACCACTGTGACGGAGATAATTGGCTGATCGATTAACATAGGGAATCAGGTATGAAATTTTCAGATAGGCTAAGAAAAAAAGCGAGCCTGCCGGAATCAACACCGGCAACTCGGAGACCTGAAGACCATACAGCAGCAGTGAATAGGATGTTCTAATGAGCAATACCGGAATCCATAAAGATGATTTACGCAACCTCGTCACGAAGGTACTTGAGGGGTTGGCAATCGGAGCGAAAAACAGTAGCAGCATGGCATCAGAGGGTGCTATTGAGCTTGTGCTGAGAAGCATAGCAGCCGAGGGATTAATCGGCAATAATTTTCATCTACGACAAAAATTAGGTGGTGGCCGGATCGGGGTGGCGCGGGGGATAGCCCAGTTTGAACCGTGGGTAGCTCGATCAGTGATCAATGATTATTTAGATTACCGTCCATCTCTGAAAGAGGACATCGAGGGGATATGTCTCTGCGATCTATCAATGATCGATGACGAGACCCCCCAAGAGATGGCGCTGATGGACCTACAACTACAGGGCAACATCCTGCTGAATATCGCCCTGATCAGAATGAAGTATCGCCCCGTACCCCGTCCCATACCGTCAGCCAACGATATATTGGGCCAAGCCAAATACTATCTGAAATATTACAATGCTGGCGGTAAGGGCACGGTAGCAAAGTTCCGTAGAGCAGCAGCGAGGACGGCAGTACAATGATCATTAGCGGCAATGTATTAATTGTTGATGGAGACCAGCCAACCCGGCAGCAGTTATCTGCAATGCTGAACGACAAGCTTCCGGGTGTGCGGGTGGATCGAGCAGGCCATGCCCATGATGCAATTATCTGGGCTACTGCCAAGCGTTACGATCTATTCATTATAGAGCTGGAGCTCCCGGAGATCGATGGCCTTGATACAGCCTCAGCTCTGGGAAGCATCGAGAATTATGGCAGTACGCCAGTCATTTTCATCTCGGGGCCGGGCGGTAAAAGAAAACTAGAGAAACGGTATCCGGGAGTTGAATACTTTCAGAAACCGATCAAAGGCCGAAGGGCATACTTTCTCAGTCGGGTGGAGCGATTCCTGCTCCTGATGCACAACCTAACTATTGTGCAGGAAGCTGTGGCAAACGTCAGCGAAGCGAAGCAACAATTATCGAAGGAACTGGCCTATGCCAACGGAAGCGGTAATCTTAGCAGCCCTGTCTGATGCAGTAGCGAAACTTGCACAAGAGGTTAAAGACCTGTGCAAAATGATCAGTGGGGACCCTTTCGATCCCAACGATACCGGGATGAAGGGCAATTTGATAGGGGCGATGGTCGAGCTGGAACAGTTTAATGCAGCAGACCATAAGGCGAACACGGCATTCCGGGAGAAAAAAGAAGACGAGATGTCCCGGATGTGGGTAGGTATAATAATTTTGGTAGCAAACGTGATCGTGACTTCCCTTGTGGTGGCACTGATCACTAATTTGAGTAAAACAGGGGGCTGATAAGATGAAGCGATTCAATCTCATAGTGGTATTGGCAATCCTATTACTGCCGGTGATGCTCTTCGGAGCTGACGGCGGCATCATGGGATACCTACAGGATAGCTGGAAAACAATCGTAGGGGTACTGATCGCAGTATTCGGAATGTTCTGGATACCGGGATTACGAACCATAATGGTGCTGGCGCTGAAAACGCTGGTCAGTGAGGCGGTGTTGAAGAAAATCTTCCTCGAGATCGCTCAGAAGCTGGTTGACAGCACCAAGACAAAAGTTGACGACACTTGGCTCGAGGAGATTAAAAAGAAACTCTAACCGATGCCGTCACCAAGTCCACTTACGAACTTTCAAGCATTCGGCCATCCGCTCGGTCAGGAAATCGAAATGGTATGGACATTACCATCGACCATGCCGAGCGGGTGGAGAATCTGGTTGTTCCGCAGAGAGGGATCAGATGTGCTAGATGCAGAGATCACCAGTTACTTTGCTGATCCAAATTCGTTACCAGCGGATATGACAGCGGACTCGATTGATAATGAACTATATCCCGACGGGGTTACAGGGATTTCTGACTACGCACCGGAAAATAACAGCACCTATTACTACAAGGCAGTGCTACAAGATTCGAGTGATGATGCAGTATCCACAAATGCCAGTACGAATGCCCTGTGCAAGAAAACCGTGGAGACCAGTATCATCGATGCGAAGGAAGTTATACTAGCTGTGATTGAGCGGGTGATGGAAGCTTACGGGATGAAGAAAGACCAGCACTATCAGCTCATGCGAGAGTATGCGCTTCCGGGGATGCAGCCACCCACACTTTACGTCACTCGCGTAGGCGGCCAAGTGCTGCATCAGTACATGGGTTATTTCAGGCAGCTCGAAGCAGACCTAAAGAATACCTACGGCGAGCTGGAGATGGATAATATTCAGGTGGTCTGGGAAGACCCCAACTCGATACGTCGGGACACGATCACCAAGATGTTCCGAGAATCAAAAGAGTTCATCCGCCAATATTGCATACGTGGAGAGGGCGGTGATATGGAATGGGTAGAAATTTTAATTGAGGGCGATGTGATAAATGAGGCGGTGAGGGATAGGGTCCAAGTAGGGGGCATGATGATGCTTTCCTGCGCCATCTCCTCAGAGGTCACATTGCAGCCCAACCTTGCATCATGGCTGGAAGGTAAGGGCGAGCCTCAGAACTAGGGACAAAACCAATGGCAAAAAATGAGCAGCAGGATATTACTCCAGAGGCAGCATCCGATACCCCAAAGGCTGAAGCCAAAAAAACAGCCCCAAAGGAAAAGCCGGAGCAGAAACCTTTGCAGTTGATTTCGTTTTCTGAGTATAAGGAAAATGCCAAGCGTGATGATATTACATTCGTGCTCGAGCAGGGATTTAGAGTCTGGATGAAGACGGCCAAACAAGAGCCGCTACGTTCCCGGACCTTTGGCGACTGGGAAAAACTTATTGAGGAATACTTAAAGTCATAAGGAGCGAATTATGAGCCAACAGAAATTTGACAACAGAATTCTGGTTGAGCCACAGGCAGCAAGCAAAATTACTGTCGGGGTCACACCCAAAGCCAATCCGTTGGCTACGGGCAGGGTGATCGTAATTGGTGAAAGCGAGGGGGGAGCACCCAGCGAAATTCACTGGTTCACCGATAAACCGGGTGCAAAAGATGTGCTCAGAGGCGGTGACGCCTTGCGGGCGATGGGGTATATTTTTAACCCCTCTCCCCAGCATAACGGAGCGCCCTATTGCGGATTTGTCCGTGCTCAAACAGCAACGACCGCTGAGCATGATGCTACCAGCGGTAAAATAGTATCAAAAGATTATGGTCTGTGGGTTAATAGCATCAAGATTAAAATCGAAGATGGAACCACAGCCAACTCAACAAAAATCTCCGTGGCCTATGCCGACGACCTTGAGGTTTTTGATAACCTTGATCTGGCGATGACGATTCAATATGTCGGGGCCGCAACCTTGGCAGATATTGAGGTCACAGCAGGGGATCATATAATCGGGGCGTCTGGGGCCACGGCCACAGACGAGGTCGAATTCGATTATGATCTCACCCAGTCAGATTACAATACCATCTCGAAACTGGTAGCGATTATCGATGCCTTGGCGGATTGGGAATGTACGATTTTCGGTCTTGCACCATCAGGCACCGGCACATTGACCAGTATCTTCCTGAACACTCTGGCGGCGGCGGACGTGAAAACCGCTGCGGTGAACTTGGAAGCTTATCCGAATATCGCCAAACATGCTCTGGATAGCCTCAGTGCATACGTGGACGGTACGGTAGTCGTCGATGGGACTCAGCTTACTACACAGGCTACGTGGGCCTTACTTGCAGGCGGGACATCCCCTGCGATGGATACATCAGCAATCACCGCTGCTCTGACCCTGATTGAAGAGGCAAACTGTCAGGTCATCTGGATCGATTCAGAGACAGCAGCAGATCATGCCTTGGTCACAGCCCATTGCCAGTCGAATACCTTTTTCCGTATGGGATTTTTCGGCCTTGTCACTCAGGCCACAGCCGCATTATCAGTTTCAGTAACGGCAGCGGCAGCGGCAGTGATGAATACTGCCTACGGGGCATTGGTGGCCTGTGGGATTGATGACTTTGCGGATGACGGATCAGGAGCAGAAGCCATCGCTCCCAAATTCTTTGCCGCAAAATGTGCGGGACTGGCAGCGGGGCTGCCGGTACAGGAGCCATTAACCCTGAAGGTCTTCAGTGCTCAGGGATTGCAATACGAATTCAGCAAAGCACAACGGGAAACATTGATTCGTGCCGGTGCGATTTCTCCGAAGAATATGGAAAGTGTTGGGCTGGTGATCACCCAAGGGGTGAATACTCTCCAGAACAATCTGAACTTGTGGGATGTGGCTAGTCAGTCATCCCCGGAGATTTCGTTAATGCGATCTGCGGGACAGTTCAATAAAGAGCTGGAAGTCGCCGCTGCTAGAGAATTCGTTGGCGGGACGGTTGGGGTAGGCCGGGCAACCATAATTGGATTCGTCGAAGCCCACTGCAAGGCCAAGGAAGCCGAGGGTGTATTAGCAGGAGATGATTCTGATCCAGATAATCCCTTGCCAGCATGGGAGCCGGTGGCGGCTACCAGATTGGATGATGGCTGGAGCGTGAAGGTTCCAATCAGGCTAAATAATCCATTCAATTTCTTCTTAATTGAGACCGTCGCGGTCCTGTAATTAGCCCAAAATTAGGAGACTATACTCATGAGTAAAAAAGTAGTACACGGTGCCAGAGTCTTGGTGTTCTTCGGGGGCACCAAAGTTGGTGTGATGAGCACCATCACCGAGAATGAAGACTATGGGCTTCAAGGGGCCTATGCCATCGGGCAAATGGAACCCTTTGAGATCGTGGCTCTTCGGTTCTCTGGCAACTTCAATTTCACATCACTTGTGCTGACTGAGAGCACTGTCGCGGACCTCAAATTTGGGCCACGGGCGGGTAAAACCGTCAAGGACATAGTGAAATATATCCTCACACAAGAGGGATTTATTATTGTTATCGAGGACAAGTACACAGGTGAGAATATTGCAACCATTTCCGGCTGCAAGGTTGGCAACCTCAGCCTAACGGTAGGGGAGAATGCGATCACTCAGCGGAGCGGTTCAGGTATGTATGGTGAGCCAGTAAATTCACCATAGTAAATTATCCACATAGGGAAAAATAAAATGGATAAAACTACGACAGTGAAGGTATCATTTGGAGGATTCACCTTCAAAAATATCCTCACTATTGGAGAACAAAACCAGATCGCGGTTCATAGGGCGACTATCTCAAATGGCATGTACGGCCAGATGATGCAGTCGCCAAATACGACAGAAGTAAATGCAGCATTTAATCTGCTCAGAACCAGTGAGATGGAAGGTCGATTGGTTAAAGCGCCGGAGGATTTTGAAGGCGTCGAGTCCTTGCAATCCGATCAGTTTGATGAGTTATGGAAGGAATGGACTGTAAAGTCCGGGTTGTTTCTCAGGAAAGAGAAATCTACCGATCCAGACTCCGGCGATGGAGAGGGAAAGGATCAAAGCTGAGGCATTATCGCTCCTAGATAAAGACTTTACTCGGATTTGGTTCAGGAGAAAATACAATTTCCCCCCAACCGACCAACGCTATTTGGATATGACTGATGAAGGAATTCACCAAGAATTCTATATTCATCAGGAATTAGACCGTCGGGTCGAGGAACAACGCAAGGCTCTCATACCGCATTGTGAAGATTGTAAGTATGAGGGGCCGCCTCATCCCGGCTCGGACGACCTCTGCCCGCGATGCGGCGCTGAAATGACGATTCCCGGAAAGGAATCCGATCAGACCGAATACCGCGATGATGATTTTGCTCAGACCGTGAAAAACGAACTCGGTATTGAGCTTCCCAGCCACCTGAAATAAGATTGAAAGGAATTGAGGTTTGGAAAACCGCATAGGAATCACTATAGATGCCAAGACCACCGGCGGCGAGGGTATGCGAGAGCATATCGCGGCACTGGGGCAGATGAATGCGGGTTGGGGTCACTTCAATGAAGTTCGACGGGAAGCTGAGCAGCAACATCCTGATAGTCTAAAGAAGCAAAACCAATACATCCGTGAGCAGATAGCTCTAATGAGCCGCTTGGAGTCTGTAGGTCATCAGGACAGGATGGCCGATCTTGCATACCAACGCAAACGGACCAGTAGCAAATTTGCTCAGGCCCGGATCGACAAGGAAATGCACCAACTGAGGAAGGAGCACATCTCTGATACCACTACCTCAGTCCAAGGCGAAGCATACCGAAAAGAGTGGGCATCCGAGCAGGGATTCGGAGACCCCGCCGCACCTGATTTATTGTCTGATCTCACTGGAATGGGAATTCGTGGGGCCGGTGGCCGAAGCATGGCTCAAGCAGGATTGGGCAGGTTCGCCAGCAGGGTGACAGGGAAGATGGCCGGGATGGGGACCCTCGCTAAGCTGGGGGTGGGAGCCGGTGCCGGGCTGGTAGGTTTTGGGGCATATAAACTTATTTCAGGGATGGTCGAGGGGAAAGACGCTTTCAAGCAGATCGCTCCCGACCTGATGCAGATTGCAGCGATGACTGGAAGGCTGGGGGGTGATGCTGCTGCATTCCGCGAAGAGTTTGAAGCAGTGGCAATGCTGACGGCAACCACCTTGCAGGAGATGAGCGGACTGGAGCAATCCTACATCCGCCTCACTGGTCAGCGATTGCATGGCACCGTGATGGACGATGTGGTTAACGTGGCTCAAAGTTTGGGGATCGATAAAGGGGTGGGAGTTGAGTTTGCTGGCCGGATGGGAATGACTGGCTATCGCAGGGACCCAATTCCGCTCGGGCGACTCCAAGAAGCCATCATTGAAGGGGTCCGCTCCGGGATAGGGCAGGGCCGCTTGCCGGAATTTCTGCAAGGGGTGATGACCCTCACAGAAACGGTGATGCGAACCTCAGTCACCGCTGACTCAGGCTTAATGGGGCGTTACGCCGGTAGGCTTGGGACTCTGGGGACTCCATTCCAAGGTCAACGAGGTATGCAGCAGTTGACCAGTTTCAATCAGGCGATCACCGGCGGCGGCATGGGCTTTCAAGCAGCTCGAAGGATACTGGACCGGACAGAGGGAGCGGGGAATTATTCCATAGGGCAAGTGATGGCGTTACAGGAACAGGGGTTACAGGACCCGCGACTACTGGAAGAATTTTTTGCGATAGCTGGGGAACTGGGGGGAGATGATCCTTACAGCCAAGCTATGTTGCTGAATCAATGGACTGGTGGCCTCGGTCGAGGGATACCAATTTCAGCGTTGTATAATCCAGACAAAGGTATTAATAGTTGGCTGGAATTAAGGAAATCTCTAGGCGGGAAAATGCTCGGTGATATGAGCGATCAGGGACTCCCAATAGACTTTGCAAAGCGAGTTGAAGAGATGCGAGGCGCTACCGGATTCGAGGTTCAGATGCGGGCAGTTGCTACCGAGATTGGAAAAATCGAAGTTGCAGCACTGGCATTTGAAAAAGCCAATGAACTATTCCTGCGGGGAGCACTGGCAATTGCGGAAATGGGTCTTGGCTCGGAAGCAGCGAAGTCGATATTATCACAGTACGATATTCCCCGTGATGATGCAACAACCAAAAGAAAGTTAATGTATCCGCCTCGGTAATTTATAATGGCAAATTATACCAAAAGACGGCCCAGCCCATATTTGCTTTTTCACACGAAGAAAGAGCGATCATTTGGCATTGGCAGCAATCCAGCAATTACCAAGTTTCCCATGAAGGATGTTATTAGGATTATGACCGATAACAAGATGGGAGCGGCATCAGGAACCTTCAGCATCGAACTGGTCTATTATAAGGTTCCCCCCAGCGATGTAGAGTCGTACTACTACGATACGATCCATCCGTTAGATGTGGTGGAGATCGAATTAGAGGAAGGCACCACCACGATGATCGGGATCGTTGACAAGGTGGAGAAAAGTACGGTCGTGGGGACCAAGAACGTTAAGCGGGGGGTGCAGATCACCGGCAGGTCATTATCGGCCATCTGGGAATTCGACCTGATCAAGTATTTCACCAATGCACTGGGGCTATCCGATGATCTGGCACATCGAAATCTACTACTTCAGCAGGGGCAGATATTACTCAACTTCGCAGAGAAGCCGCCTTATGAAGCCATCATAGAAATATATACCCATCTGCCTATGTTCAGCATGGAGCTGTACGGGGGGAAAACAGCAGAGGATTTCCTCGATGTTGGCAGCGAGTTATTTGTCCGTAAAGACGAGAAAATATTTGCACGGGGAATTAGTCCTTACGCCGGTAGCGTATGGGATTATTTCAAAACGTATATCCAAGAACCATTCAACGAGTTGTGGACAGATTCGAGGGATGGGAAATTGGTACTGAGGTCCAGACCGACACCATTCAGCCACGGAAAAAAGGACCCCGAAAGTGCGGAAAGTGCGCTGGGCGAATCCCGAATCAGCAGTTGGCACGACACCAAAAACTGGATTGGGGGCAGTGCGTTTCATGTGATCAACCCCAGTGACATCCGGGAAGAGCGCATATCAAGAGATCATGGCAATGCCTACTCAGTGTTTGCGGTCCTCTCATCGGATAAGTTTACAGGGGCGGATGCGGAATATGCCACGTTCCATCCGCTGATTGACTCCCCGCTGGTAAAAGAAATTGGCACCAGAGATAATCAGGTTAGCCTGAATTATATCCCTATTGTGGGAGACGGTAAAACCACCGACGGATCACTGGAACGGTATGAGTATTATCGGAATAAGCTGTATCTCTGGAATAGGGATAATCACCGAATGGAAGGTGGCTCGATGACCTTAATGGGCAACTCAAACATTCGAGCCGGTGATAGGATTTTCCGTGAGGACCTGAATACAGAATTTTACGTTACAGGGGTCAGCAATAATTGGGCTTTCGGCCAGCCCTTCACCACCAATGTTGCCATCAGTAGGGGATTGCGGCGGGACACCCGCGATAATCTCTACGAGGCCGGAATGAACTTCCTGAAAGGAATTTGATAGTGCTCCGAGATGCCAAAGTCGTAAAGGTCAACCCAGCTCATCATAGCGTTGATATTGAGTTCCGATCCACCAGTGAGATAATCCCTGATGTGAAAATTGCTGGCCGGGTGTATTGGAATCTCCAGCCGGGCGATTATGTGCTGGTTGGATACATCGAGAGCAACGACAATCCGGTAGTGCTCGACAAGGTACTGCTCCACGGCGATCCCCGGATTGAAGGTTCAGAGCGAGACGACATTCATCTGATCCACGAAGTTGGTCCGAGAGATGATAAGGGTATCCTTACTGAAGTGACAGGCAAGATTGAGGTGCATACTGATACCAACGGCAACTTAACCCTCACCCTATCGGGGGAATTGGGAAGCCTGAACATAAAAGCTCAGGGGAAAGAGGGTAAGATCAACATCGAGGCCGCCGGTGATACAACCATCATATCAGATGGGAATGTGTATGTGGGTACGGATGGGAGCGCAACGGTGACGGCCAAGGGGAATATCTCGGCAACAGCCGATGGTGATATAAGTGCCGTTGCCAAAGGCACCGCGAAAGTAGATGGCGCTACTGTCGAGCTCGGGGATAACTTGACAAAGTTGTTGGTGAATAATCTGCCTGTCTGCATAATTACAGGGGCCAAGCATTCCATTGGGAATAAAAACGTGAAGGCATGAGATGGGTATCTCGAAGGACGGATTAAAAAGTGCGATGCTTACCGCGATGGCGGGCAAGCCGGACAACCAAGATGACGCAATAGAACTCATGGCAGGGGCCATTGTAGATTATCTAAAAGTCAATCTCGAGGTAAAGGTCCCAGCGGGTGAAGTGGTTACGAATGCTACAGGGCAGATAGTAGTGACGAAGAATTTAAAAACAATTGATTGCGAGGTATCGTAATGCCCCTCTTGCCGCCACTGGTCTACGGTGTGAACGAGCGACAGCCGCCGAATATGCTATCGCTGATAGTGTGGAAGAAGATACTCGGGATAGCAACGCCAGTCATCATGCAGTTCCCGGTAATGCCTGAGACACTGACATATCTCAAGCAATATTTAACAACCGTAACATCTACTCAGGAAGGCGGTTGGGTGGATGACTTTGGCCCGGCCCCCAGTCCTTTCGATATAAGTGGAACCTTCGGATATAACACGAAGGGCTATTTTAACGGGGGGCTATATAACGGATTTGGCTGGATACAGTTTCTGGAATGGCTGGTCGATTTATCCCATGAGAGGGATGACGACGGGGAATTACCGGAAGTTTGGTTGATGAGCCATGTGTCACAGCATTTCCTCGAGGTCGAATTGATAAGCATGTCACTGGGGGAGAGCATATCCAGAAACATGCTCTGGACCTATACGGTTAAGTCAACCGTTCTGCGTCCCATCACAGGCAGCCCTCTCGAGGATGTAATACTTGGGAGCGTGGTTGAGCAGGTAACGCAAACCGTCTCGAATACAATCAACAATCTAGGGAATGTAGTCTTATGAATTTTCTCGAGATTGAGATCACTAAAGAGATGGAAAGCCGTGACCCGATTCGCTCTAACAATTTTGCAGCTACTATTGTCCGAGCAGGAGTCAGGAAACGATTCATTCAATTACAAGTCCTGCTGCTCAAGATTAGAGATGCTGAAAAAGATATTCATGCCTATGGCAGCGGGGAGCTCTTCAGGGATTTAATTAACATATTTGAGACACCGGGATCGCTGAATCCATTCGATGATCAAGCTCTGTTTGGGACAACTAATCCCCCCCGGCACTCGACGGTAATTGAGGAGACCCGCAAAGCTCTTCGCAGGGTAGCTACATCGATGGATAATATCACCCAAGCCCTGAAATTGGTGAGGAACATATACAATTTTGTGGACAATCAGGTCAAGGATACCAATGCGGAATTTGACAGTAGGGAAAGTCGAACAGAAGACCTACTGGCATGGGCGCACCGCACTGGAGCCGAACTTAATCCCGACATAACCGGCGCACGTAGGCTGAGCCTTCAGACACGGGCAACACCGGCGACGACTAACCTATATGGACTGCTCAATATACTGGACAATCTCCGGCTGGAACTTGAGACCTTATTCAACATACCGGCATATTACCGGACGGCCACCGATAGCAATACAAACAAGATCGAAGTGCCGGTGAAAAAAGTATTTATCCGCACCGGGGAGTCATTAGAACGAGTGGCCCAAAGAGAATTAGGAGATGCAGATAAAGCTCCGCTAATCATGGAATTCAACGACCTGACTCCATCAGATATATTTGCAGACGACTGGAACGGACGCGAGCTCTCGATACCCTATTCAGAACCAACAAACAACGCGAGGCTGGCAAATAATTTTGTGCTGGATTCACAGAGCGGGGTTAAGGTTCTGGGGCGGGACCTGACCAACGATCTCGAAGTTCAAGGCGGCGATCTGGTTCTCAACCAGCACACAGCCAACTTATTCCAATCACTCGACAATATTATCCAAACACCGGCGGGAGCGATCCCCGAAGACCCGGAGTATGGCAACAGGATTCTACAGATAAGCAACGGAGCCGTTCCCCGGATAGCGGGGGAGATGATTTCAACAGAAATAAAACGGGCATTAATGACCAACCCTCGAATTGCATCCGTTACAGGGATTACTGCAATAAGGGAGCAGGATGCCTTCAAGGTGAAATATCAGGTTACACCCGTGAACCATTTAACAGAGGCTGACTTAGAGGCAAGTCTGAGGTTGACATGATAATCAAAACACGCAAACAAATTCTCGCTGATATGATCCAGTGGGCGCGGAATAATAATTCAGACCTCACCGATTTCAATCAGGGGGGGGTAATGCGAAGTATCTATAATTCAATTGCAGCGATACTGGCCCAAGTGTACTACAATCTCTACAAGGTCTATCGCTCAGCTCGGATCATCTATGCCAGTGGGACCGATCTCGATACAGCGGTAGCTCCTCGATCAATAATACGGCGGGGGGCCACGAAAGCAGCTAAGGTTGTAACTTTTTCCGGCACCAGTACAACAGCGATTCCATCAGGCATGAAATTGGCAACTCCTGACGGGATTGGATTTGTTACTACAGAGGGAGACACAGTACCGGCCATAGGGCGGGTGGACGTGGATATTGAGGCAGCGGTTGCAGGAGAGATAGGGAATGTGAATGCCGGAGAAATTTCTGTCATGGTGGACGAGGTAAGCGGCTTGACCGCCGTAAGCAATGCTGCTCCCACAGACGGCGGCTACAATGCTGAGGCTGACGAACAGCTCCGCAATCGGGCGATCATTCAGTTGGCGACAATATCTCAGGGGATTGAGGCCAGTTACGAAGCATGGGCATTGGAAGCCCGCGATGATGTAATCCGAGCGAGACCCCAGTACGGACACCCAACTTATAGCGATAAAACAATCGTGGTTCATCTGGTAAAGGCCAACGCCGGACTATTCACGACATCGGACCTTGACCAGATTGCAAACTATATTCAGAGCAAGGCCCCACTGGGAGTAGTGATAGTTTGTGCAAATATTGTCTGGGCGGCCATCACCCTCGTTGCTCAGGTGCGCCGTGCTTCGGGATATGAGTTGGTAGAAGTCACCAGCAAGATTACCAAGAACCTCAGATTATATCTCGACTACAGGGAGTGGGATTGGGGGACCGACCTTGACTGGACCGACCTATACTCATTAGTGGGATCAACTCTAGGCGTGGATGAAGTATCACTAACAGCATTCAGTCCCTCGACAAATATCACTGTTGGTGATTACTCACTTCCCAGCTTTTCATCACTACAGATAACGGACTGGTAATGAGCACACTGGACAACATCAAAGCGAAACTACCGGCATTCATCACCCGGGGCACCCGCCTTGATAGTCTGCTAGGCCCAATTGGAGCCGCGATAGATCAGCTTAATCTGGACACAGATACGTTCAAAGACGGGCTTGCCATCGAAAACGGCAATCCCTCGATGTTGGATGCCCTTGCGGCAGATTACGGCCTTGTACGCCATTACAACGATACTGATAAGATCATGGGCATTCGCATAATGAATGCCATTAAGACCCATCAGGAACGTGGCACACAGGCGGGATTGGAAAGGGAAGGGCGGGAGATAGCACAGGTTACTCCGTACAATCAGAAGATGAGATTTGTACTGGGGGTATCAGGGCTTGGAACCGGTTGGGCTTTAGGCGGTGTGGGATCAGAATGGATTCAATTTTGGAATGATACTCCCGGAACGGAAGCATCTCTCGAGGCGCAATTGAGCGCAATAATGCCCCTGCATGTTCAGGCGGGGATCGACTCCATTGATGCTTATGGAGCGAGTGGGGGCTATGAGTCAATCAGGGACGCAAACCTGCTCGATGGCGTAACATTCACGATTACCAATACGGGCTTTATCAATGATAAAAACACCCTAATCCCCGAGAATGAAAGTCCAGTATACACCTTTGGGAATATCGATCTGGGAGCCACTTACGCAAACTATCAATGGTTGGTAGATTGGGCTGATTATGCAGCATGGGATTTAGACCATGATGTGCTGATCGAGGTCCGGTTTTCATCGGATGAAGTAGCTTGGAACGCATGGACTCCGTACCAGCGGAACCAATGGGTACAGGGAGTGCAACTGGAGCAATATGCCCAATTCAGGCTGACCCTGACAATGACCACTTATCGCAGTTTTAATCATTATATTTTCAGGAGTTTCATCCTGAAGGGCTTGACGGCTACCCAGCAACGCTATGGCGAAGCTGAGAAAGCAATTACAATACTGCCGACTATCGGCAATTAGAGAGGTAGAAAATGGGTACTTTAGCGTCACCAAATTTAGTCCTGCCACTGATAGACCTTTCCACCGGCGGATTGGATACCGGGGAAACCGTGGAACTTGTTTTGCACGGAAATGCCTATCCGGGGGGTGCCATTGCAACAACTGAAATAGGGGCCACAGGTTATTATAAAATTGAAACCGCTGGGGGGGTAGCAGCTCTTCCTCAAGGCATATACGAGGTCTATGTGGGGGGAGTCTTCAAGGCGGTATTCCAGCACGGCTATACAGCTCTACAGGATCATGCTGATAGTGTGGCCGATCCGCATAGCATGGCAGCGGCACAAGTATCCATTGTCGATGCCGGTGCATACATCTCCGGCACGGATGTTGAAGCAGCTATTCAGGAACTCGGGGCAGCACTGGCGGCCAAGGCGGATAGTTCCGGCACTATACTAACCGACAACAGCAGCCAGTCAGTTGATGCGGCCAAGCCGGTAGTCACGAATTTGAATGCCGATAAAGTTGATGGAAGACATGCAGGTGCAGAAGCGGGGAATGTTCCCATCCTCGATGCAAGTGGTGATCTTCCGCTCTCTAATATACCAGCTACTTTGACTGGCAAGGATGCCGACTCGGTAGATGGCCGTGATGTAGGCCAAGTGGCTGGAGATATTCCCGAGTTAGGGTCATCGGCAGGACAGTTAGATACGTCCTTACTTGGCATGGAAGTGGGGACAGGTAATCTGAACATTCCCCAGCTTTCAACAATAGGCGCAGCGGGAAAGATTTCAGTAACTCTGGCCGGGAAGCTTGTTGATTCCAATGAGGCTGCTGAAGCGGGCAAGATTCCAATCAATGATAACGTCCGGCACCGCACATCCACATTAAATCAGGGGGACTCCCCAGACCCGGACCTCTACGGCGGTGGGACGATATGGGCCGACCAAGCGATGGCGAATGATACAAACGCTATTACATTGGATGATTCGATTAACTGGCGAGATCGAATGATAACCATCTTAGGCAGAATGAAAGAGGATGGCGCAGACGTAGCCAAGGGCATTCCGGGGGGTGCAGAGGATAATAATATAGTAACAGGGATAAAAGATGTTACACCGGATGCCGATTTAGCTGTCGGGCTATTTTATTCAGAGAGTGGAAGATCAGGCGCAGGCACTTTGCCGGGCTGGAGATTCAGGCCCTCTGCCGGAGATGATTATTTGTATATTTGGGCAGACTCAACTTCTGGAGATTTAATGATTGGGAAACAGGCCACTGCAAACGGCTCCCGTTACGCAGTTGTCCTTAAAATTGATTACAGCCCGGATCAGCAACATTAATAAAGGATTAGAACAATGAGCGGCAAGATACCATCAGCATTATTCCCAACAGGGCTAACCGATAATGTTTTCAAGACTCATCGGGATTTAACATCGGATGCCGTGACAGATCGCTTGGTCGATATTATGTCAACAGAAGGCGGCTTGATCATTGATTCATTGGCGGATACTGACCTTCAGGTGGTCGATGCCGGTGGCGGAGTGATTAATGTCAAGGCCGGAGTTGGATACGACAAATTTGGGCAGCGGCTCTATCTCGCAGTAGATGATTCGGCCAGCGGTGAATACATCGGAACAGTTGACTTATCTAGTCCCATCGACCTCTCGACAAATTACAATGTCAAGATTGATGTAGATGACGCCGGAGCTGCCGAAATTGATTGCCGGGGAGCTACCCCGGCGGCCACCACCATCGATGAAATAGTAGCGGCTATCAATGCTGCTGGATTTGGGACAATAGCATTCAGGGCAGACTCAGTAGGTAATCCCATAACATCCGGGGACTACATCTTAGTGAAGTCAGCTACTACCGGCGGCAGCTCGGAAGTTGAATTCGTGGCTCCCGCCAGTCTCGATGCCACCAATGAGATATTCGGTCTGAGCGAGGGAGCATATCCACATACCTATAATGGTGGCAGCGGCTATACGATCCCCGCTGACTCGGCCAATTACGATGTGATCATTGAATATGCCAGTGTGGAAAGTGTCACTGGGAACTTTGAAGGTGGCTATCCTACAGGGGGCGACACCGAATACACCCGGAGAGACGACTCCTACAATATCACTGTCCAGCTCTCTTCAGTGGGTCCAATCAATGATGCCGACCAGCACGAACTATGGCTGGCACAGGTCAGCAATACCGGCGGGACCCTGACTATCATAGATAAGCGGGGCGATATTATTTTGAAACTGAAGGGACAGCGCCAGATCGACATAACTCCACCACCAGCCCCTGTGCTGGTCAGCCTGACCCAAGAGCAGATCATAAATGCAGGGCTGGGAGTTTCAAACAATACGGTCAACATCATTCCCCGCTGGGAAGCTGTTACCGATGCGTCAGGGATCAGGGAGTACATTATCCAGCTAGTGCTGACGTATCGAAACGGAACAACGGTAGCAAATGCCGATCCGCAGGAATACACCTTGCAGGGCTTCGATACTTCCCTCAGCGAGCTTCAGGTCAAGATTGTAGTTCCTATAGGTGACAAATATGATGTGTATGTGGCGGCGAAGGATAACTCCCTGAGCCAGAACACCAGTGCATTCACCAATCTGGGGAACATCTGGGCAGGCTCGGATGATGACGCCAATGATAGCGTACTCATGCCATTGATCACCATGACCCCTGTTACGGATGGTGTGTTGGTTGACTGGGCGGACCTGACTGAAGTGATCACAGCATTTGAATATTGCTGGGCTTTTGACGGGAAGCGGCCACGTTGGGGAAGTAGCCAAGTAGGTTCAACCAGCAATAGCGAATTCGTTGTTACGACATCACCCGGAACAGAGGTAGGTATCCGGGTTAGGATTCGCCGGGCGAATAACAGTGTATCCAATGAAGTCGAAGGGTCCGCAATTGCCGGTGGTACGATAATCCGCTCGAATGAAAAGGTATTGCCAGCACCGGACCTCAGTGTCGATGCAACGGATGACGGCAAGGTGGCTCGGTATCAGAAACAGGTATATCTGCCTAACTCAGCCAAGATCGTCAAGCTGGCGATAGATGTCAAAACTTTCGCCCGGAACGACTCCGCACGGGGACTGGTCAGGATATATCGTGATAATGCTGAAGCGGGATCCGTGAACATTACCTTTAATGCAACAGGGCAAGCTGAGGTAGAAATGACCACGGCAGAGTTCACTGCTGGATTTGTAACAGTCGATTGTTATGATTCTGCCGAGTCAGGCTCGGTCCAAGCGGCCTTCACGGCAGACCTGTTCATTATCTATGCTGAAGGACTCACAGAGGCCCCAGTACAATTTAGTAACCAAGGTGCGAATTTATAAGGAGCTGTAGGGATGAAAAATATAGGAAAAATCAACTATTCAATGGAAGCCGAAGGGGCCGAGCTTGGTGATGTACGGTTGCAAGGCAGTTACTCGATTGCCATGACCGGTCTGACCATGCCCCTGAAGACCGACATTGTACTGGCAAAGGCTGGCGCTAATGTCGTAGTAGGTCTGGGTGGGATCACTACAGTCAAGTTCCTGTATATCAAGGCGGTGTTTCCAACGACCTATACCGAGACAGATGCCACGATTGAACTATTGATCAATGATGGCGGCGGTGAGATCACCATGACTGGGACTCAGTTCATGTTGGTGGATACCGATATAACATCGATCAAACTCACAAATAATTCCCATGATACAACCGGCGCTGATGCCACGGTATTTATCGATCTTGGCGGAGTGTAATAGTGACCCAGCGGGAGAATATTAGCGGCTATATTCGCGGCCTGTCCGGTGTGGCTGTTGCACTGGTGGATTTCACCACCGGCGCAACGATTAACACAACTCATTCGATAGCCGATGGCTACTGGGAGTTTGTCGAGCCGGGTACAGGGAAATATAACGTTCTATTCTCCGGGCGGAACACTATTGATTCTGATGATATTTACGGCATCGAGATCGTGGATATGTCAGAGTTCGAGTCCAGCGAACAATTCCTTAATGACACTCCCCCATCTGGTACGTTTGGCGACGGGGCCGCTCCCATCACTCACGTTATTACCCGGATCGAGTCAGATGCTTATATCCAATGGACCTATACACCGGACGCCACGAACAAACATCAAGGATTTGTGGTCAGGTGGGAACATGGAGCAAGTTCAAGCCAAGCGATTTCGGGCACATCACCATCCCGGAAGATTGACAGTGCAGCACGGGACTTCTCAATCAAGATACCAGCGGATAATTATGTCACGATCAAGGTCTATGCCTATTTCAATGGTGTCGGCGGAAGCAACGAAGATACCGGGTATCAACATGCCAACTGGGTAGACAGTCAGGCAGTATCGCTGGCAACTCTATCCGGCTGGGACGCAAACCCCTCAAGCCTGTCGAAAAACAATGCAGAACTAAATAGTGCTGGTTACATCATACTGGGAGATCAGGCGGGCAATGATGTTGTTCGGATGGATGCAACCCATGCCAGCTACCGGCAGTGGATCGGCCACAAGACTGATCCCACACTGGCAGCCTACGCAGTAGAAAAGGATGGTACGCTCCATGCCACCGGCGTAGAGATTTCAGGGGTACTGACGGCCACCACCGGATACATCTTAGGGACCTTGACAGTTGGGTCCCATAGCAACAAGATCACAATCATTGGAACCGCAGCAGAAGCTACAACAGCGATTTATGCGGGAGCTGGTAACTACGGGAATGCCGATACAGGCTTCTACGCAGATGCTTCAGGCCGCTTTAGCATGGGGGCGGGACTCACATGGTCAGGGAGTGTTCTAAGTGCCGCAGGGATGACCCTAGACCCAACTGAGGGAATTTATGCGGGAGCAGATGCCACAAGGGTCCAGATGAAGGCTGGGGCTGGAATCTGGGCTGGAGCCACCGCCATAGGCAGTGCTCCATTCAATGTCACAATGGGCGGAGTGCTCACAGCGACAACGGGGAACTTCCTTGGCCTAATATATGTGGGGGCAACCTCGAACCGAATCAAGATCGATGGTGCTGGCAAAGTCATAGGGATGGAAGATTTTGTCTCCGGGTCTACAGGCTGGGAGATTGATGGTGCCGGTAATTCAGAGTTCAACAATACTGTGGTTCGCGGCAACATAGCCGCGCAGATGTTTGTATTTCAGGAGATGGCCGTCACCCGTGGTACTCAGGTTATAGCAGTTTCAGCAGGGGAATTATTTGCAAATGCAGTAACTACTGGCTCAGGTACATTCAACCTCAAGGTTACGAAGCCACCCAGCGGCAGCAACCCATTGGGATCGGCATCATTCTGCGTTATGGATGACGGGACAAATGAAGTCTGGTTCACACCGGGGGCTGGGACATTAACAGGCGGCACCCATTACAACTATACCGCAACGTGGGTAGCTGGGGCAGCGCACACATTCACCATTGGCACGGCCATTGCAGATTATGGAATATCGGGACAAGGTGGAATCATCCTGACGGCGGATCGGACCAATGCTCCCTACATAGATATTTTCACTCATGCCGGTGCGCCACAGTCAGTCCTGACCACTCGGGTCCGAATTGGTAATACCAAGGGATTTTTAGGGGAAACCAATGTTAGGTATGGGATCGCCATCGGGGAATCAACCAAGTATCTGAAATACAATCCCACGGATGGATTGATAATTCGCGGCGATCTCACGGCTGACACAGGATATATAGGCGGTCCGACTGGCTGGACAATAAATACTGGTTATATGGCAAGCGTTTCAGGTTCTCCACCGATAGGAATGTCACTAAACAACACCAACGCAGCTCTCATAACCACACTCGGTTCAGGATTTGAAGTATTTTACCCCAGCGATCCGCGCATGTTTCTCGGGAATAGTACCAGCTTTATCAACTGGAATAATCATCCGAACACAAGTGAAGGGGCAGACGACGAGTTCTACATGAAGGGTGACTTCACACTGGACGGGACCTTCATAGCAACAGCGAGTAATGTTATTCAGGGGGGGATATTTAAGACCGCCGCCTCTCTTCAGAGGATTGAAATGGGGGGCGCAGGTAATAATCTTATCTTTTACGATGACGATGGGGAAGTGGTTATAATTGATGAAAACATTGAGGGCAGTGGAAACTCTGGTATGAAAATTCGTAATCCTCTTGATGCCAACCATTACACGAATATTTATGGGGGGTATATATATGCTTACAATGCCACCCGAGGTAATACAGCGGTCTTTAGTAATGCCTTTACAAATACAACTGGGTCAACAACGGTAGTGAGTGCTTCTTACAGTAGTGCCGATCTGGACAATTATGCGAAGTGGAGATACGCATTCTATGGCTCATCTACCATTCAAAATAATAGTTCAACCTCGCATGGATATGGTGGGTGGTTTCATTCGCTAAACTCTGGGTCAGGAGAGAATGTTGCGGTATATGCTGATGCTCCAATAGCGGCTGGTGCTTCAGGGGATAATTGGGCGATCAAAACATTCCGAGGCGATTCACTTTTCCAAGAGGACTTATATGTTACTCGGCACCTTATATTAGGGGGCACAGCAGGAGCGAATGTTAATGGCGCGATGAGATATACTGCTGGCACACCTGATAAAATAGAAGCTTTATTAGATTCAGCGTGGGTCTCATTAACTGCTGGTGGCGGAACAGTAACCTCAGTAGGAGCAGGGACAGGAATTATCGCATCGCCAAGTCCCATCATAGGCGTCGGTACTATATCTGCGGATTTCGGTTCAACTACAGGTAAGGTTTGTGAGGGAGATGACGCCAGATTATCTGATGCAAGAGTCCCGAGCAGTCATCAGGTTACTTCCCATACAGGCGGCGCATATACTATAGGATTACGAAATGCAGGTAGCACTGGGCCTTATTCAGCATTAGCTATTGGCATCAATGCCGTGGTTGGCAGGAATAGTTCAGGATTTATTAGTCTTGGAATAGGTGCTGGGTCAACTCAAGTAGCGCGTGGAAATCATGATCATGGATACCTGCCCCTATCTGGCGGTACGATGGCTGGCTCTATCGACATGGATGGTTACGATATATACGACCTTAACGAAGTGCGTACCAGAGGAGCCGACGGAGCTGGGTATAGATTTTGGAATAGCGACGATTATTCCATTCATATGAGTGCCGACGGTAACGGCACTTGGGGCGGGTACATCACGAACACTGCTGACTATAATATGTATTTCCGCATGAAATCTGGTACAGCGCGTGGCTTTGTTTTTATGAACGCCACGACTGCTCTGGCACAGCTTACGGGTACTCTTGGTGATTTATGGCTCAAGGGTGGATTGTACGTTGGAAATGCCTCGACCTATGGGATCACTTCGGCTGGTGTTGGCGACTTTGCCAGCATCCTTTGTGCTGGCGCAGCAGCGATTAACGGGCAGGCTTCTGTTGGCAGTCTGAGGATTGCTGGTGACTCGCTTGCTTCTACGCCAACAGAGATTGATCTTGTTGCCAATACCTCTACATCCAAAAACAGTCACACGCATCCGTACATCCCCAATAATGCCCACGTTTCTATGAATGGATACAATGCTACATTCAACAGCTATACAGTACCAGACGAGGGCGCAAATGAAGGGTTCATGGGGCCGGGTAATGCTTGGGGCTTGCACCATCCGTATGTTGCCCAAGGTGGATATATTGCTGTTGAATTAAAGATCGACGACCCGTTCCAACTCAGGACAAGTGGTGGAACATTACTTGAGCAAATAACTACGGATGGTGAGAGGACGCTACCACTAAATCCAGCGTTTTTGGCCTACAATAGTGTCACAGACTCTAATAAATCGGTAAATACATACCATCCAGTAGAATTTAATACTGAAGTATTTGACCAAGGTGGTGATTATAATAATGGTACGGACATATTTACTGCGCCAGTTGACGGGAAGTATCAACTTAATACTGCTGTTCGTATTGATTCTCTTGATACTGGTGCTTCAAATTATAGAATCTATATTACTACAACAAAACGTAGATACCAGTGGATAATTGATCCAAATTTTACAGCAGACCTTGCTCAATTCACTGCCAATATTAGCGTTACCACTGAAATGGATGATGGTGATACAGCATTTGTTGAGTTTTATCAAAGTGGTGGATTACCGCAATCAGATATTGTTGGAGTGACAAGCAATCAAACCACAGTTTTCTCAGGGTTTTTGGCAACGTAAGGAAATACAATGCAAATTATAGTAAAAATTTCAGACTTAAATTATAAAGTGATGGCACATGAGGTTATTAGTGTGGAGAGTTGGATTCAACTAGCCCTAGACGGTAAGGCAAACAAGTGCAAAAAAAGATTAGTTAAATCTGAAATGCCTCGAATGTTGGCCAACCCACTGGTGACAAATGAGGATGAACTTTTGGAGGCTGTATTTGCACAACCAGAATACATGAACAGGGCTGAGCGCGAAGCCATAGCAGAAGCAGCGGAATTATTAAAGAACGGATAGGCCGTCCAGTAATACACGAATAAAAAGGGACTAACCAATGGGGACCAAAAGCGAAGAAGAGACCAACGGAAAAACCACTACTCGGAAGGAAAAAATTGAAGCCGAGAAAACGGATGCCAAAAAAAGCGGCGGTGAAGAGGTGGTATTGACAATAAAACAACTCATCACAAGTTTCGGAGCACTGAATTATTTAGCTGAAAAGCCGCTGACTATAAAGATGACCTACCGCATATCCAAGGCACTGGGAAAGGTTAAGGCTGAGGTTGAGAAGTATAATGAAGCCGTCAGCAAATTCATCAAGGATTTGGGTGGCACACCCGGCCCGAATGGGTATGAGATTAGGAAGGGTGACGACAATTACGACGAGAAGATGCTGAAGCTAACCGAATACAGCGAAGAGGGTCTAAAGCAGGAAGTCACACTCACCGGCATCCTGCAATTCAGCCTTGAAGATATACTCAGTGCTCTTCCGGCAACGGTTGTGAAGGGAGATAAGAACAACCCCAGCGCCAGCGATCTTGTAGAGGACAAACCACGGCTCGAACCGTTTGTGCTGAACGAACTGGACTGGCTGTTTACGGAGCCTGAAGAAGACTATTAATTAAAAGTGGGACGCTGGCAATGCCCTTGGAACTGTATGCTGGTTGAGTCCCATAAGCCCCCGGTGACGGAGATCCCTATGCTCTGTTGTCGGGGGTCTTGCTTTAGAAAGACCAACCGCTGGTAGCGGTCGATGTGGCGGTGTGAACACTCATGCCACTGGCGTCGATAACGATTGATACAACCGGCATCTGCCGGGGGGCGATCCGCAGTTTCTGTACCTGTTCATAAGCTTCATTCAACCGCTTCATAGCCTCAATATCCCCCCCCCTATCCGGGTGGTATTCCATTGATAGCCGCCGATAGTTAGCCTTAGCTGTATCCATCAGTGCAGCCAGATGTTTCACGGTATCGAGGGGATTAAAATCCGGGGGGAGCGTAGTGATTGCTGGTGATAATTCAAGGGTTGAGAATATGGCAGGCAGCTCCATCGAGGATCAAATTAAATAAAAATAATGCTTGCATAAATACCGGAGTGGTATATAGATTTTATACGCTGTTATACACCAATGGAGATATTATGCCAAATGTGGAAAAGTCCAAAACGTCCCCCATTCCTGTAAGATTTGATGATGATGATATTACCTATCTCCGGCAGATGGCTACCGAGGGAGAGCGAACTCTTTCAGCGGAAATCCGCCGGGGGGTTAAGGGGCATATTCAGAAGCACAAGCGAATGAAAAGCTTAAGGGGGAAATCACCGCAATAGCTCCCTATAATGGGAATTCTCGTTCACACAGTCTCGTTTGTAGGCTCTGGGAATGTTGGATGTATAGGGTGTTAGAACAGATTTAATAACAACCGTCTGGAGAATCAAATGACAACAGAAACACCATCGATCTCGACTGCACTTGTATCAGTGAGCGATTTCGATACCAAATATCCCATCGACAAATACAACCCATTACTACCTTCCAAAACAATGGTGGAGAGCGTCCAGCGATTTAGTAAGCTGACAGTCGAAACCGTAGTGATCAACTCGGACCCCGACGCTCAAGAAGTTTTTACCCTTGGGAGAACCGAAGTAACAATAGGGGGCAAAAAGACATGGGTTGATAAGCTCTCGCCCACCAAAACCGCATTGGATAAACTCTGGTTCGCAATGGGCATTGACTCCGTTCCTGAAAAGAGCGGGCGCAAGGATGACCGGTCTGACCGGGACTACTTCGAGTATCTTATTGTTGGGCGGGTGACAAAACCTGATGGCAGCAAGATGGAAGTATCAGGCACCAAGAGTATTGATGTCCGCGCCTACGTCGAAGAGATGTTTGAGAACCTGACCCAGCAGCATGAGGCTAAAAATCTGGGTACATGGAGCGGCCCCAAAACCAAGCGGAAGCTAACACCGTTCACCGACGCCGAAGCTAAAGTACACATCGAGCGAAAATGCCGTGCTCGAGAGATCGAGATGCGGAAGCATGGTCTCCAGTTAGCTGAGACCGGCGCGAAAAATCGACTGGTCCGCCAGATCACAAACCTGAAGCCGTGGTACACTAAAGCAGAGCTGGAAAAGCCCTTCGTGGTTGCCCGGATCGACAGGAATGTAGAAGAGCTGGCCGCCGACCCTAAAACCCGCGCTGAGGTAATTGCCGCAGGGTCACATGCAACCGGGATGACCTATCCCGCTGGCGACAATCCCCCCAGTGGGATGCCGGGTGTTATTAATGCCGATTTCGATGACTCCCCAGAGTCTAATAATGATGATATAACCCAACCTAATGCTGATGACCTGCGGAAAGAGTTCGAGCTGCAATGTAAGGAAATGGACATAACGGCCCGTTTCAGGCAAATGGAGCATCTGATTGAATCGCGTCAGCTCAAGGCCAAAGGGACCGATGAAGTGCTCATTATCGAAGTCGCTAACTGGGAGAAGCGAAGCGGTGAGGATCAGGTGAAAAATCTGATGTGGGCATACGACCAACCAAAGCCCGACGGGCTACCACACTAAGGACTGCGAACCATGAGAATACTACATACGGCTGACTGGCATTTTACCGATGCCTTGGCCGACGTAATTGGTCCCGCCATCGACTTCATAGTCGCACAGGCTGAGGACATCAAACCAGAAGCCATTGTAATAGCTGGCGATCTGATAATGAAGCGGGGAATCATATCCCCACAGGAAGCTCTGATTATCCGTGAGAGCGTACTCAGATGTGCTGAGATTGCCCCTACAATCGTAATACCGGGCAATCACGACCTATCTAACCGCTATGACCGGGTTGATGCCGTGACGGGGCTACTGGCGCGATTAAAAACGGATGTACCAACACTGCATGATCGGCTATTGATAAGTTCAAAGCCGGGGCTACTTGTTAGCCCTGAATTACCAGATGTACGATTTTTCACCTTGCCTCATCCGTCCAAATACCTTTATCTGGCGAAGACCGATGAAGTGGAACCCCGCAACGTTGATGCAGAGCTGACCAAAAAGATGGAAGCTATCTTACTGGCAATCTCTGTCGAGGCCGGTGAACTCAAGGCAAATGGCAAGATACCGATCTTGGTAGGGCATGGCACGGTCAACGGCGGTGTGGCCGATAGCGAGAAAGTCCTCACGGCTGAGAATGATCTGGTCATCGACCGGCACTGGATAGGTGATCACTTTGATGCTGTGATGTACGGCCATCTGCATAAGCGCCAGAGCGTAGGATCAATAGTCTACAGCGGCGCACCGGCACCCATGACTTTCGGACAGGAAAAGATGATCCCCAGTTTCGAGCTCTGGGACCTCGTAGCCGGGCAGCATGTGCCTGTTGAAATCCCGGTGGCCCACCAGATGTTGACGGTGGAAGTTCCCAAGGAAAGTTTCAGCGATCTCAATGTTGACCCGGTGGATGTGGTATTCAAGGCCATCGAGCCAATTGCAATCAAGGATGCCAAGGTCCGGGTACGGATCGAAATCGCCAGCGAGCGGCGCAGCTTGATAGACATCCCGATGATTGAGGGAATGCTGGATAAGCGCGAAGTCCACAGTCATAAGGTAATGGTTGATACCGTGGACCCAATCCGCATCCGGGCAGAAAAACTGAACGCCGAAGGCGGCATGGATGACATGCTCACAATATGGTCAGAGCTGGACGAGGATCGAGCGGCCAGTCTCCCACTGATGAAAGAGATCAATCAGGCAGTGGCCGCCAACATTCCCCCAGATGTGCTCCATCAACTTCAGGGGGTCAACTATAAGCTCCAGCGAATCAAGGGGGTGAATTTCAAGCCGCTGATCGATGTGGACATCAACTTTGATGAGCTGGGCAGCATTATCTGCATCACCGGCCTCAACCACGTCGGTAAATCGCAGGTGGCTGAACTGGAACGTTTTGTCAACTGGAAGAAACTCCGCAAGGGGAGCCAGCTCAATACGGCTGTCCGGCTTGGCTGCACAGATACAGTGGTAACGAGTTGGTTTACAGCCAGTGAGCAGAACGAGACGGCTGTGCAGTACCGGGCCAGTCGAACCTTAAAGCTGGATAAGACGGGGGAGAAAGCCAGCAGCGTGATCACCCTCAGTAAGAAAGTTGGTGAGAGCTGGGAACCAATGAATGAGGGCGATTCCAAAGAAACCCAAATATCTCTTGAGAAACTGGTAGGCAGCTACAATATGTATCGGTCAACCCGATTTGGATCACAGCAGGATATTGATCGCCTGTGTGGCCTATCACCATCTGAGATGAAGGAAACTCTTCAAGAAGCTATGAACTTCACTGCCTTTGATCTTCGGCGCAAAGCCGCTGAGAATCAGTTGAAGGCTCTCCGTGGTGATTATGAAAATGTCACCATGAAAATGGAGAACCTGCAAACTGAGTTGGAGCAGGAAGCCGACATCAGGAAATCAATGACCCAGCTCGGTGAGTCCAAGGATCAAAAGGTTGAGCAAATCGAAACCCTGCGTACCCAACGGACTAAAGCTCAGCGCAAGATAGATGACGCTCGAAAGATCACGGATGATCGCACTGCACTGGAGACCCAGAAAGCAGAACTCGAAGGATCAGTCGGGACAACCTCAACATCGATTGTCAGCCTGACCAGCATCCTATCAAAAAAGGATCAGGTCACTGCTGGTATCCAGCGGCAAGCCGATCTCCAATCCAAGCACGATACTCAACAGGAACTTCAAACTGAGCTAGCCAACTTGATGCAGGAGTTCAGCACCGAACAGACTACCCTGCTCACCCAACGCAATGGCCTTCAGACCGCATCCACGAATCACCAAGGGGGTATCGATGCCATTCAAAATCAGAAAAATAACGCCGATGAGCAGCATCGGAATCAAGTCAGTGCGGCGAACCTTGCTGTTATAGGGGCTGAAGAGACCGCTGCACTAACCGCTGAGGTCCCCTGTATTGGCATGGACATCCAGAGCGAATGCAAGCTGCTGAAGAATGCCAACGAGGCCAAAGCTGAAATGGTCACATTAAAGCAGACCCATGATGATTTGGTAGCCAACCCCCCTGATCATTCCGAAAATGATCGGGTCATCAAGCAACAGGCTAATGCCAAGGCTAAGGTTGATACCGAGATCACTGAACTGACTGAGCAGATCAATGCCCGGCAGACTACCCATGAGATCAACCAAACCCAGTACGACACTGCCAAAACCGAGATTTTGACGTTGCGCTTCGATCTCAATAAAGAGAAAGAGCAGAATTGGGATGATGTTCAGGCAAAGGTCCTTGTGGCCGATACCGAATTGAAGAATGCCCAATCCAACCTGAATAAGCTGAACACCGATCTCGCTCAGGTAATTTCCAAGTTGGCAGCGATGGGTGAAGCCGTGGATACAGCTACCCTATCGCTCTCCGTGGATAGCCTGAGCACCAACATTACGAGTATTGAAACTCAGCGCGATAGTGTGGTTGGTCAAATTGGAGCACTGAAGCAGAGCCTCGAGCGACTGGATGGAATTCGAGCTGACCTTGGGGGGCTGGAAGAGACCAACAGATCAGGGCTGTCCCGGATCAACGCTTTCGTACATTACTTGGCCGCAGTCAGCCGGGATGGGATACCTTATTTGCTGATGGAGAAATCCCTGCCACGTTTCGCGGAATTCGCTAATGAGTTCCTATGTGTGGATGAAGGATTCGATTCAGCATTGCGGGTCAAGATCGATCCAATTAAGGATACTCAAGACGGGAAGGAAAAGGATGAAGTCGTGATCACGTTCAATGATGATCGTGGTAATCATCCACTGAGCGAAGCGTCCGGCTTCCAACGGGTAGCCATCGGCTATTCACTCAGGGCGGCTATGGCAAAGATTCAGGCCGAAGCCACCGGCGTAACAATCAATCACTGCATATTCGACGAGGGCTGGGGGGCATTTGATCCACCCAATCTATTGCTGGCCCGCCGCATGATTGAGAAGCTGGGAGCTGAGTTCGGCCAGTTCTTCTACATCACCCATGTCCCGGTATTGCAGGAAGTGGCTGACACCACAATCCATGTAATATCCGTCGATGGTGGAGCAGCCGTAGAGATTCTATGATAAGCTGCTTAAACAATGGGGGTGGGTCCGGCTGGCTCGTCCCCTTGGGGGGTCCCTATGACCTCAACGGATGACTCGTTTCCCTTGTTAATCTGGAGTGGATTATTCAAGGCGAAGCACTGGAAAAAGATGGGCAACGCCATCTGGTTGTTTGGTATGCTGATTGACAAAGTAACCAAGGAAGAGAATGGCAACGGCTACGTGCTTGGTGGAACGCCAGTCACGTACAAGACCTTTGAAAAAGAGCTGCCCATCACCAGACGCCAGTATCTGCGATACTTGGATATTCTGCGCGATGGAGATTATATCCACACCCGCAATACCCATCATGGGCTGACCATAGTTATCCACAAATCGAAGAAGTTTCACCGTAAGAGTGATAAAAAAGTCACCGGGGCGGAGACAAATTTGTCATCGGGTGGTGACAAAAATGTCACTGGAGCAGTGACAGATACGTCACCCTCTAATATAGACACTACAGAAGACACAAAAAAGACGAAGAGTGGAGACGAAGAATTTCAGGAAGTCTGGGTTATAATGCACAAGGCATTCAAATTGCCCAAATCGGCCTCTGGAAGCTACAAGAGCGACATCACTGCAACGATCCAAAGGCTAGGCATGGCTATCACCGTCAAAGCCTGTGGGGAGTTCCTGAAGCGCACAGAGGACCATCCGCCTGATGGGCGGGTTAAGTCCATGTCGAGTTTTTTCCATTGGAAGAAGATCGACGAGTATGTGGCGATGATCATGCCGGAAAAGAAATCCAGATTCTATGCCTGCCTTGGTTGTATCGAGCAGGTTAATGTGGTCAAGGTCGAGGAGCACGATAGGATTGATGAACAAATGCAAATGCCAGTCAATTTCTGTGAGGATCATCCAAGCCCACGATATGATGTGACCCGTACTGTCCTTGAGTGTAAGGATAAAGATATGTCTCGAGATCAGATTGGGACGGTATTGAAAGTATTGATCAAAAAAGTAAATGAGGATCGAAATAATGAGAATTCTGGCAATTGACGCATCCATAAACAATATAGGCTGGGCAGTGCTGGACACTGAGCAGGATATTGATCGAGGGGAAGGTCTACTGGGATCAGGGACTCTTCGCACGAAAATGAAGGGTGATGCTGAGCGGGTATTTGAGATTAAGGAACTTCTCTTGGAGCTCATCAAGCGGAACAATCAGGATTTCCCGGAAAAACCGCCGATGATAGATGTTGATCCAGCCGAGCAGCCATATAGTAAGCAGCACGAAGCTGTTATTCAGGCCCGCCGAATCGATGTGGTGATTATCGAGAAGCCAGAGGGATTTAGTTACGACCGAAATGTGAGCAGGCGCTCTGGTAAGTCGATGACAAAAAAATCATTGGGGCAGAATAATTTTGCCGTAGGAATTATCGCCGCCTCACTGGTGGGATGCGTTGAGCAAATTGAATTTGTGAGTGCTCAGATATGGAAGGGTAAGCAGCGCAAATCAGTTACCCGGAACATTGTGAATACCATCTTCAATCTAAAGCTTGAGGAGAAAAATAATGACGAATCAGATGCCATCGGGATAGGCTGCTGGAGAGGCCGCCGGTTGAAGCTGGATCAAAAAATTCAGGAGCAATCCAATGACTAAGGCCGTGAGAATAACCCGCAATTCAAACGGTACATATTCAGCGTACATCTTTAGTAATTGTATTTACACAGGGACCTATGATGAATGTGTCCGGGAGCTATCTTACCACGGAGAATATGTATGAGTGTCCCACATCCCCCAGCAATTACAATAACGCCAATCAAGGAACGGACCAGAGAATATTTTGCTGATCTTTTAGAACAGTGGAAAGCTCCCTACCCGCAGGGCCTTGGTGAAGAATCACTAGGGAATCTGCTACAAACTCTGGTCACTGACCCCGGTAAGGACCTCGAGACCATGAGATATAAGGATTGGATGTTCCTAATACACTTCATTGAAGAGCGTTACCGCACGGTTAGACGCCGGAAGCGATTAGTTGAGGAAGGGCAGCAGGCATGAAAGTTGTAATGGGCTGCCCTCATCCAATCAAGGAACCGGAGCATCTACCGCTCAAGGATGGGATGCCATATTGTGAGGATCACGAAGAATATTTCGAGGTCTGTATCTGTCCCAAACCGCATTCAACTCCAGAGGAAGACGGTTGGCTTATTGGGAATACCCCATCTGGGAAAATGGGCTACCCAACAGAAGAATTATATCGAGAATTGTCATTATGGATACAACGCCAAGGCCGGGAATTGGTATGCATAATCTGCAAGGGTGATGCTGCTTTCCCGGAAGGCCATATGGTCACTGATACGGAATCACAAGATTTAGTCGAGGCATTTTTTACGATCCATGCAAATTGTTGGATGAAAGGCAAAGGGTGATGAAAAAGCGGATCAATTTTATTATGGCAAAGAATATTGCCGACCGGTATGTGGAATTACTGAAGCCGTTCTGCGATAAGATTCAAATAGCCGGTTCAGTCCGCCGTAGGTGCTCACGGGTGGGGGATATTGAGATTGTTTGCATCCCAATGGAAACCGAAATCTCTAACGGTCTTTTTGATAAAAAAATGATCCGGGTAAAGGGCTTTGCAAAAGTGCTCTCTGATGCGGGCGCGGAAATTCTCAAAGGTGATCCCGGTACAGGGAAGTACACCCAATTTATGTTGAAAGAAAAGGTTCAGCTCGATCTATTTATGGCCGGGCATGATAATTGGGGATTCATCTACATGATCCGCACCGGGTCATCAGAATTCTCGCAGTTCATGGGCAAACGTTGGAGAAAGTGGGGGTACAAGGGAGTCGAGGGGCATCTTCATCGGCTGGACGCTAACGGCAATCCGGTGGAAAAAATGCCAACACCGACGGAAAAAAGCGTTTTCGATTTGCTGGGGATGGGAGTTGTTCCGCCGTCGAAGCGCAATCAAATGGGCCTTCCGCGATGAGGTCATTCATTCTGAAAACTTCGCCGGGGAAACCTACGGGAAACAGGCGTGTCTGGGGCTGGAACACCTTACTGCAACTCTGGCCTTCGGTTTTCCCGGCTCACTTTTCGCCATTCACTCGGGTAACATAATTAAGAGATTGTTGAAATGAAAGCAATAGCAAGGATTATTATAACTATGGATTGCCACCGTAATTGCAACTACTGTATAAATCAATATCCATCGGTTGTTGAGCAGGCCAATATAATATCCGGGCCGGGCAGCATACCCAGTTACGGCACTTATGTAATTACAGGGGGGGAGCCTCTTCTGGACCCTGATAAACTAAAATCGCTCATTGGCTCTTTGCGAACGATTAATCCCAGTTCGAGAATATATTTTCACACTACTCTATTCAATGGTGATCTGTTCGATGTTTTGAACATTGCCGACGGAATAACCCTCACCTTACATGACGATATGAGCCGTGCTGAATTAGTGAATTTTAAGTTAGTGCAAGAAAATTTTGGGATATTTGACAGGGGAGACCGAACCTTATTCCTGAATATTGGCGAAGGCTTCCGAGATACCGATATTGTTCAGTGGGAGCTGTGGGACCAGATCAAGCGTATGCGCTGGCTGGACGGAGATAATTTCGAGATGACGTTTGAGGATTTGTATATACTGGAGGATATAGAGGTTGTTGAAATGTTGAAGAACTATAAAATCGTGCTGACAGGAGTAAGAATAGAAACTGCTTTCGACTGGCGCATACTCAGTACCGATACTCCCAAGTGCGGGATAATCTACCATCTCGCCTACAAGATACACGATAGGATTGTGTGCCTACTGGCCGGGTCTAATTGGGGGAACGTAAAGAGACATTTTGTACTGGCGCAATATGGTCACTACGAGTTGGAAGCATATTTGGCGCTGCTGCGGGACCACCAATGGGAAAAGAGGACATTCTGATGGAAATGTATATTGATGACCCAAAAGTACACTGGATCATAAGATTATTTTCGTATTATTGGTACTCACTGGGCGTGATATTTGTAAGTGGTGTTTTTTGGATGCTGGTTATCCGGTTTCATTGGCACCTACTCAATATCGCCGCTCTTGTACTTACCGTAGGAGCATTTCACGGTATTATCACAGACACAATATTTTATAGGAGAATGAAAATCTGATGACTTTAAATAAATCCAAATATGAGCTAGGCCAAAATCTATATCGAGTCTTTTCAGATAATAGGGAAAGGGACTAAACAATGAGATGTGGAGACTGTATGAAATTCGTATCCTATGGTGAGGATGTTGAGCCTGAGATCACCAGCGAGGATATTGTGGACGGTCACTTGACTGGCGAGGTCCGGGTAGTGCTGGATTGTGCCGAATGCGGCGGCGAGCTGAAGGAAGCCAATATCGAATATGAAAAAGAAATCGAGCACGACTGCCGGGATTCTGAGGACGATGATGAATTGGAATTTGAGATTCAGGATACTTCGGCCACACTCGATAGTCGGTTGCAGGACAAGGACCGTCACGGGAAGCCGATTAAAAATTCCCGGTACATGAAAATGTTCTACGGGGCCGATATATCCACCACCGTCAAATGTATGAAATGTGGAGCGGATGACATCGAGGTGCAGGTGAGTGTCGAAGAGCAGGCCAGCTATTTCGAGGAGCTGCAATAATGCCATACATCGCATACATAGATAAAGAATTCACCGCCGTACATCAGTATATCATCGGTGAAGCGGTCGGTATTCTAAATGAGTATAAAGCACAGGGATTTCCGAATATGACCCTGAGACAGCTCTACTACCAGTTTGTCGCCAGAGACCTATTCCCTGAAGATCGCAGATGGAGCCGATTGCCAAGCGGCAAGTGGCGCAGAGACCCAAAGGGTGAGGACCCAGCGAGCACGAAAAATGCCGATCCGAATTATAAGTGGATGGGCGGAATAGTGAATGATGCCCGACTGGCTGGCGAGATCGACTGGGAATTGATGGAAGACATCACCCGAAAACTGGAGTGGAAGCATAGCTGGGATGATCCCGCCGATTTGATGCAGATCGCCTATGACCAATTTCATACTGACTGGTGGAAAGACCAGCAGCACAGGCCAGAAATCTGGATCGAGAAAGACGCTCTGACTGGTGTGATCAAGCCGACATGCCGAGCACTCGATGTACCGTACTTTTCATGCAGGGGGTATTCATCCCAGTCAGCAATGTGGAAAGCAGCGGAGCGAATGCGTGAGCACATGGAAAATGATCAGGTGCCGTACATCTTCCACATGGGAGACCACGATCCGTCCGGGATGGATATGAGCGATGACATCTCCAAGCGGCTCGATCTATTTCTGGGGCATGAGGGATATTATTTACATGAGCACTGGCACTTCAGGCGGATTGCCCTAAGCATGGATCAGATCAACGAACTGAATCCACCATCAGACCCGGCCAAGATGAGCGACAGCAGGAGAGCAGCATATATCGAAGAGTATGGCAGCAGGTCATGGGAGCTGGATGCACTTCCCCCAACAACCATGAGCGAAATAATCATGGACGCCGTTTCGGAGATAACTGATCCTGATGAGTGGGAAGCAGCTCAGGATCAGGAGCGGGAGTACAAGGCCAGCATGAAAGAAGCGATGGAAGAAATGGGCTATGGCACTGACGACGACGAAGAAGAGGATGGAAGCTAATGCGTGGGACCCAATTTCTTGAATATCTGAAAATGGATCGAGCGCCAAACCACGATGAAGAGGTGGCGCTAACCCATATCACCCTGACGGAGAAACTGAAGAAGATTCGGAAGGACTTCAGGAAAAAATCCTCCAAAAAGGGGCAACTGGACATCAATGGAGACGAAAACAAATGTACGCAATAACATTATGGCAGCCGTGGGCTACTCTGGTGGCAATGGGGATTAAGCAATATGAGACTCGGTACTGGTTCACTAACCACACTGGCCCGCTGGCTATTCATGCAGCCGGGAAACATAGTTTTCACAGCTATTACATGAATGCAGCCCAGACGGCTATCGTGGCCCCGGACCTGAAGGTCGAGGACCTACCGCTGGGGGCTGTTGTGGGCGTCGTAGAAATAGTCAACTGCCTCGAAATGACCCACCGAATGATCATGGAGATGAATGATACCGAGAAAATGGTGGGTGAGTGGATGGAAGGTCGGTACGCATGGAAATTTAAAAATATCCGCAAGCTCGATGTGCCAATACCCGTTCTGGGGAAGCAGGGACTGTGGAAACTACCAACCGAGATTGAGGTCCAATTATGAAACGCGAACTACCGAAACACATTCAGCGGAGCCACTACTCCCCCAACAGGGCAACCCGTCGCCGGGATGATCGGATTGAAAAGGGTAGCCCCGGCTGGATTGCACGCAGGCAAAAAACTGAGAGTATGGTACTCCGGGGGCCGGGGACAGTTGGCAACACGAATTGTCAAGCCGTGGCAGTATTCAGTGATTGCCCGGATGAACTAATGGACGCACTAATCCACAGGTATAACCAGCATAACTACTTAATGGAAGAAAGAGAACGGCTGAAGGCTCATGGCCGAAAAAAAATCCGGCTAATAATTAGAGCTATAGCAACTAAAATAAGGTTAAGACGACCATGATAACACATATCAACCAAGCCAAGATCGATGAAGTGGTCTGGATACATTCAATACAGGACGGCAGCTTCGGGATAGTTTGCTTTACCAATCCCGAGGGGGAAAAGAAAGTCTACATCGGCCCAGCAGCAGGCCGTGACATGGACCTTGACATTCGACATATCTATAACTACGGCTGCCCAATACTTGCTAAGAGCGTCGAAACACTTGCCAAGCATCTAGGGGTCATCGATGCCTGAGATGGCTGATATTTCATCCGGCCCGATAGGGGTGCCGGTGCATGGCAATGTCAGCGTCGTGGGTACTAGGGCATGGCTGCAATCCCGCTTTCCCTTCATCTGCCGCCGGGTGTGCCATACCTGTAATTCAATGGGATCGGTCAGGCTGATGTTGCTGGAGTGTCCCATCGTTATAATGAATGCCTATGCGATACTGGAGCCGAATCATTCAAAGGGAGAAATATCAAAACAACTGCGGTCAACGATGGCAGAAATCGTGACCCCCGAGATGGTAAGAGCGGTTGCAAAAGTAAGGAAGAATAACACATGACAAATGATAACAATCACTTCACGAACTGCTCAAGTCGTGATTGCAATGTGACGAGCAAGGCGCTGGCACCGGAATCGGACTGTCCTCATTGTGAGAATGGGAAGCGGGTCCGCGATCCTCAAGTCCCCAGCCTACTGGTAAAATCTATGGATGGGGAAACGGTCCAGATAGTGCCAGTCACGGCACCATTCTCTACCATCAAGGGGGTGGAACGCTACGAGCACATAATGATGGGTATGATGCAAAATATGGACCGGGATAATTTTTATGTCGATGACAGCGAATTCAATGATGTCCGAACCTAAAATTGGCATATTCACTGAAGCGGACCTTGCCCCCTTGGTGGTTCAGTTTCTGGAGCAGCAGGAGAACGAGATATTTCAAGAAGTGCGGATGGGTGGAATGGGGTCCCCGATTGTGGACATCATAGGGATGAAGGGACCTCTCCTACATGGGATCGAACTCAAAAAGAACCTAAGCATGACGGTGATCCGGCAAGCTGTTAGGAACCGGAGATATGTCCACTGCTCTAGCGTTGCGATTTCCGCCCGCCGCCATCCTGTCTTCAATCATGTGATCCGCAGTGATGATCGGGAGTTCGCCATACAGGTCTGCCGCGATTACAAGGTTGGAGTATTCGAGGTTTTTATGCAGGACGACAACATTGATCAAGTGGTCCCCCCCGTGATACAACGAGGCCATCACAAATATATAAAAAAGACCATTCTTCCCTTGATTACGGACAATCATCGTTTAACTTCCAATTACTCTAATGCTGGAACAAAAGGGGGTGGATATTTTACCCCTTATAAAGAGATGATCGAAATCGTCAAGAAATATATCGAAGCTCATCCGGGGTGCGAGATCGGCCAGATCATATCGCATCTTATTGAAGAGCACCACCAATCCCGCCTGACAACTATTCCACGAAAAGCCACCCTCATGGCTAACCTGAAGAAGATCGAGAGTAACTGGTGCATTGTGAAGCAACCAAGGGGCCAAAGGACCAATGCGTACTTTCATAGATAGGGTAATCAGACGAGGTAATATTTTGAAGAGATCAACATTCATATATCTTGGTACAGTCGGAGTGGCGCTGTTGAAAGTGCAGCTCCTGCTTGCCAAGGATAAAATAGCTGCTATCTTAACTCCAATGCAGGAGTGGGATAAGTGGGCCACCGATGAGCAGAAGGAATTCGCCCGCCGATGTATCAGGTATGGCGAGCAGCAGGACCCAAGGCGCGGCCATACACTGGCCGGGCTGGCATGGATGGAATCATCTCTGGGATTGAAAGAGGATCACGGTGAGCCATCCTACGGGGAATTCGGTATGTCACTTGGCACAGCTAATCACATCCGCCAGAAGCTCCGAAAGAATGCTGACCTTGGCGATCTGGAAGACTGGGATGATGCCACGGTGATCGACCTACTGGAGAACGATTTCGAGTATGCAGCAGACCTGACCCTGTTCCTGTTCGAGCATCACCGGAAATGGTTCATCGATAAGAAGTACAGCGAGCATCAGGCATGGAAATATGCCGCCCAGAAATATGCAGGCTGGAAAAAGTGGGCTATCCGAAAAACCTACGGCGATGTATTCAATGCACGGGTCAAGTTTCTGAAAACAATCAAAGTAGAGGTCGAGGATGGAAATCCCCCTGATAGGTAAAAACATGAAGCTATTCAAATTGAAAATGACGAGGCCATTATGGAGCATCTGAATCACGATCCCTGCGGTGAAGCAGGGTGCATATATTACCACCCAGAGGCGCAGGATTATTGTAGGGTTATGGAGTTTGTCTGCCCCTACAGCGGGCTGGCATTCAAGAAACTAGGGGACATCAAATCAGCAATGCTGGCATGGAACAGGGCTGGAGTGATTGACCATACCGGGGAAGGTGAGAAGTTCACTATAATGATCAGCGCAAGACCCAAGGATGTCAAATTTCTAACCGAGCAGCTATCCAAACGCCTGCCACTGGGAATGAAGATCAAATTTAAAACCCTGCCAGTCTGGAGATGCAGGATAAAAAAGGTACAGATAATATGAAATATTATTACAATGAAGACTACGAATCAATTTTCATATATCCCGACAATTGGTGGGACGTAATTCGTATGTGGCTCACTTGGTTTCTACATCCTTCATTCAAATTAACTTGGAAGGACCAATTTCAGATAGGGAAAAAAAGCAGCCATACCATCGAGAGAAAATTAAAAGAAACAAACTACCCCCATGAGGTGTCAGAATGAAAGCAGTACCAGCTCCCAAGGACATCAAATCTGGAGAGGTTGAGCCGGTTGAACCAGAGGATGTTGAAAAGATTGTGGATACTGTGGATAAGACAGTATCTAACCTCGACAAATTACGGGGAAAAACTGGTGACAATTCTGTCACTGGCCCAGCGACAAATATGTCACCACACCGAAGGAAGAATGGTCATGCCTAAGCCATTAAAAATGGGGCAGTCAAAATGAACGACAGAGCAGAAAAAATCAAAAAAATAGACGAAGCCTTAAATCTTTTCTATTCTAAATATTCGGTATTGTATAATATCTCAGTTCGTGATGGGCTTGTTAAAATATTGCGTCCAACAAAAACTCAACTCCAAACTGAACTATCCGCAGCACAGCAGGAGATTGAACGATTGAGAGCCTTGGTTAAAAGCCCGAAAGGCCCGAAATGTGAATGTGGGAGCATTGACGTAGAAATGCATGGGGGCGGATTTCAGGAAGCAGATGCCAGTAGGGGGCTACCAGAAATGGATGGCTATCAAATGGGATGTAATAGTTGTGGACTTGTATGGCATGAATAGCGGCACTAGGAAAGGCTTGAGAGATGTGTAAAAACTGTAAAAAAGAGTATAATCGTGGATTTCGTGACGGTGAATCAAAACAGGCTATATTAGAACTTCAGGGGCGTGACATGTACTTAGATAGTGTGACAAATGCTGCCAATGAATTATTTGGCAAAGGCAGTGCGCAAAAACTAAAAAGAAAAATCTATGAAGTCCATACAGCAACACTAGGAAAGAGGTGATTAAAATGAGAAATATCCTACTCTCCTATCCCAAGAGCGGGAAAAATCGGCTGGAACTTCTGCTGATATTATTCCTGACGCAGTACATCGGAACGGCCAGTCCGGTAGGCTGGAGCTGGTTGCGATACTGGGTCAAGGTTACACATTTCGGATTTCATAACATCAATATTCCCGATCTACCAGAGATGACAAAGCCAACACAGTACCCGATAGGGGCTAACATCAATATTCTATTGCGCGATCCCGTAGCGATCCTGTGCAGTATGTACCGCTGGTATAAGGTTCATCCCCCAGAGGACAGTTATTTCAAGAGCCTGATGGAAGGGGGGCTGACACTGGATGACTACGCTCTCAGCGAGTGGGGAGTAGAAAGGCTGATTAAGTACGCCCAGATGCTACAAATGCTGGTGGAGCAGTCAACGAAGCGCGAGTACCTGCTGCGGTTCTATAGATATGAGGATACCTTCAAGCCGTTCTTCATATTTCAGGACATCCCCCGGATACTGAATCTGGACTACCGATTAAATGAAATGGAATGCCAGTGGATAATTGATCATAGTTCTGTGGAGTACGTGAAAAGGGTACTGACAATGAAGCGGCCCCCGGACGGATACACCAATGATATTATTGCAGGGATCAAGATTGGAATGCGGGGCGGCCACATTCAAATTGGAGACCCGGAAGGGCATAAGGATGCTCTCAGCCCGGACGTAGAAGCTGCGATCAGAGACTTAACCAAAGGAACAATATTATGAAATTTCACAAAAAACAATGGCCGTCGATCAAGACATGGTGGTCAGCCATCTCAAATGGGATCGCGGAGATACGGTCAGAGCTCTTAGTAATTACTGCGATACTGAAGGCTATAGGCCAGTATGAATTCGAGCCGCATGGCAGGTCCTGTGGCAACTGCGTTTTTGCCTACCGGGATAATGGGACAGTCAAGCAATGCCGCATCAATCCCCCGACGGTGAGCATTGTGGCGCAGACAACGCCGACTAAATTGGAAGAGATTTCCGGCTGGCCGAGAGTCAGTACCGAAGACGGTTGCGGTAAGCATAGGGGGTTTACCAAGCAATGATGGAAAACATTCATGCCGAGGTAGTGAACGGGATTCAGAAGTTCTACTTCAATGATCTGGACGTGACACCCTTCGCCACTGGTCCCAGTCCCAGCACCGGCCAGAAGCAACGGTATCCGGGTAGGTTCATTTCCTACCTGAACGCTCATTACCCGCTCGAGGGCCAACGCATACTGGAGATGTTCTCCGGGTCCGGGGAGCTGAAGGAAAAGTATGGAGCCATCACCACGGACATTCGCTATGAGACGGGGGCAGATATTGTATGCCACTATGATAGTTTACCCACTGACTCCCAGTATGATATTATCATGGCTGACCCGCCGTACAATGCAGGCTACTCCAGCGAGTGGACGGAGCATGGCGATCACCTACCGAGACCGATGCGGATTCAACGCGAAGCGGCCAAGGTATTGGAGATAGGCGGATTGTGTATGATCATGCACATCATTCAGATACCGGCCTACAATGAAAACGGTATGGAAGCCGTGGCATACCACCCCCTATTTGTGGGACCCAATAATGCAGCCCGGTTGCTATGCGTAGCCAAAAAAGTAATGGAATTCGACGAGGCTCAGAAAAAGTTTAAGGGTACTGAGAAAGAGGTAATGCCGAATGAATCCAGCGGCAACCAGATAGGGATATTTTGATGAGCTTATGTGAAGAAGGCACCTACACCCTCGAGACCTGTCATGGGAAATATTTCCATTTCGTACATGGTCCCCTTGACGGTATAACAGGGAGAGCGTGTCCCGGTAAGGCTGCCTCCATAATGTTGGGCAAATATACAACTATATCCTTCGATATATTTTGCGAGGGGGAATATGCCGATGAAATTTTCATCCGTGATGCCAATCAGCAATCAGAGGAGCGTGAAACCCTGCATCATATCTATGAGCTAACCGATCCGGTATCAGGATTGTATGACTATCGAGGGACCGAAGTATGAACCATCTGACAACGAGCCATAAGAGACTGAATTTAAACCGGGTGATCTGCTCACAATGTCTGAGGGCGATTCGGGTCAGTAAAGAGGGAAAACTTCATAAACATGCCAAGACGGTGGGGAAGCATACTCTCTGCCCAGCGTCTGATACCAAGCCGGAGCAATGGCAATGAAGTACAGCCTCTTCCTGAAGCTTGCCAAGGAGATCACCGACGAGGAGCGGGATAATTACACATTGCTCGAGGCGATGTTCAAGATGAATAGGCCCTGCATCGATGCGGTGGAAGGTGACAGGGTAATGATCACGGCCAGAGGGGCAATCAATAAGTGGGTGGCGCTATCATCATTGAGGATCGACAGCGGGGGTAATGTATATCTACTGAAAAAGAAGTACCGGGATAAAACCGATACGGTTGATACGAAGGCCCCTATCGATGACCCAGTGGATGACAGACCTGAGACGATTGAGGAGCCTGATGAGACGAAACCACCGGCATTCGATCCAGCTACTTACGATCCAACAACATTCGATCCGATCAACGCCACAGCAGAGGAAGGGCGCAATATCCTAATCTACAATGAATGGTTAAAAACAGAAGGTAGGGCAGATGAGCAAATCGTCCCGTTTTGAGTATCAGCAAAGTCTGGTGATCCGCCGCATGGCACGGGGAGCCAAGTTACGCTCGATACAAGGCACAAGATTTCGACTGGGTAAGAATACCGTGATCGATGAGGTCGTAGTGGATACCATGCTCGCAGAGGGGAAGCTGATAGCAGGTGGCAATGGTTACTATAGTTTGGGCAATATCAAGGTAGGGGACATCAATGGCTAAAATTCGCAAAGTGGACATCCTTCCAAAATTCAAGGGTGACGAGGGCAAAGAAATCCCTGAGCATACAGTATGGGAAACCCACCTGATGTATAGTCCCAAGAGCAAGCTCTTCTACATCGCTGCACCGGAAGAGTGGAAGGACTTCAAGCCAACCAACCCAGAGATCGCGGAATTGATGGGCGGCATCTCGGTTAGATCAATACATACCCGCGAGCCAGCTCTTGTTGGTGAGATCGAGAAAGCTGTCATCGAAAAAGCGGAGCTCTATTTTGGGGCATTCCTACTGGAGAAACCTCAGATAACCAAAGTCATCCTCTATATATTCAAATACAGCAGGGGTAAGGATAGCAACCATTATGAGCATGAGAGATTGGACGAAGTAAGTCTCGATTTTATTATATGTGAGCGGCAGGAGTATGGCAGTCTGGTGACTTATACCCAACCCTACACATACGGCGGCCCTATGAATAATGAATACACAGGCCAGCACGATTATACACATTATGTTGAGGGTGGTAATCCCCGTGGGGACAGGCAGTTTGGCTACAGCGATGGTAAATACCGCTGGATGGAATGGACACAGGAGCGAGAGGATTATTTCACCAATCTCAGAGAGGGTATGCGGAATCTGATTGAGCTCATGGTCCGAGTTACTGGGGATAGCGATTCTTTCCAAGCCTTAATCGATACAGGTGGTGCGAACCTACTGGGGACCGGCAAAACTAACATAGGGGAAAGCGATGAACACGATTGAGATATTGAAGCAGTATGCCGACGACATTGAAGAAACGGCAGATATGATCCATGCAGGGAACGTCAAGTTTTCCAGCGATGCCCCTGATAAGCAGCGGGAAACAAATCTAATCCAAACCTATCGCTGGTGGAGCGGGTGTATGCGACAGGCCGCATGGTTGCTGGAGCATCATCTCGCAGAACATGCCAAGCGATACATGGGAATTGGGATTGAGAACTGGACCGGCCTGAAGGATATTGATGGCGATAAACTAAATTTTGAAGATGTTGTCATGCAGCCATCGCTGGATGATACCCCGCTCTACTATATAATAAAATTTATACAGGATCATGGCTACAGTAAGATAGCCAAGATCAGCGGCAATAATCATACCGACATCGGGCATGAAACCGCTGCAAAGCTGAAGCGCATAGGTCCGGGGAGGGATCACCCAGAACTGCTAAAATCAATCATAGGGGAAAGCGATGAGAATAGGTAATCATGAATATAAGGGAGTCGAGGTCTGGTATCAGGATAATACCGAGCAATGGGAATGCGAATTAGCAGGTGCCAAAAATCCCATCTACGGCAGGGAGAAAATCAAGGACGTGCGGAAGCGCATCGATAAGTTCATCAAGGTTGAAAAGGAATTTGACCGCTTTGAGGCAATCATTCTCACCAATCCCAATTTCCGCGAACAGGCATTTAAAATTGTAACCGTGACCTCACAAACCGAGGGTGGCGAATACTGGACTATCGATACAAAGAAAAAGCGTAGCAGAGAGAGTGGCAAGCAACTGGCGCTGAATACCCCCGAGAACCGAGAAGTGGTCAAGCGGGTCACAGATATGAAGGCGAAAGCGAAAACATTGGATAAAGAGGCCATCAAACTGAAATACTCCATTGCTATGGAAAAGGATGATGATGAGCCAGCTTAGTGATCAGGGCAAGATGGTACTGGAAGAGTGGGGGGTGGAGATACTTCACGACATCACTTTCGATAAGCGGTATAAAATCGATCCTGAGACTGGTCTCCCGATAACCAATAGTCAAAAAACCGGGATCATCGATGTCTACACCATTGGAGTCATGCAGGATAAAGCAGCGGGGATCACCGGTGGACCATTGGAGTGCTCGCCAGCTTTCAAGGATCAGCACAAGGCACTGGTCTGGGCGGCCAAACACGAATATACCATCAGTCAGGAAGTCACATGAGTAAGTATCAGGATTTACTGGGCTGCTTAGATGTCATCATGGAGATGGACATCAACAAGTACACCATCCTGAAGGGTTGGGAAGAACTACCTCACCCGTATGTGCTCCACTTGGCTGACAAAGCGGCATGGGTACAGACTGGCTCGCTGCCCGGCAATGGGGCATGGCTGGACTTTAGCATAATGAGATGTGATACTGAGGGCAATCTCTATCTGAAAAACTGGAAGTACAAACAGCAGGGGGGCGGTTAGGGAATGAACAAAAACGACGTTGACACTCTCGCCCAAGCATTAGTATTCTCAGAGAGTAACGAAGAATTTGTGGCAAAGCTACTCGCAATGGACCCACGAATCCCAATCGAAGTAGAGGCTTATGAGGTGGTCGCGGGGAATGATGAAGCCACCAGACTTAGGTTCGAGGAATTAATGGCAGAGGAATATGGCCCCAGGTGGGTTCTGTCGAAAGCAGCAAGTGCAGGCCGAGGTATAGGGGGTAGAAATAAACAACTTTGGGATCAAGCCTATAAGGAAGTTCGAGCATGAGAATCAATGATCAGCTCAATTTCGATGTGGCCGGGAAGACTTGCGGGGACTGTGTATTTGCCAGTGAGCAGGGCTGCATCATTACCCGCTGGCACCGGCGGAAGGTCACTGATAAATCCGTGGCCTGCTCGGAGTATGTAGGAGATTTACCACAAGAACCTTTGGTGACAATGACTTTGAGAGAGCTGGGATTCAAGCCGGACCCGAAAGCCGGGCAGCATCTCCAGCTACTGGGATTCAGAAACACAACAATCGAACTAGGAGATGGAGAAAATGACCGGAACATCCGAAGTAACTGAACGCGAGAAAGAAACCGCCGGATTCGTAATGGACCAACTGGAGTTGATCCGCATGAACCAAGGGATCGAGGAACTGAGCGCAGACCTAAACACTATCCGGGATGAGAATCCCCGGATATTCGACATCATTGCAATTTGTGTACGCCGGTTGATAGTCGATGGTGTCCGCAAAGGATTTGCTGGCGCGGGTGGCCGGGAAGGTATCGAAGGATTGAGGAACGATCTGGTGCAGTACGGTATCCTTACGACGACTGGCCGGAACAATCTGGATGAAGCCCTCGATGAATGCTATGATGGGGCCTACCTGATGGGGCAGAACACGAAGACGGTCGATCACGATATTGAGGCAGACTGGCGGGTCGAATTCTACAAGGCGATCCATGAGGCCAAGACCCTCAGAGCGATTTACAGCAGGTGATATACTAATTTAGTATTTATTAGTAGGTAATTAGTATTTGCGGCTCATGGGTGAGCCATAATTCACTTAAAAGTTAATTACAGGAGATAAAACCGATGGCGAAGAAAAAAACAGTCGATCAGTTACGGAAAGAGTACCTGAAGCTAGCTCATGGGATGCAGGCCGGGGTTGCGATAATGATGACCCATGATCATAGTTCCACCACGGCGAAGAGTATGCGTACCGGCATCAATACCGTTATGTCCGATCAAGGCGCACTGGTGGCGTTACTGATCGAGAAAGGTATCTTCACTGAAGAAGAATACTACGAAAAGCTGATCGAGTTCATGGGCAATGAAGTCAAGGGGTATGAGAAGAAAATTTCTGACCGTACCAACGGCGCGAATATCAACCTGATATAGTACCAGCTACTATCTCGTTAGGGGGAGATAAATAGAATGATGGGGAACTTCCAGAAATACTGTGAGGAGAAGAATATTTCTCCTCACGAAGCCAGATTAATGACTGCACTGGCCGCCGGGGGGATCAGGCTGGACAGCGAGCGCATGAAAAAGGTCATGGGATTATTGTCGCTTATTCGGCTGGACAGTTACGATAAGATGATCACCCGACTTGAGGAGTGGCAGGAAATTGCACCAATGGGAGACCTGCGGGAGATTGTCATATCACAAGTTGAGACCCTGAAGGAAATCGTAAGTCAGGAAGGTCTGCGCCTTGGCCGCCAGTGGGGGGAACTTCAGGTCAGAGACGATGACTCCGACGACGAATCCATTCCAGTTTCGGTACAGGGCTTCGTGGGTTATAAGCTGGGGGATACTATCTACATCGAAATGGATAATGAAATCGCTGCTCGGGAGATCGAAAATTTCCATGCCCGGACAACCTTCAAACTCAGGAACGGACATTCAAAATGAGTCCTACCCAATCGTCGGAGCCGATTGGAAATGGAGCTATTCAAGAAACTGATCCATCAAGTAAGGTAAATCAATAAAATAGGGAAATCACATGAATAAGGTATTTGATATTCATCTCACGGTGGGCAACTCCAAGATCGTGCTGAAGGGCGCGAGGGAAGTGAGCATCATCGAGTCATCAGTTCCACAACAGATAACTGCCAAGGCTCCACCCGGCGGGAAGACCACATTCACCAAACAACTGGTGGATGAGAATGATCCCAGCCGCAGTATCGGGGTCACTATCCATGAGTTCGAGGATGCGGCGTTCAATCTAGCACCAGCGCCATCAGATTCGGGGGAGTGATATGTCTACCAAGAGACCCAATCAACAGATGGATGAGAACTCCCTAGAAGCCTATAAGGACCTTGATAAAGAGGCCCGCGAAAAAGTGGTATTGGGATTGTTCATCAAGGGTGGCACCTATACTGACCGGGAAGCCGCCGAGAAATTATTTGGCAGTCATCACCATCGCGCATTAGCCCAGCCGCGAATCTCTGAGATGATCAAAGCGGGCATACTGGAGAAAGTTGGTAGCAAAAAATGCCAGTGGTCAGATCGTAAGTGCCGACTGGTGAAGCTGCTCGATGCCAACAAGCCGAAGGCCAAACGGAAGGCCAAACCGAAGGCTGTTAAGCAGGAACCAGCTACCCCGCCGACATTTGAGAATGGTGAAACCGTCAGGCTCCCGGTATTCGGGAGAATAACCGCACTGGCACCACCCTATGCAACGGCGTTTGTACCTGATGGACAGAAAAGGGGTAAATGGCAGGGGCTTATCTCGGACCTACGCCAGACAGGAGAAACGATCTAATGACATCACCCACTCAGCTAATGGCCGAGCAATACCATGAGGCACAGGATAGAATCCAGCTTCTCCTGCACAAACTCAGAACGAACTTATGGTTCACAGACGATCCGGGTCAAATCCAGGGGGCGCATATCATAGCCCTGATGTTTATCGAAAGGCGGCTCCTGGAGCTCACGAAATATGTGCAGTACCACGGCGGTAAACCAGCCTCATCCCAGATCGTATGTGGATACTGCAAGGATAATTCCCCGGCCATACTGGATCAGGATGGGGTACTATCAGGCATATCCAAAAAGCCGGGCCGGTGGGCACATGCCAACACTGATGGTCACTGGGGCTGCAACAATCCCCCGACTCCGATACCGGGACCGGTCCCGTATCTATTCGCCAATGAGATGATAGATTTTGGTATTGCCAGTGAATGCACCGAAGACGACTGCGAAGGGCGACTGGTGCTCGATGGAGTATGTACGTGGTGCGGGAAGGAATATCCCGGCCATCAGAGCGAACTCAAATTCCCCAAGGGGATGTTCGCAGATGACTATGCCCGGCGGCGGGAGAATACCAACGGATCATAGAATCTTTTAACGACTGATTGCGAATCAAATATCTATGGGAGGATATTTCAATGAAAACCAAAACACTAACTAAGCTGCTACAGGACAAGCTGAACATTGCTGCCACAAAAGCATTGGGAGAGGTCGTCCGCGAGATCATTCGCCGGTTCAAGCAACTGTATAAAGCTCAATACTTCAACCTGTCAACCGACCAACCCGCTGACGGACAAAGGGTATGGCTCAAGATTCAGGGGGCCGGGAGACCAGTATTTGCGATCTATAATGCCAAGCGATTCAAATACTTCGAGACGGATACGGAGACTCACTATCCCGGCAATTACCCGGACAAGGAAGATACTTGGACACCGGCGAAGGCACCGGGGGAGTTAAAATCTACCCGGCGATTCCTCGAACATAAGGGCTATGACGACCATCGCCTGTCGGATAATCTCCGCAATGAATCCGAGATAACGCTTGCACATCACTGGGTCAAAAGGAATACGGATAATGGTAAGTACGGATTTCTCAAATACCTAATCCCCGAGCCAACCCAGCGCGATGCCAAAGTAGCTGCCACGATCATTCAATGGCTGGGGACCAATATAGGACTGGCATTCTTATCTGAAGCGGTCAGGGAGAGCACCCAATTATCTAACTTCCTAAGCCGGGCCGTTGGTTACAAAAAGCGGGTGGATACTCGATTAAATGCGGAAAAACTTCGCACAAAAGTCAGGGCTGTCCTGAGTTACATGGAAAAGCACAATCCCGAGGTAGTCAATGCGGAGCCGGGCAGTGATGAGATGAATATCCTGCTGATATGTAACGACCTGAGAACCCGGTATCAGCTACCGTGGCTGGACCCAAAGCGGGACCGAATCAATGGCTGAATATCCAATCACAATGACCGCCAAAAGTGTGCGGGATACTATGGAACCTGACACCAGTATCCAGAAGACCCAGACCCGCCGGGTGATCACCATCAAGGGGATAAAGGAAATAGGGAAGTGCAAGGAATGCGGCCACATGAAGACTGGCAAGGCACGATTCCCATTACCGGAAGATGTGGACCTGTCTGAAATATTCGGCCCCCCAATTGTAGTCAGGGGGAAAGCACAATTTATATTTCTGGGGGATAAGGGGACCTATACAGTCAGGTGTCCCTACGGAGATATTGGCGACAGACTCTGGGTAAAAGAGACCTTCGCCTTTGAGGACGGTTACAATCACTACCCCCCATCGATGGTGCCTGAAGGTACGCCAGTATTCTACCGTGCGAACACTGATGAGGATTGGAAGCGCCAGTCCAATGGCAAGCTTATAGGCCGCTGGCGGCCACCGATGTTTATGCCAAGGTGGGCAAGCAGGTTGGAACTAGAGACTGTCAATATTGATGTCCAGCGGATTCAGGATATTACTGAAGAGCAGGCCAAAGCTGAGGGAGTCAAACACAGGGGGCATATTGACAAAGTGATGCACTCGGATGAACCGCAGGGAGCGTACACCTATGTATTTCATTACAAAATATTATGGGACATCATCAATGCGAAGCGTGGCTACCCGTGGGAGTTGAACAACTGGGTATGGGTGATCACCTACATGATGGTATCGCGGAAACTGGAACCGGAAGAGAAATAAGATTAATCTGTTGACCTTAGAGGAGTTTTAGCATGGAAAAAAATAACAAAACAGTGCTGGCCGTGGGTCAGATAATCAGTGGCCTCATTGATAAGGTTGCTGTTGCATCCCAGAAGGGTCCATTAGGCCCAGTGGGGGATCAATTCTATAAAGATACGATGAACGAAATTAAGCCGGTTATGGAACTGGCAGAGACAGGTCGAATCACTTCACTGCCGGGCGATGAGCCGCACAGAACTATGGCGCAGGTTCATAACGAGGGCCAGTTGGAACTTATGGACAGGACCAAGAAACATATTGAATCCCGGATGAGTCAGATCAAGGGGGAGATGGTATCATCATTTTGCGATACCGAAAAAGCGCGGGCAGCTCTCAGAGAGTTGCAGATAACTTGGAACATCATCAACGGCAACGACCTATAAGGGGCACCGAAATGCTTAGAAAAGTAGTCAGCACACGGACCTACCGACCAGAGCGCACATCCGCTGGTGCATTCAATATTGTGGATACTCTGGAGTGTGGTCATCGGGTAACGAATAAGGGATCAGCAGGCTATGCCAACAAGCGACTGTGCAGGCACTGTACTGATATGAAATCAGGGGTCAGCAGATTTTCATCGATGGGTGATGTCATAGAGAACTGGGACCCGGAGACTGAGATGCCAGTCAGGCGGATGATGACAAAGCGCACCGGCAGGGATCGCATCGTACCGATCCGGGAAGGCTGTGATCCGCAGTATTTCATGGAATACAGCCCCTACCGCCGGTACATAGATCGGAGAGCGCGGGAAATGAAGGATTTTGTGTGCAGTAGAGACGACATCAAGATTGCGGCAATCGATCCACCAGAGGAGCGCAGGACGACAATAACTTCATGGCTCTGTGAGTGGTGCCACAACTTTGGGAGCAAGTTTATAGCTGAACATCCCACCGAATGCAGAGTAGTCTGGTGCCATCATTGTAAAACCGAGACATGGCATCATCCAATAATGAAAACAGATCGGCGGGACCGGAGATATGGGAGTACGTCTGCTTTGAGGACATTCACCCAGAGCGATTAACAATAAGGGAGTATGATTATGGCAGGAATTTACAGGCTGGTTCAATTGGGAGCGAAAGCTGCACAGGATGGACTCGATTGCGAGGGTGAAATCAAAAGGAATAACTCACCGTGGCCGAAGTAAAGCATAGATCACTGGCGAATATCACCGGCTGCTTAGCGGAAGCCTGTCACCTTCAGGAGAATTGCTACAGGAGCACACCGCCGCTGAGTGAGCATCGGAACTGGGATAAATTTTACAGGGGGCTGAATGATTGCCCTATGTTCATCGATAAAGGGAAGGTGGTAAACAATGGCAACTCCAGCAGTGGACACGCTTTACGGGCTACATAACAGTCAGGGGATATTAGTATCGTATGGGCCGGATGAAAAGCAACTATGGACTACTGAGATACAGAAGAGTTCCCCCGAGTTCATTTTCAACAAGGATAACTTGCACGAATTTGTAGCTACCGCAAGCGAATTAATGAAGGCTGGTTGGACAATGTACGAATACAAGAGAGTGAGATAACAATGAAATGGCCGACACCGCAGCAGATTAATCTCCAGATCGCCAAGATACTCGGATACACAATATGCGAGTGTGAACCCGGTCCAGTAGATTGGGATAAGAATGATCCCGAGGTAATGATCTGCGAAGTATGCAAGGGAGCGGTGGCCCATGAATTCGATTGGACGACGGATCGCAACCATGCCGCGAAATTACCAGAGCCGATAAATGAATGGCATATATTCGGCAAGGTATTAATCGGAATATACTCGAAGTTCATTGGATGGGACGAGACCGCCAATGGCAGATTTCCCTACCAGACAATAATTGCAGAGATATTATTTAAAGAGCCGTGGATCATGCCTTATGCTTGGGTAGTGACTAACGGCTGGGAATGGGACGGCGAACAATGGTGTGAGGTAAAGGGATAAGTATGGGCCGTACTGCATGCCCTCAAGCACCGTGTTGTACATCGTGAAACCACCGAATAAAATTTGTATCCAGTGTGGGATCGCCTTCCGAGTAAACCCAGCCATTGTTGCGACTACCAAATACTGCTCGATAGCATGTAGAAGGAAGGGATTAGGCGCTCGGAGAAACGCTTGGCGTTGTAGTAATTGCGGTCGTCATGCCGATACACCTGAACTAAGATCAAACAGCTACACTGCAACGCATTGTTCTCGAGAGTGTCAAATGGCGGTAATTGATAAAAAGATCGCAGCGTTTCGGTGCCTGCGGTGTGGTGGACCAATAAGAAATATTACAAAAGGTATTAGATATGGAATTGACAAGAGAATATACTGCTCACCCAAATGTGCTAAATGCGCACCAGAGCAACCCACGCTTGTCAGGGGGAATTGTCAAATTTGTGGTCAATTCTTTTGGAGAAGGTGGTCCGTTAGTGGGCTGGGAAAGCAGAAAGATAGGGGGAAATACTGCTCTATACCGTGTAGGACAATAGCGATGAGGATGTACCCCAAAGGGACAACCAGTGCGAGGGGTATTCTTACTAGGCACACCACACTAAAGAGGTCTGAAGTCCCTGACGAATTAGTTGAGATTCAAATGCTGCACACGCAGCTTAAACGAGAAGCAAGGGAGGCACACAATGCCTGACAACGAAGTTAAAGTACAGGAAGTCAAAACAATCAACGATCTGCGCAGTATTCTACTTGAGGAAATCGAGAATCTACGGAGTGGCAAAACCTCACCAGCAGCGATCAATGCCATCACCAATGCGACCGGAAAGGTTATTTCCACCCTCAAATTGGAAATGGACTATGCGAAAATGACAGGCATCAAGCCCAATGTTCTAATGCTAGGCGGAGAATCATCCAATGAATCTCAAACTCCCCCAGCAAAGTGATCACGTAGCTGCTGAGGGGGGGGGTGGGAAGAGGATAAAAGCAGATGATAATCATTGAGCAGGAAATAATACTGATAATCGAGGGGTCACTTGCTAAAGATACAATCAGTCCTCTATGTCGATCTATTTTGGGGGAACGGTTAATTGTTGCCAAGGGAAAACATTCAAGAATGCGGCGGCGATTGCGAATATCACGGGATATAAAAAATGCGGAGACAGTTCTCCGCAACAAAAACGAGGTACAAAATGGGAAATCTGAAATTGCCAGCCCAAAGTGACCACATAGCCGCTGAGGTAGGGCGGATACTCATGGAAGCCATTGAGACAACAATATTTAACGTGCCAAGAGCAGACTTCGTGAAAGCCGGTATCCAAGCTGACATCTACCAACATGCAATGACCGAGATGGCCGAAACAATTGAGTTGGGCCGGAAGGGTGTGGCACTGGAAGAGATGCTGACCAAGGGCGGTCAGGTTGGTCTGAAAAAGAAGGTCATGGATATATTTGACGAGACCGCAGCACAGGCTAATCCTTGGGAATGGATGGTCAATAAGATAGGGGAACTGGTACTCCCGGAGTATTCCCAGACACAGGCGACGAAGATTGAAAGCCAGCAGGCGGACATCACCACGTTGCTCGAGTTGCTGACGGAGATTGAAGAGCTGCACGGCTATTATCTGGAGCATGACAAACTTACATTGAAGAGGATCGCAACAGTGAAGGAAGGTATCGGACAATGAAATGGTTATGTATAGTCAAGCACAAGTGGATGGAATTCTCAAGGGACGCTGCAATGCAAAGGCAATGTACCCGATGCCACAAGGCTCAATACTGGGAGAACAATCAGGAATTGAGAGGCGGGGGTAAATGGCACGATGCCCCTTGGCACAGCGTCCTGAAAAAACCTGATGCAGACAGGTGTATCATCCTTCGGGACAGGAGAACCAAAATCTCCAAGGTTGATGATCAGGCCACAACTGGCCTCTACGGCGATGATTTAATCATCACCGAGCGAACTGGCGGCGAAGGTCCGTGGTGGGATATGGCTCATAAGTGGGAATGGCGGTACAGCAGTATTAATTAAAATTGGAGCGCCGTATGAATTTCATGGAGCGAGCAGTAGTAGCAGTTTTCGTACCATACCTGATTTGGATAATGGGAGTAGCGGTAGAATTAGGGAAGCCGTGGTACACGGACCTGCCCTACATTTTTGGTGCCGTGGTCCTGTATATATTTGGGTCCTCGATTACATTATACATAGTGAAGCAATAAGAAATGAGCGAATCCCATCTCGACAGGCTCCAGCGGCAACTTGACGAAATGCAGACTGAGGTTGATGAAATGCTGGGAGAGCATCGGCCAACCAAGATATGCCCGGAGTGCAAGGGGGATCGCTCAATCAAGCGGGACGGAAAAGAGTTAGCATGTCCCACCTGTATCGGGAGAGGAAAAATTTGAAGCAAACAACAAAACAGGAGAATACCGATGAAACGTGGAAGAAGTTGGGAATTATTAAGGTCAATGGTCAGAGGGACCTATGACATTCAGGAGTTACGCATCCAGATGGGAAATAGGCTGGTTGGTAATTTTAAAGTGAAGCTGGGGATTGATCCCGGCACCAAGGAAAAAGACCTGTCTGATAAGAAAAAGCAAAGTCTGCTGGGGAAGCTCCGCAAGGAATATACCCGGATCACGGACGGCGTGGTCACACTGGACCCGGAAGGCGAGGGCATAATCTCCACAGACTCAGAGATGACACTTATAGGGCATTACCTTGACCTGCTGAAGCAGGAAGAGCGCCAGTTCCGGGGACTGGGAAAGGAATTGGTAGCTTTCCCCCTCTGGACCAAGTTCTTGGAAAAGGTTGTGGGGGTTGGTCCGGCAATGGGGGCCATCATTATCAGTGAGTTCGACATCTACAAGGCTGATTATCCATCATCGTTATGGGCTTATGCCGGTCTTGATGTGGCAACCGATCCCAAGCGTTGCACAGTTCCCGATGGTAAGGGACGCAATCGCACCAAAAACCACTTGGTTGAAGTGGATTATATAGATAAGAACAAAAAACCCGCCAAGCGCAATTCGATCACCTTCAACCCATTGTTAAAGACTAAATTGATTGGTGTGTTGGGGCCATCATTCCTGAGAACCGGCTCGATATATGCCGACATCTATGAGAATGAGAAGCACCGGCTGGAGAGTCATCCGGTTTATGGTGAAGAGGAGAAGCCGGGGCACCGTCATGCGATGGCGATCCGCAAGATGGTGAAGATATTCCTGATTGATCTCTATGTTAAGTGGAGACAGTTGGAAGGTCTGCCGGTATCGAAGCCTTACCATGTTGAGAAACTGGGATTGGATGAGCACCGGAAGGTAGGATGACATTTCTCCACCATGAACTAATTATTGGGCCTATTATTGGATGGATCGCGGGAGTGCTTGTGATAGTCTATGGATGGATCAAGGCACGGCGAAACCGAAAAAATAGCAACGCTGATTAATCAAAGTCATCCATTAATGTTCAGCGGGCCGGAAAGTACAAGAAACCCGACTGAAGCCAGCGAGCCAACTGAATTGAGTAGCCCAATCAACAACAGCGAGCCAGTAAGATGCGTAGTCAAAAAGAAACCCAAACACGCACAGCGTACCATCGTTAAATAGTAACCCGGTTTTGAATAAGTGAGTCAATCGAATCAAGCAACCCGGTAATAAGTAGCGAACCAACTATGACAAGGAATCCAGTATCGTTGAGTGAGCCAAGGAACCAAGTAACCCGGAGTTAAAAGCGAACCATACCCATCAAGGAAACCATTGATGAGAAGTGAATCAAGGTATGCAATTACAACGACAACTTAAAGTGAGTCAACAACATTAAGAAAACCACAACGTTAAAGCGGGCCACCCTTCGGTAGTAACCCGTTGAAAACAAACGGATCAAAGTAGTGTCAGGAATCCATGCTAAACGAAGTGCGCCAAACAAGAGAAGCAATCCATAGTATTAAAGGCGAACCAATATCGGATAGGAACCCGAATCCATGAAGTGTACCGAGATAGAGTCCAGCAACCCGTTTCCAGCAAGTGGGCCGATAGGTCAAAGGAATCCAGATTAGTTTAGCGGGCCAATAACAGATAAGGATACCAATAAACAGTAGCGAATCACATGATCCCAGTAATCCAACAAAAGGAAGTGTGCCAGTCATATTGAGAAATCCGAGAACGAACAGCGTACCAAATGTTTTGAGAAATCCAATGGAACCAAGTGAGTCAATTTTGATAAGAAACCCTTGCGATGGTAGCGAGCCAATGAATCTGAGGAACCCGGCCATGTCCAGTGTACCAGACTATGAAAGGAATCCATTCCATACAAGTGAACCAACACATGAAAGTAACCCGTAAGTATTGAGTGAACCGGAAATGAAAAGTAGCCCCGTTACCTATTAGTGAACCATTGATGAATAGCAACCCAATAAGCAGAAGTGAATCAAGCCGGAATAGCAACCCAAAAAATACAAGTGAGCCAGCACGATCAAGGAATCCATCCGATTGTAGCGAGCCAGAAAGGTCAAGGAACCCATCATTTTAAAGCGAGTCAGGCAGAAAGAGAATCCCAGTGATCTACAACGAACCGTAAGGTTTAAGGAATCCATATAAGTTGAGTGAGCCGTGTAAAATGAGCAACCCAATAAATATCAGCGAACCGTAAGATTTAAGGAATCCATATTAGTGGAGTGTACCGAAGGCAGAGAGCAACCCGTAAGTATTTGAGTGAACCAACGGGCGGAAAGCAAACCAAACAAAATGAGTGAACCGATAACATATAGCAATCCAAAGTGACCAAATGAATCAAAGCATCAAAGCAATCCAAATGAACTCAAGTGGACCTGTAATCAATAGAAACCCATTGATGTTAAGTGAGTCGTGCAAAGTTAGAAGCCCGATATAGAGCAGCGAGCCGGAATGATCGAGCAACCCGAATGTAATCAGCGAGCCATACATAGAAAAGCAACCCGATAATATATAGCGTACCAATCGAACCTAGTAACCCATTTAAAGGGAGTGAGCCATAGATTTTAAGGAACCCAACAACCATCAGCGAACCATAAATCGATAGCAACCCCAAATCGCAAAGTGAGCCACTTCTAGTTTAGCAAACCAAAGGAGATAAGTGAGCCGGAATCAAGAAGAAAACCAACATTTGACAGCGAGCCAATATTCCATAGAAACCCATTTGTACTAAGCGAATAAAATTAGGTAGTTGAAGCCCAGTCAAGTTAAATAGGAGAAATAGCATGGAAGACCCCCGAGACATTATCAATGACCTGCATCAACTGATCCGTGAGATTCAGGATACACACACCGCGATAGTCTCAATGGATCACGATGAAATGCAACAGGCTTTCAAATGGGAAGCCCTGAGCAGTCTACTACACGGGGAGAGATATACAATCCTCGCGGCCCGTGCATTGGAATATGTCAATATGGTTTATGGGAAGGAACAGCCAGAGCAGTTGCTCGAAAATATAATTGCACGGTTGAATAAAGATCAGGCCATCGCAATGAACGCCTCACAGCTCACACTAGCAGATATTCCAGAGAGGGAGAAGGGCCTGAGAGAGCGGGCAATAGCGATCACCAAGGCTGAAGAATCATTACTCTGGCTGGAGAAAGGACTGGGTAAATAATGGAAAAGCCACGACAATTAATCAATGACCAATGGGAGTTTATTAAAATAGCCAACGAAGCACTGGTTCAATTATCAGAGGTGCTTGATATTGCTGAACTGGCGGGTGTGTCAAAAATAGCAGCGGATCATCTGAAGGTCTTGCTGACATTATTGGACGGCCCTGCATACGAGGCGATCAATAAGCGGGCGATGACATTCATCAACACCATAGTTGGCCGGGAAGAGCCAGAGGACCTGCTTAAAAAAGTGATCGCCCGGATGAATGAAATACAAGAGGCTGTAACATTCTCAGAGGATGAACGGAGATTGATCGCTACCAGAGAGCGAGCACTGGCATTAACCAAGGCTGAAGAATCATTAATGTGGTGGCAGAAAAATGGATGAGCCAAGATTCTATATAATCGCATGGGCTGGCCGCATGAAGTATGGCATGATGCCGGATATGTCCAAGTATCATCTGGTTGATACCCTAAAAGAGAGTAAATTATTCAATATTGGGGGGATCACCGGCTGTGGCAGAGACTCCTGTGCATCGGCTCTAATTGCAGACGATATGGATTTCGGGGAATCAATAGCTGATAAGGGAGAGCCAGAGAAATTAAGCGATCTCGATCAGGTAACATGCAGGCCATGCCGGAAGTCGAAAACATATCAGGAAGTGGAAGAGATTTTATCGAAGAAGAGTTTAATGAACACCAGTCAACGTTAATAAGAAAGGATCGACGTGAAACATGCCAGAGAGGATTACAACAGGATACAGGACCCGGAGAATATCATCCCGGAAGACGAGCCTGTATTCTTAATCAGGGGGCAGGACCCTGCGGCACCTAACGCAGTGAGGGAATATGCAAACCAAGCCGCCAAGCAAGGGGCAAGTGATGCTATGATAGGAGCCTGTATCAGACAGGCCACTGCGATGGAACAATGGCAAGCCGAGCATCCTTCCACAGTGCATACCCCTGATATGCCAACCTAGTGAACGCTCAGTCAACGTAAACAGGAAAGGATCATACCATGAGCGATGAGGAAAAAACCGAGACTACTGAATCGGAAACTGACGGCGAAGGTAGTGACTCTGGAGACGAATCCAGCGATCAGTCTGAGGAAAAGGCCAGTCATAAGGATGGCGAACAACACACCGGCAAACGGACCCGGCAGTCAGCAGCACCCCCGCAAGGGATGAGGGATTGACTCCAGATTACCACCGAAAAGGGTGGGGCTTAGCGGCCTCACCCTTTTTTTTTGCACTAAAGCGACTTGTTGGTTAATATCCGATACCGAGAATAGGGACTATGGTAAAAAAACCGAAAAGTCGTAAGAAGTCGCTGCCAGCGAAAACAAAACCGCGCAAATCACGGGTATCCTACAACCCGTCGATGCTTCAAACAGTTGAAAATATTATATTTGACACAGGGCGGGTAGAAGACTGTCATAAGGCGCTTAATGTCCACCGATCCACTTTTTATAGATGGATTGAGAGGTATAGCGAACTTAGCGACGTTGTTGCGCGTGCGCGTATCGCTCACCAAAAGGTTAAAGAGCGGGCATTCCAAGGGGAGATGATCAAGGCACTGGATGGATTGGGCAAACTCCTCTCGGGGCATGTTGTCACTCTCAGGGATGAAAGCACTGAGGAAATCCGTGACGAGGAGACCGGCAAGGTTCTGGAGACGCTGAAGGTTGTGGTTCGGATGAAAGAAACCTACATCCGGCCCGATATGCGAGCCATCGAGAAAGTGCTGGGACCGAATGATCTCCGGCACAACGTCTACCTGAAGGCATTCGAGGATCATGTGATCAATCACGATGATGAGTTATATAAATTGGTCTTTGGAAGTTTGTTAGATGGCGTCAATGGAGAGATGGAAAACTTTGCGGGAACCAGAGTGTTGGCTATCCAGCTTGACCTCTTGAAAACCCGGTACATGGAAGCCCACATCCAGAAGCTCTATGACGATTGCGACATCACAGTCGCACAGTACATGGATTACACCGCGAAGTTGCGCCGGGACTTCGGATCGATCACAGATAGAATGGAGCTACGAGCACAGAAATTATTTGAGGGGGCCAGTTATCAGGACATCCTGCATCAGTACATTGAATTGTGGCGGGTACTGATTGAAACAGTGGGTGAGGAAGTGAGGAAGCCAATTACCATCAAAGATAAAGAATTTAGGATTCCCCCAGAGTTCGCCAATCAGCTAATGGAAAACATCGTAAAGCGGGTCAATGAACGGAATAACAAGGACACCTACTTCACCAAACTTGTCTCAATCAGCGAGTGAGCTCCCGCAAGAGATGGCGTTCTATGAGCGGGAAGCTGGCCGTATGGCTGAGGCTGAGTACCAAGAGCGATCAGGCCGATTGTGGCGCACTGATCCCGTCGGACCTATTGAATTCATCGAAACATTCATCGGCACCAAATCACTATCAGAGGCCCAGAAAAAAGTCATCAATGGGATATTCGGCAAGGACCCAGCCAAATGGTTTTTCGCAGTCGAGCAGGCCATCCTGAAAATCGGTCAAGGTGGCGGAAAGAATTTCACTGTGTCCCGGATCGTAGTGTATGCGATATATCTCTGGTGCTGCCTCGAAGACCCACATAGTTATTTCGGACTGGCCCACAATGAGCCATTCGACATCCTGAACTATTCACAGGTGAATGCCCAGCAGGCCAAAAACGTATTCTATAGATCGCTGGGGGACATCATAAGGTTGACCCGCGATCCCATCAGCGGCAATAACTGGTTCGCAGAGCACCAAGGCTTCAGGCTGAAGCAGTTCGGCCAAGGGGACATCAAAGAAAAAGAGATGATCATCCCCAACCGTAATGACCTGTACGGAGACATCCGGGTGTACTGCTTGGATACGACGGCCAAATCAGTTGAAGGTTATACGATCTGGATCACCATCGAGGATGAACCGAGCCGGGCCAATACCAGTGCCAAATTTGCAGTGGCCGCTCATCAATATAAAACTGCCTACACCAACCAGAAAACCCGCTTCACAAATCCCCATCACCGATTAACCATAATGTTCGCATATCCCGAGCAGGAAGTGAATGACCTGTTGGTGGAGACCTTCGACTATTATTCCAAGGCTCCGAAAGAGAACAAGATGGAAATTGTCAACGGTGTGCTGACTGCATGGTATGCAACGTATGTATTCAACAATAAGGACCAGAAAGCGAAAAAGGCCGCCTATAAAGAGGATCGAGCGAAAGACCCAATCGATGCCGACCGCCGCTGGCGGGCCATAGTTCCCCCGAATGTATTTGGATTCTTCATGCCTCACTTTGGCAAGATCAATGATTGTGCCAATCCCAAACTGGTATCACCGGTGCAGGTGAAGGAAGTCATTACCCACCGTGACGAGGTAGTCAAGGGGGAGCCGAAGCGAGTCCCATACACCGCACTGGAGCTCCTGAAAGTAGTCGGAGATAATCGGGACCGATACTGGGGCGGCGACTATGCGATCAATAAGGACCGGCTGGTCATAGTGGGCGGCTACCCTGAAAAGATGGACCGGGACGTGGCTACCTTCACTTACCATGTCCGCACCAAGGAAGGTATTGAAGAGGTCAAGGAAACCACCATCGATTGCAGGCCGGTGATCGACATTATACTTGTTTGGGAAGCGAAGAAGCCGGGCTGGGGGATCGACTACATGAATGTAGAAGATGTTATGATGAAGATGTTCCGGGATCATTTCCCCCGGAGCCGGGCCTTCCACTTTGACAGCTTCCAGACAGAGAGCATCCGGCAAAAGGCGCTGGATGTGGGAGTGGGTAATTGCGAGCGGCTATCATTCACAAATGCAATGCAGCTACTCTATGGGCGATTGTTCCGGCATCTGGTATGGAATAATGCAGTCGAGTATCTGGACCATGATCTACTGCAAACTGAAATGCACCAAATCATTCTCGAGGGCAATCACAAGATCGATCACCCGGATGGTGGTTCAAAGGATGTCTGGGACGCAACCGTGATCTGCAATAATCTGATCTGCCAGTATGGCTACCAAGGCAAGCGGCTCAGCATCGATGTAGGGGAAGACTCTGAAGAGGATGTGGATAAAGAGCTGGATCAAATGCTAATCCTGTTCGATATAGCCTACAAAGATTTTGTCGATACCAACCAGAAGAAACCGAGCAATAATGCTGAGATGCGCATCTGGCTCAGGGCACGGTACAAGGTGAAATGGTCAGAGCCAATGGTGGATATGCTTTACCAGAGTTGGGTCAAGTGGGTGAATACTCTCAACTCCCGGATGGCAAAGTTGGGTATCGAGCGAAGCGGTAAGGTAACTCCCCAGAGCACATCACTTATAAGCGGCGGTATGGAGCAGCTTGCTCAGGATATTGACCAGCATCTAGGGCAGACGGAATCCGATCTCCGAGCCGACCTCAAGGTAACAACCAAAAGGAATCTGATAATATGAGAATTATGGTGCTTGTGGGCAAATTGGTAAAGCCACTCGGTTGTGGCCCGAGAGATTGGGGGTTCGACTCCCCCCTTGCACCCCAAAACAATAAGGAACCGATAATATGAGCACCACAGTAATCCGAGTGGCCTGTAAAAAACATAAGAAATTTTCTCCCCAGTGTGAACAGTGCATGGATGAGAATAATATGTTTCCAACCGGCATGACGCGATACAATTTTCGACAAAGCCAGAAGCTAGGAAGAGGAGTCAATAATATAGTATTAACAGGTGATCTTCTCCACAGTATAAAGAGGCCACAATGAATGAAGCTCTTCCTAGTCAACGACCACACGATCATCGCAGCGGAGAGATGCAGTCAGGCAGTCTTGGCATACCGGGAACTGGGAAGGCGGAAACTAAAACGGTTGGCGGATCACGGAGTCACCAACCCAACCCTCACGGACACAATAATTAATGCGTGGGATTTATCAGAGAAAACAATTACAGAGATCACCGTCGGGGGAATCCCGATTATGAAATATGCCAAAGAGAAAGTACAACGAACCAAACGGTATCCCTGCCTGATAGCATGGTGGGAACCTGACGAGGTTAAGAAATGAAATTCAATAAAAAATACTTCAAGCGGCGGATGCAGGACCTGCGAATGGCAAATGCACACACCTATAACGATATTGCCAAAGGGACCAATCTAACAACGCCGGGAGTATATACAATCATCAATGGCGATACCACACCAACCATAGACACCTTTGTCCGGCTGTGCGAATTTTACCGGCAATCACCGGAAGTGTTTTTCGATAAGTTCAAGAGTACCATAAAACCAACCATAGGGGACTAACCATGCGAGAATACAGAGTAATCAAATACGACAGCAAGGGCTTAATCATCAAGTGGGATATGCCTATTGATGGCACCGAGGATGACAAGTACGAGGCAACGTTTAAAAGCGGACAGGTGCCACACAACGCCTTCCTGAAGTGCCTAAAGGCATTAGCCGTTGACGTGCCGGTACATGCTGAGTTGCCGGACGATCAGTACAGTAAACGCATCAGGGTGGCTGGCGTCAGTGTATCCCATCAAAGCGATGGCGGTATCGGTGTGAGCATCCAATCGGTCATCACCTTAAACTGCGGCCAGCACATGACGCTCAACGGTCCACACCTCAAATCAGGTGGTGAGGCCCACGAATCAATTACTGAGGAATGCCGGTTCAAGGTCCTGAAGCTGATGAAAGAAGCTGAGAACGTCCTTAAGGATGTTGGCAGGCAGACCGAGATTTTCCCAATCCCGGCTCAGAAGAAAAAGGCATCGTAACCAGCTCAATATGAGTTGAAAATAAAATAGGGTCTTCCGGGGTCTTTTAGGACGAGAGGCCCCGGATATGAAATGGATATGAGAAGATTAATTCAAAAAATAGAATCGGCAACCCCTATCATGGTATATACCTCAGAGAACTACGATCTCATTATAATAGACAGCAACAAAACCGCCCATTACTTCTATCGAGTAGGTGGTAGAATGATATATGATGGGTATAGCGCACCGTTGAAAGGTGTGGATACAGAGGGGGGACCAGATGGCTAAAAAGATTGCCAAGCAGCCGAAGTACAAAAACGAGTTCTGGGACATCTATGAATTCATGGAGCGGATCAGGAAATTGATTGGCTACAACGTCACGATCTCACTGGTGCAACAGGATGGCGCTATGACATTGGGATTCCACTGTCAGGCGATCCCCCACATGCAGGATGTAAAAGCCTATGAAATCAAGTTCGATGTACCGGAAGATTTCAAGGAACCATCAGTCAACCTGCTGGCAGTGATTACAGACCATGTGAGATCATATATCAAATCCGGGGGCCGGGGCGATACGGTAGAAGAAGCCCTCTCAACGGCCATAAAGAATCAGGCATGAGTAAAATTAGAGATGGCATAATAACGCGAGATCATCTAACTTCAGGCGGCAAAAGTTCCAAGTGGCGTGTCTGCGTCCCCGGAACTTTTTTGCATTTTCGGAGAAATTATGAATGACACAACAAAGACTGACCGCGAAGACTGGGAAGCCCCAGATCAATTTGCAAACCGCCAAGCCCTTGATGATATGGCTGAGAAATTAATCGCCGGTGGCGGCCCAGCCGTTGAAAAAATGGGAGCTGAACTATCCGGGCAAACCATGCCATTAGTGAAAGCATTCCTAGCGGTTAATAAGGATGATATTGCCGATTTGGATCAGATACTGAAAACCGATCCGGCTGCCCGTGCTGAGTACGACGAGATGATGAAGGGCAAGGCATCCAACGAGATACTGAAACGGCAGGTCAGCAATTTCACCAACATGATGATGACCATGCAGATTGACCCGGATATTCACCGGGATAGTGTGGACAATTATGACTTCCCCCATGAGCGGGTAAAGCCAGTGTTATTGCGCCGGGCGGGGACCAGCGCAGCACCTCAGATGATCAAGCAATACCGGTATCACCAATTGGCAGAATTCGCTACTGCTTCCGACGGGAAAAAACCGGGCTTTGCGCTGGAGTTCATTGACCCTGAGCGGAAGGCTACGAAAAAAGAGCAGGATACCATAGCCAAGTTCCAAAATGTATTTGCCCGGCAGTTTTTCTTCGTGCCAAATGAAGAGCGGCCAAGCCTGACAAAATTCCTATGCTATGGGTATCAGGACTTTTTCGATCTGGATAAGATTGCAATTGAAACCGTGAGACAACGAGGAAGTCTGGATAAAAAATTCGACTTCCGGGGAAAGCCATTAGGCTGGGTATTGCAGGACGCCGGTACGATTTTTCATGTAGTACCAACCACCAACCGGACTAATACAGGGGTAGATAGTTGGCGCTGGGACAAAGCCGATTATACCAAGGCTCTCGAGAATTCCGGCATACACATGGAGTACATCGATGAAATCCGATATATTCAGGTAGACCGCCATAAGGAACGCCGGGCTGGCTATACCGATGAAAATATGATCCTGAGCCATGCCTTCGGCACCACCAATATCGAGGAGCAGTTCCAAGGCTATAGCATCATTGAAAAAGGTCTGGAGATACTGCGCTACATCGTTGACAGTATTATCTACAACTACACCCGCCGTAGTACCGGGACAATGCCCAAGGGAATGATCGCCATCGAGGGAGCCACGGAAGACGGCTTCAGTCGTGAAGAAATGGAACTCTTCAGGAAGCTGATCTGGGGTATGGCATCCGGGCGGAAGGATCATTGGAAATATCCAGTGCTCGGTACACCCAAGGGAGTGAAGCCCAGCTTTATCAAGTTCCACGACTCATCCAAGGAAATGGAAGATTTCCTGTGGGTATCAACACTATTCTCAATCCTGTGTACCTTCGCGGGAATGTCCCCGGAGAGCATCAGTTTGGCATCCCAGAAAAACACACTGGGTAAGCAGAAGTTATTCAGTAAAAGCGAAGAGGAAGGCGCGGTAGTCCGGTCACAGGATGAAGGGCTGAGGTTTTTCTTAAACTATTTTCGAGAGATTATCAACAGCAGTATGATTGTCGAAGAGCTCACCGGTATCGAGGGGTTACAATGGGCCTTTCTCGGATTGGATGTCGAGGATGAAGGCAAGAAAAAAGAGCTCGAACTCCAAGGACTTGCTACCACCGAATCAATGAATGATCTGCTAGTGGCCGCTGACAAAAAGGAAGCGGAACTGGAGATAGCAGGGATAAATATCTACGATCTCCCCGGCTCGAGCAATGACCAATTCATACAGCTCATCACCGCAGCTCTACAGGCTAAGCAGCAGGAGCAGATGGGTATGGGAATGTTCCCCGGTGAGGAAGGCGATGGTGAAGGTGGCAGGGATTACATAGGGGGCGAACAGTTTGCCGATCCCAGCGGGGGTAGTGATCTACCACCCGGCCAGAAGGCATCCCCCAACGGTAACGGTAAAGCCACCAAGCAAGGTAAGGAACGCCGCTCCGGCAATGAAAATCTCAACAAGGCAATTGTGGCTATTACAATCCTAAATGATGAAGACGATGAAGAAGAAAATGAAGTTAGAACTCCAGATACCAGCCCGACTAATATCCGCTGACGAATCAATCCGCCGCCAAGCGGTAGATGAGATGTCCAAGGCATTGAAGCTGAACGGCTATGCTCAGGAGTACGATCTGCATAAGGCGGCCAAGGGTGAACGGATCACGGCACCACATCTGGACCCGGTGATCTGGGAGCTGGAAAAAGAGTTCTATGCCCTGTGGGATGCTAAAGGAATCATCAGTGCGATCCTGAAGGATTTAGGGCTGCCCCAAACAATGGTCAAATCATACCAGCGTCGGTCATTCTCGCTGATCAAATCAAAAGCCAAGGTCCTGTACCAAGCCAACGGCGAACCGCTCTCAGATGAGGATATGAACCGGCTCGAGGGTATATTGATGAACGCTCTGCATGTGGACCGGGCCAAGGTACAGAAGATTATTGTCCAGTCAGCCACCGCCGCCAAATTGTCCGGTAAAGAGTTGATGGGGAAGAAAATCAAGATCGACCTCTCGAAGCTTCCCAAGACCCTGCGCGATGCGATCATGCTACTGAAGCTCAATCCTATCGAGGTGAATGCAATAAAGTTTGCATACCAGTACGCCAGTATGAATATCACTGGAGTAACCAACCGGGCGAAGGGGCAGATTCAAAACATTATCCTCGAGGGTATTCAGAACCGGACATCTCGAGGGGAGCTGGCTCGGAAACTAATGCGGGACATGGCGCTCAGTGAGAATTCAGTTTTAAACCGGGACTGGGAGCGGGTGGCGATAACTGAGGCTAACAGGTCTGCCAGTGATGGATTTATTGCCAGTCAACCGGAAGGCGGTTATGTGCTGGGGAATAGCCATGCTGACGCCTGCCAATATTGCGAGAGCCACGTCCATAAAAAGATTTACCGGGTAACGCACAAACCGCCGCCGAGTCCTGAAGGGCTGGACCCAACCTCGAAGGAATACCGAGGGGTGACGGAACGCTGGGAGAATGAAATTTGGGTAGGTAAGAGTAATGTTGGTCGTGGCCTCTCTGGTCGTAAGATCGAGAACCATAAAATGCGGGATCGAGAGCACCATGAGCAAGCAATGCCGGTGCTTCCCCTGCATCCAAATTGCCGGTGCCGGTGGTCAGAGTGGATACCTGACCTGTACTACCTGAAGAATGGCCGGGTGGAATTCGCTGTTGACGACAAATCAAAAGCAGAACATGCTGAATTCCTGAAGGCTAATCCACACATCAAAATAGGGAAAGCAGCATAGGGAATAATATGAAGAACGATTTAATTCTAATGAAGCAGATAGCCACGATTGAGATCACGGATAAAACCATCGTTGTAATCCACCGGGAAATGCCAATAGAGAAGAGAATAATGATAGAGGATGCCATTGAAATGCGTACAGGAATCCGTCCCCCTGTCCTTCCGGTGGGCGATGCCGAAGTGAGCGCTATCGAACTCACGGATAAATCATTATTGGTAATCAAGGGCGAGGAAAGATTTTTACCTAATGAGTTTGCCCAAACTCTACTTAAAATAAGAGAGCATGTGCAGATTATTTTCCCGGCCCTATTCCTTGGGAAAGGTGCTGATGTATCGGCAATCCAAGATCGTGAGGAACTTACCCGACTGCGCGACACCATCAATACATTACTGGAAAAGTTTGAGGTCCCAGCATGAATGATGCACAGCAGATAT